ATGATGTACAGAGCATACATTACACTAAAGCCTGCACAGTTAGATATAGCCGGCATTGCAGTTACTGGTGCATTACACAGTTTAGGTTTTACTAATGTAAAGGATGCCCGTCTTGGCAAGATATTAGAATACAATGCCGATAGCTTAGAAGAAGCACACGATATTGCTCGATCACAGACTAATGAAATTATGGAAGACTGTAAGGTAGTTGAAGAATGAAACAATATTTAGATGCTCTTGAATACATTTTAGCTAACGGTAAAGACCGAAGTGACAGGACAAATACAGGCACTCGTGGTGTATTTGGTTATCAAATGCGTTTTGATTTGCGTAATGAGTTTCCAGCTGTTACTACAAAGAAACTTGCTTGGAAAAGTGTTGTAAGTGAACTGCTGTGGATGTTAGAAGGTAGTAGTGACGAACGCAGGCTCGCTGAAATTCACTATGACAAGCCAAGAGAAGAACTAATAGGCAAAACCACTATTTGGACTGCTAATGCTAACGCACAAGGTAAAGACTTAGGGTACGTTAACACCGACACTATCAAAGATTTAGGACCAGTGTACGGTCATCAATGGCGTACTTGGGACGCTCAGTTAGGATACGTTGATCAGATTGCCCAAGTGTTAGAAGGACTTAAACACGACCCTAATGGTAGAAGACATATTGTAAGTGCTTGGAATGCCGATCGTGTTCCTGTAATGGCATTGCCTCCTTGTCACGCATTGTTTCAGTTTCATGTACAAGACGGAGAACTGAGTTGCCAACTTTATCAACGCAGTGCTGATATGTTCCTTGGCGTTCCGTTTAATATTGCTTCGTACAGTTTGCTTACACACATGTTTGCTAAACTATTGGAGTTAAAGGTAGGAGATTTTATTTGGACAGGTGGCGACTGTCATATCTATCAAAATCATTTTGAAGCAGTTAATCTACAGTTAACAAGAACTCCAGACACAGGACCTCATCTATTGATGCCAGCATTTAACACATTAAAAGAGTTAACTGCTACCAAGGCAACTGATTATAAACTAATTAACTATAATCCGCAGGAATCAATTAAGGCACCAATGGCTGTATGATGGGACACGGTTACTACGGTAATAAAGATCCTAATCAACATAAATTTGAACGTAAGTTTGCTTGGATGCCTGTGGTAACCGGTAGCAAGAAACGTGTGTGGCTAACACACTATTATATTAGATACACATTTTACGATAGTGACGTTCCTATACACGGGCTTACTTGGGATTATGTTTTTACTAAAAATGAATACTTATTGGAATTATTAAAATGAAACAAAAGTTTATAGATGCTTATATGGACGTTGCAGAACGTTTTGCACAGTTGAGCAGTGCAGTACGATTACAAGTAGGTACTATTGTTGTTAAGGATGATAGAATTATTAGCATTGGCTACAACGGTATGCCTGCTGGTTGGGATAATGTGTGTGAGGAAAAAGTTTATTGGATTGACGGGTCTCTTGTAGACGATGCTGGCTATTATGATCTTAAAACTAAGCTAGAGGTACTACACGCAGAAGCAAATGCAATTACTAAACTTGCTCGTAGTAGTGAAAGTGGCGATGGGGCATCTATCTTTGTTACCCACGCTCCTTGTATAGACTGTGCTAAACTAATCTATCAAAGCGGGATAGCCACTGTGTACTACAAAAATGATTATCGTAGTACACAGGGCCTTGACTTTTTATCAAAGTCTAATGTTGAGGTTATAAAAATAGGAGACTAATTAAAAGCCCCCTATTTCTAGCCGTTAGTTATTCGTCGCCGTAAACTTGAAGAACATGTTTAACAACTTCATGTCTTTCGATATCCTTGTAATGGAATTTAACAATACTTATTCTACTACTTTTTGAATCTTCTAAATGATTAACAAAATCTAACAATCCATTATCTTTTAATCTATCAGCCTGATTTAAATCGCCTGTTACAACCATTTTAGATCCCATTCCAATGCGTGTTAACAGCATCTTCATTTGATTTGGCGTTGCGTTTTGCATTTCGTCAGCAACGATATAAGCATCTTTGAAAGTTCTACCACGCATATATGCTAGTGGAGATATTTCAATTATACCTTCTTTAATCATGCCTTCAATTTCGGTAGCATAGAAGTACTCACGAAATACGTCAAATATTGGTCTTGTCCATGGTGCCATTTTTTCTTCTAATGTACCTGGTAAGAAACCTAGATCTTCATCAGCACTCACTGCTGGTCTTGTAACTATAATCTTGTCAACTTCTTTATCAAGAAAAGCCTTTACAGCCACCTGGCAAGCCAACATGGTTTTGCCGGTTCCTGCTGGTCCAATGCCGAAGACTATGTCTCTCTCCGGATTCAGCAGTTCTAAGATGTAGGATTCTTGGCTTTTATTTCTTGGAAGGATGTCAACATTTCTTGTCTTTTTTGGAAGGAAATTGTTAAATTTTACAACATTATTAGTGTTGTTGTTTGCACTTACATTTGCTTGTTGCCTTTTGGCAGCTTTAGCTCGACCCATTAAGTTCTCCCTTTACTTGGATGGCAGGGTAATGTTTCCTTTGCAGGAAACTTCCTTCCCTGCAATGTATTTAGCAACGGCGGCTCTAATAAAACTACGCATATTGAATACATCTATAGATAAATAAGTATAATAAACTTTAGGAATTAAAATGGCCAACATCCTTGACTCGTTAGACGTAATTAAAAACATAGAAAACATATATGGAAGTAACAGTTCTTTTGGAGTATTAAAAGACTTTGAAAGAGTATTAGATGAATTAGACTTGTATGTTTACAAGAATTGGGAAGACGGCGAACTTGCTGCTGGACCAGAAATAGACCGTCATTGGATTACATGTAGTTTTATGTGGCCAAGAGAAAAAATGCCAGATCCAATGGGCGGTAAGCGTCTGTTAGATTATGACTGCAAGGTGCTTTATAAAAAGAATTATCTTATTAAACCTAGACAGATATTAGAGCCAGGTGACATACGTCCTGGTACTAAAAAAGGTGTACTAGATCGTCACCCAATATGGATAGTAGAAATCCGTATGCCTAAAAAACTACTAGCAGACTTTTATGGTGCTGACTTGGAAGACCTAGATGTACAAGAAGATGAACAAAGCACAGGACAAGATATTGCGCCAGAAGCACAAGATCAAGTAGCACCTGCAGGAGTAGAAGCATAATGGGACTTAAGAGCGGAGACTTGAATAATCTAGTCTATAGAATATTTGAAATAGACAGTTACAAAAGTAAAATGGGCAGTGATGCTGATATTACAGTATTAAGTTTCACTGTTTATCAAAAACAACCTGCTGTTGACTTAGTAAACTTTATTGAAAAGGGTTATAGTTTTGTTTTAGATGCAGACGTATCGCCCGGCGAGCAAGATGACGGATCTTATAGAGTATTTGTGGAGATTGAAAGAGATCGTCACGTTCCAGAACAAATTATAGAATTGTTAGATGGCATATCTAAACTTACAGACGAAAACAATTTTAAATTTAGATATTACAAAGGTTTTAAAAGTCACAAAGTAACATTTGAAAATCTAGAAAAAGAGCTTCCATTAGATCCTGACTCGTATAGTAACACTGTTACAGAGTCAAATATGAATAATTTTAAAAACTTTTTTAATAAAAGTTATTTAGAAGAAATAGATTTAAATGAAGATCAAGAATTATCCATTAAAAAAGTATATGCCGATACAATAGCATTTAAAGTAAAAGACTTTGGTAATACAGAAGAAATATCTGAAAGTATTAAAGATAAAGTTAATATGAATGACTACTCTGAAATATTGTTTCTAACTAAATATATTGGCGATTATAATGTTATGAAGTACGGAACTAAGACACTAACATTTGAAAACGAAGGATACACTCTTGTTGTCGAAAGATTATAAGATAGAATATTGTCAAAATTGCGGAAACCGTTCACATTGCCGTCTTCCGTATTATAACGAACTACAAAACTATGACGAACCCCCAAGCAGTATGAAAGTATGCGATCATTGCCGTTGCGGCAGCTGCACTACATCAGAAAAGGATAGAAAATAATGAGCTTCGAACTAAAAAAAGAACATCTAGCAAAATTAATTCCAGGTAACAAAAATGTTGACGCATGGCATGCGGCACTAGTAGACGTATTACCTAAATATGGTATTAATACAGAAAGACGTATGGCACACTTTATTAGTCAAACATCGCACGAATCAAACAACTTTAACTCACTTGAAGAAAATCTAAACTACAGTGAAAAATCACTACTTGCTGTATTTGGTCGTTACTTTGGTGCGGCGCCGAAAGCAAGTGCTGCCGAGTATGCTCGTAATCCAGAAAAGATTGCTAATCGTGTTTACAACGATGAGTTCCGTAAGTACAAAATGGGCAACACTAAACCAGGTGATGGTTGGAGATTCCGAGGACGTGGTCTAAAGCAACTTACTGGTCGTGAAAACTACACTGGCTTTGGTAAGTTTGTAAACATGACAGCAGAACAAGCCGCAGACTATGTAGCAACTCCTAAAGGTGCTGTTGAATCAGCTTGCTGGTTCTGGGACACTAAGAAACTTAACAACATTGCTGACACAGATGATGTTACAAAAATGACTAAAATCATCAACGGTGGCAACATTGGTCTTGCTGATCGTCAATCACGTTATAAGAAAGCAATGGAAGTCTTTGGTAATCCAGTAAGTATTTCAGAAGCAACTGATAATGATGATAATGACATGGATCTAAGCGACATTGGTACATTACGCAAGGGTTCTAAAGGCGACGGCGTTAAAATGATGCAAGAAGCATTAGGCGTCGGAGCAGATGGATCATTTGGTCCGGGTACAGAACGTGCATTAAAAGCATGGCAAACTAAAAACGGCTTAACAGCAGACGGTATTGCTGGGCCAATGACATTAGCTAAATTGTTGGATTAATTATGTTTAGTAAGGAGAGTAATCAGCACTTAACTGATGTTAATATGACAAGATGGCAACACTTCAAGTTTGCTTGTAGTTTTTTAATTGAACTTAAGAAAGCCGAACTTGCTCTTCTTATACATATGTTTATACCAAAGTATTTTGAAACTTATGCTAGTGATAAAATAAAATCATTAGTTAAAAAATTAGAGGATCACTAATGAGACTAGCAGGTATTCTACTTATTGTTATAGGTGTAATGGGCGCAGGCGGTTATTGGTATTATAACGATACACAGGCACGCTTGTCTATTCTTACAGCTAATAATGCTAAGTTAGAAACTGCTGTTCAGCTTAACGAAGATACTATAAAAACAATGGCAGCAAATTTTGCAGCAGCAAACGCACAACTTACAAAAGTTAATGAAGAATTTGCTGTCATTCGAAGACAAAATCAAGTATTAGCAGATAAACTTGCTAGACACGACTTAGGTGTGCTAGGGGCAGGCAAACCTGGACTTGTAGAACGAGTAATTAATAATGCTACTGAGAAAGTAGGAAGGTGTTTTGAACTATTAAGTGGAGCACCATTAACAGATTCAGAAAGGAATGCAACAAATGCAGATGCGTTCAATAGCGAGTGTCCTTGGTATTATGACACTCTCGTTGTTCCTGGCAGGGTGTTCATCGAGAATGCCCCAGCCAATTGAGATAACAACAAAACCAATAGATAAACCAGAGCTAGTATTACCCAACGCAAGTGAACTTAACATGCGTGAAGTTAAATGGGTATTAGTTACTCCTGATAACTACGAGAAAGTATTTGCCGAGTTAGGTAAAGACGGGCGTCCGGTTGTATTGTTTGGGTTGACCGATAAAGGGTATGAAAACTTAGGTCTTAACCTGAGCGATCTTCGTGCGTATATACAGCAACAGCAATCAATTATGGCAGCATACGAAGCATACTATAAATCAGCAGAAGAAGCAATGACCGATGCTGTTGTATCAAACTAAATAACTAAATAGTAGTGAGGGCATATTATGTTAGAAATGATTAATAGAATATTTGGAGATACACTCTGGATATATACGGCAATACTAGGATCACTCGCTGGTGCAGCATTCCTGGCATACTTCAAAGACACTCGTGCAGGACTTTGGTGCTATGCAAAGTTAGATAAATTTTTAGATTACTTAGTTAATCGTTGGGGTCTAACTTGGTTTGAACAACCAACTGATGCTTGGCGTACAAAATACCCTCATGTTACTAAAAAAATAGACGAGCTCGAAGCACGTCTAGCCAAATTAGAGGGAAAAAAGAATGGCAAGAGCACCTAAAACACTAGAAAATGGTTCTAAATATGAAAAGTTTGATGCTGACGGCGATGGTATTATAACAGACGATGAACTAAAAATGGCAGAAGAAATAAACCGTATTGAGTTTGAAAGAGTACAAATGGAGAATCAAGACAAGCGTGAAGATGCACAACGTGGCATGGCTTGGTTTGCACTATTTGGTATGCTATTATACCCTATTTCTGTAGTAGTTGCATCATGGCTAGGATTAGAAAGCGGTGCAAGTGTACTAGGCGATATGGCTCCTACATACTTTGTATCTGTTGCAGCTATCGTAGCAGCATTTTACGGTTCACAGGCTTACACAAGCAAGTAATCATTAATAAAAGAACATAATAGTCCATGCGATAAGTAATTACATGGACTATTACAATATACTTGGTGTTTCTAAAAACGCTTCAGAACAACAGCTTAAATTAGCATATCGTAAACTTGCGATGACTTATCATCCTGATCGCACAGGCGGCGACGATACAAAATTTAAACAAATCAACGAAGCGTATAATACGTTAAAAGATCCTGCTACAAGACAGCAGTATGACAATCCTCAGCCACAACAGTTTCATTATAATACCGGAAATATGCCTAATAATCTTAATGATATGTTTGAAAATATATTTAGACAACGTCATGAGCAACACATTCGTAATAAGGATTTAAAAGTTGCTATTACAATAAAATTAGAAGATGTATTAACTAATAAAGATATAATCATAGACTATAATTTGCTCAATGGTCAACAAACTACAGCTACCATACGTATAAATGCCGGAGTACAGCACGGTGAAACAATACGTTTTAAGGGGCTAGGCGACAATGCAAGGCAAGGATTACATCGAGGTGACTTAATTGTTTTAGTAAAAATAGCAAGACACTCTATTTTTGAAAGAGATGGTAGACATTTACGTTTAACTCAAGAAGTTAGTATACTTGATTTAATCTTAGGTACAAAAGTTAATATAAAAACATTGACAGGTAACACAGTTAGTGTTAATATACCTAAAGCGACTCAATCAGGAACAATACTGAGTATATCTAATAACGGGTTACCAGATCCAAAAACAGGATTAACCGGACATCTTTATTTAACAATAAAAGGTATAACTCCTAAAATTGAAGATCTTAATATTATAGAGCAAGTACAGAAAATAAAAGATGCAATCAATAATAGAACGCCTTAAAAAACACGGTATTAATACCGACACATTCTGTTTTGCTCCATATGTAAATGTCGACCTAGATCAGTCTGGTGAAGTTTATAGTTGTTATAGAGGCAAAGACCCGTTAAGTAACTGGAAAGAATTACCGCTTGATGTTGAATTTAATAATGAAAATTATAGAAATCTAAGACAAGGGTTATTTAATGGGCAAAAATCCAGTAACTGCAATGCATGTTGGGACGCTGAAGAACATAATAGTGCATCGCCAAGACAAATGTTTCTTGAACAGATGTCTAAATATTCAGATGATACAATAGAAGAAGTTATATCAAGTATAAAAAACAATCCTAAACAAGGTAATATTAACGATCTAATTCGAGGAGAAATAAGAACCTCTTCGTTATGTAATTTAAAATGCTTACATTGTGGGCCACATTCGTCAACTCAATGGATTGCTCAATTAAAAGATAAAGAAATATTTGATACTTTTAAAGAAACAGTAGGCGGATTAGATAGTACAATTACTAACGAAAACATACATGAAGTATTTAAACATACTCTAAATTCTATTTCTCCTTACACAACCAACATTAAAAAAGTTTTATCAAATACCAAAATACTACAATTTGCCGGCGGCGAACCGTTAATGGACCCTGACCATTTAAGCTGGCTAGACTATTTTGTTAATGTATCAAAAACTTCTAAAGACATTAGTTTACATTACAATACTAATCTTAATATTAATAATATTGAAAAATATTTTGAACATTGGAAGCAGTTTAATAATGTTATAATTAGAATAAGTATTGACAGTTCTCCAAGTTCATACGAATATTTTAGAAGAGGCGGAGATATTTTTTTAATAGAAACAAATATTAAAAAAATACAAAAAGAATTTGGTAACAAAATAACATTACAAGGATCAATAACATTTAATATGTTTGCCGCAATGGAATGGAAAGAAATTACACATTGGTGGAATGTACATAATTTAGATTTTCATACTAGTTTAGTACGCAAACACCCTACGTCTGCAATATATTTACCAGATGACATTAAACGTGAATGCCAGGAGGAAATGCAATGGTGTATAGATAACATATACGCATTTGTTGAATCTAATTTGCATAAAGAAAAATTTATAGATTATACAAACGATTGCATGAACTATATGATGAACTCTACTAAGATAGGAAATTGTATGTCTGAAAAATCTATATCATATTTAAAAATGCTTGATAGAAAGTCAAATTTAAATATGTTAACCTATTACCCAAGATTAAAGGAATATTATAAATGATGGAATTAATACTAGCACCTAACCATATGTTAGAACATCCAGTAACAATGTTTGACTTTGAACGTATGCATCCTGCGCCATTTGCCGAAGATATGCGTGACTTAATGTACAAGCATGGCGGATTAGGAATAAGTGCAAATCAAGTTGGTGTGCCTTTTCAAATATTTGTAATGAAACCGGTGTTAAATAAAAAATTTAATGCAGTAGGCGAAGTTACAGTTGTAATTAATCCAGTAATTAAAGGCATAAGCGAAGAAAAAGAGCTAGGTCCCGAAGGCTGTTTAAGTCATCCTGGATTAATTCTTAATGTAAAACGTCCAATTAGTTGTATTGTTGAATTTGATACATTGACAAGTGACTATAAACATGTTATACATGTAGATACAAAGTTCGATGATATTGATGCTAGAATATTTTTACACGAATACGACCATCTACACGGCATACAATTTATCGACAGAGTAAGTAAGTTAAAGCTACAGTTAGCAGAAAAGAAAAGAGTTAAAAGGACAAAAAATGGTAGAACCTAGTACAGCATTACAAGTAGTATTTGACAAAGCAGTTAGTGATGCAAAAAAACTACAACACGAATACGTTACATTAGAGCATCTCTTATATGCAATGTTGTGTGAAGAATCTTTTGAAAATATCATTGTAGGCTATGGAGCAGATCCAGAGCTTATGAAAAAGAATTTAGAAAACTATTTAAAAACTAAACTAGAACAAGTTAAAACAGATTTAGTAAAGTTTAAACCAAAAAAAACTGCAACTGTAGAACGTGTACTAAGTAGAGCATTTACACAGGTACTATTTCAAGGAAGAAACGCTATCGAAGTAAGTGATGTGTTTATTAGTATTTTAAGTGAAAAAAGGTCTTATGCATTCTTTATCACAACACAATCTAATATCAATAAAGATACCTTTGTTTCATATATGAGTGCAGAGCTTGACGATGTTGTTGATGAAGAAGAAACTGAAAATCAAGGTGTTGCTAACAAAGCATTGAGAACGTTTACAGCTGATTTAAATCATGATGTTAAAAAAGGCAAAATTGATCCTGTTATTGGGCGAGATGAAGAGATTGAACAACTTGCATTAGCACTTGGTCGCAGATCAAAAAGCAATGTGCTTATGGTAGGCGATCCAGGTGTTGGTAAAACTGCTATTGCAGAAGGGCTTGCTTATCGTATTGTTAATAAACAAGTACCTAAGTTTTTACAAGAATATAATGTATATAGTTTAGATATCGGTAGTATGCTTGCTGGTAGTAAATATCGTGGTGATTTTGAAGAACGTTTTAAACTTGTACTGCAAGCACTACAGAAAAAAGGCAAGACTATTATGTTTATCGACGAAGCACACATGATCAGTGGCGCTGGCGCAGGTGGCTCTGGTAATAGCAACGACCTTGCTAACATGCTAAAACCAGCTCTAGCAAAAGGCAACATCAAAGTTGTTGCATCAACTACTTGGGAAGAATATCGCAAGTTTTTTGAAAAGGATCGTGCGCTTATGCGTCGATTCCAACGTGTAACAATTGACGAACCTACTCCGGTAATGTCAGTTGAAATCTTGCAAGGCATTAGAAAGTATTATGAAGAATTTCATGGTGTAGAAATTACAGATGAAGCAATTGATACTGCTGTTAAACTGAGTGTTAAATATCAAACTGACAAAAAACTTCCTGATAAAGCAATTGATCTTATTGATCTTGCGTGTTCAAGATTTAAAGTTCGCGATATTGAAGAAAACAAAATTATCAATGAAGCTAGTATTCAATTTGAACTTAGTAAGATTGTTAATATTCCCGAAGAACAAGTTGCCGAAAGAGAAACTGAAAATCTTATTAATCTAGAAAAAAATCTCAAAGGCAGTGTATACGGACAGGATACTGCAATTGAATCAATTGTTGATAAAATTCTTGTAGCACAAGCAGGACTCAAAGCTGAAAATAAACCGATTGGTAGTTTTGTGTTTATGGGCCCAACAGGAACAGGTAAAACCGAAACTGCAAAACAACTTGCAACACATCTTGGTGTAAGTCTTGTACGCTTTGACATGTCAGAGTACCAAGAGAAACACAGTGTTTCTAAATTTATTGGTGCACCTCCTGGATATGTTGGGTTTGATGATGATGCAGGTCAACTTATTATTAAATTACAGCAAAATCCTAACTGTGTTCTATTACTTGACGAGATTGAAAAAGCACACCCTGATGTAAGTGCTGTTCTACTACAACTTATGGACAATGGTAAGATTACAGGAAGTAATGGTAAAGAAGGTGATGCACGTAACTGTGTACTAATCCTTACTACTAACTTAGGTGCTAGAGAGGCCGAGAAGAATAGTATTGGATTCGGTGAGACCTTTGAAAAAGACTATGAAGACGGGGAATTGAAAAAATACTTCTCTCCTGAATTTAGAAACAGACTAGATGGTATTATTACATTTGGTAAACTTGATAAAAATACAATGATGAAAATTGTTGGTAAGTTCCTTAAGGAACTTAAAGATCAAGTTGTCAGTAAAAATATTAAAGTTAAAGTTTCAAACGAAGCTCTTGACTATTTGGTAGACAAGGGGTTTGATCCTAAAATGGGAGCAAGACCTCTACAAAGACTTATTGATAAAGAAATTAAACAGCCTTTGTCAAGACTGATGTTGTTCGGATCTCTTAAAAGTGGAGGTGAAGTTTGTGTAAATATTAATAACGAAAACAAACTAGTACTGGAAACCGAACCGCATGAGCAAACTCAGACTTTGTGAGTCAAAAAAACTACATTACGGAAAATACCTGTATAAACTAAAGATAATAACTCCTTTAGCAGGTATTTTCCGCACCGATCTTCAAAAGAATAAAAATGGGACACTTGCCTATGCCAAAGAACGAATTGATAGCTATTATAACGATTCACGAAATGGCGAACAGGCAACTATTAAAAAATTTAGAGCAAGTATAGTTATATCAACCGACGAACTGCTTGATGCTAATAGCATATACACCGCTTTACGCAATTCGTTAGGTCACTTAATACGATGTGAATACAATACTTTAATAATATATACAAATCACAAAGACATCCTTATTAAGTTATCTAAAAAATTAAAAACTAATAGTGTAGAATTTTGGGAACCAGACGATAGTGTTGTTGAATTTTTAAAAAATAATGCAAACACTATTATAGTTGATAAGCTACCTCGCTTTCCTTACAAGATTACATTTGGAAGAAAAGCACCAAAACCCGAATTTCGAGTTTGGTTACTAAACAATCGTAATAAAGTACAAGTAGGTCCAATATTAATGAAGAATTTGAGTAATGAATACTCGTATATACAAGGACAATATATATATGTACGTGACGAAAATGTTATTTTTCTATTACAACTGATGATAGGTGATAATATTAGCAGAATAGATAAACTTGTATGTAAAGCAAATATAGATAAATAGTTACATGTCATACAATAGCGAAATAATTTTATCAATTCAAACACACCCAGGAGACAGCACCGAAACTGTTGTCACTGGAACTGCCTTTAAAGGTGATGGATACTACAGTCGTAGTGATGGGTTTCATACTGTCCAATATAATGTAGTAGGGTTCATAGGAACTATCAACATGCAAGCAACACTGTCTACAACACCAGTTGAGGCAGATTGGTTTACCGTTACTAGTGCAGTACACACAAGTACAGCGGCTGATAGTGCCAACAGTGATGGTTCATTTATTAAAAACTTTACTGGAAATTATATATGGGTTAGAGCTGTTGTAAGTAATTGGACAGACGGCTCGGTTACTAGTATATTATTAAATCATTAGGATATAAAATGGAACACTTTGTAAATATAATAATGGAAAAGAACGAAACCCTAGTCGAAGGACTAGATCGTTCTATATTTTCAGAACAAGTTATGTTCGAAACTGACCAAGGTGCTACAGTTATACAAATTCCGCTACCTAAACAACTCAGTGAAGATGAATCAGACGAATATGCTAGTCGTTTAGCCAACTATATGTTTGAAATGGGCTACAGTGACTTTGATATCGAAATCAGTACCGAAGGCGAAGAATTAGACGAGGAGACATACGAAGGCGATGACTTCTTTGAAGAATACGATGTTATGTGGTTCAATGAAGACGATGCATTAGACGAAGCAGAATATCAAGGCCGTAAAGTTTCGCTAGGCAAGCCTATGCAAGGCGATGTAAAGAAGTTTAAAGTATATGTTAAAAAACCAAATGGCAATGTAGTCAAAGTTAACTTTGGTGATCCTAATATGCGTATTAAGAAATCAAACCCAGCACGTAGAAGAAGTTTCCGTGCAAGACACAATTGTGATAATCCTGGGCCTAGAACATCTGCAAGATATTGGAGTTGTAGGGCCTGGTGATGTATTATATTATCTATAAAATAACTAACCATATAAATGGAAAATATTACATTAGTAGACACGCTACTAAAGATGTAAATGACTCCATGGGTAGTGGTATAGGTAATCATAAAGGGTTCCTTGTAGAACAATTAAGTACTTATAAGAGAGAAGCATAATGGTAAAATCCGTAGCAGAACAAATTAGAGAAATGGGCGACCGTCTTATGCAAATTCATAACGAAGCGTTAATGAGTGAGCCCAGCAACAACGAACTTGACTGGGACGTTGTTGAGGATCTTGTAGTCTTCATGAAGAATGACCCAGATTTTTATAGAAATGATGTATATCCATGTATGGTAAATGTTCAAGAAACAGTTAAGCATGGTGGAAAATTTAATAAAAAGAGTATGCTACCTATTGTCGAAAAAGCAATAAACGAATATATTAAAAAGTTTGATATTAAAAAACTTCCTGAAGACCTTATGAACAGCAGTCAAAAGATGGAATGTATTAGTAAAATACTTAATGACGAAAAAGAAAACTTTCGTAAAGGAACTTATTAATGCGTTTAAGACAACTGTTTGAGGGTACCGCAAGACGTATAGTAGCAGTAATGCCGGGTGGATTTCATCCATTTCATCCTGGACATAAAAGTCTATACGATTGGGCTGTGCAAACATTTGGTAAAGACAATGTTTATGTTGCTGCAACCGATGATACTGCTGTAAGACCATTTCCGTTTGAAGTTAAGAAACAACTAGCAGCAATGGCCGGTGTGCCTAAAGATAGATTTATTCAAGTTAAATCTCCCTTTAATGCAATGAGTTATAATAATCTACTAGAGCCCGATACTGCAATTGTGTTTGTTAGAAGCGTTAAAGATAAGACCGAACAACCACTTCCTGATCAAACAAAAAAGAATGGCGAACCAGGATACTTGAAGACATATACTGGAAAAAACTTAGACACAGCTAACCAGTCGGGATATATGGCATACGGTCCTACTATTAACTTTGACTTCAGCGGTATGAAATTCAAGAGCGCAGGTGAATTAAGAAATACTTGGCCCGCTATGAGTCCTGAAGATAAACTAAAAGCTGCTAAACTATTATATGGCAATGGCGCACCTGTAGCAGTTGAATTACTTGACAAAGCATTAGGTGGCGCTGTAGAAGAAGGTACTGCCGATGATATAATAGGAAAAGCAGGCACATTAGCAGGCGCAGCAGGGGCGGCCGTTATCAGTAGTGCCGGTGCTGCAAGTAGATTAGCTTGGCAAGGACTTAAATATGTTATTGCAGGAATTTTAAATATTCATCCAGAGGATGTTGCCTTTGTTAGACAACAACTATCAAAACAAGGCAAAGCCGCCTTATACAACTTGGCAAAAGATGGCGGGCGTGTAGAACCAACACTTCAAAAGACTCTCGAACTTACTCCAAGAATGCGAATGGATGCAATAAAAAAACTAATTGGTGATATCGAAGCAAAGGCGGCTGCTAAAGCTGCGGCTGCTACTGTTAGTCGCACAACTGGAGCAGGGCGCGGTGCTGGCGGCAGAATATTCTCTATAAATGATAATCCCATTCAAAGTGGGCAAAACGCATTAGGGCAAAAATGGCTCGAAATGTCAAATGAATCAAACCCGTTTACTGATGTAAGTAAGGCCGCAAAGATAGATTTAAAAACTGCTATTAAGACTCTTAATCCTAGAGAACAAGAAGTTATACAAATGCGTTTTCAACACGATATGACGTTTGATGCAATAGGAAAAGAGTTGGGTGTTGGTAAAGATCGTGTTGCTCAAATACTTGCAAAAATTATTAGAAAATTAAAACACCCAAGCAGAGGCGTTGTAGAACCTACAACAGAAAACTTTGCAGATGGTAGGAAAAAAGTACAAGAAGCATTAGACACTCCATATCCATACCAATGGCACAAACAAGATGAAGACCATTATGTTGCTAAAGCAGACACACCAGCAGGGCTAATGCTGATAATGTTTGAATGGATGCAGGGCGATGAGAGTTGGAATATTGATTTTGCAGTAAACGGCAGAATGGGCAAAAGCGGCGCCGGTGATGAGTTTAGTATATTTGCTACTGTAATAGCTGTTATCCGTGACTGGGTAAGCAAAGTAGATTTAAGTACAGTTAAACTAATTTCATTCAGCGCAGATAAGTCTGGTGACGCAGGCACAAGTAGAACAAAACTATACACTCGTTTCGCAAAGCAAATGGCTAGCCAACTTGGATGGAGACTAGAAGTTAATACACGAGATACAGTTGATGATTTTTTCAAAATGCATAATCCAGACGTACAAGTTAAAGAAGCAGTAGCAGGACAAGGTATGGAGCCAGAAGACGCTCAGGATGCCGCAGCCGAGTTTTTCAAAGTTGACCCAGCAGAGTTTGATAAGTTTTTTAGCAGTAGAAACGAATCATCCGAACTAGATAGAATTAAAAAACTTTCAGGAATATAAGGAATGACGGTTTTGTTTAGCAAATACGAAGGCTGGAAAAGCAAAGAAGAAATAGCTCATTATATAAAAAAATATAAAGAGCACGAAGCACGTAGAGCAAGCACAGACGAACGTAATGCGTATTGGCAACAATACACAGAACGTAAACACTATGTACCGCGATCAAGAGTAAGATTTGAACATGGATGAATTAGAATACATTAAAAAGCTCGCAGGAGTAAATGAGTTTAAAGGATACAAAGAGTATACTTTAGAAAACATAAGCGATGCTGCTAATGCTAATCGTAAAAAAGAACGTGAACAAAATATAAAACCAGGAACAGATGAGTGGTTTAAATTATGGTTCAGCTTGCCAGGCATGACAGGGACAAAAGGATTTCGAGGCCGTAAGAAATGAAAAAGATTAAAAAGTTTTTTTGTCGTTTATGGAGAAGTTGGTTTCCACACCACGTATTATATATAACTCATCGTGGCACAGAGTATACTATCTATGTAACTGATTTTAAAAAACTTGGTCCAAAGAAAATATCAGGCAAGAACAAAGACGGAGAATATTTTGAATTTATTAGCAATAACCCTATGGATTACTTTTACGAAGAATATAGGGATGATCTAAAATGAAAGCAATTGATCTGCTTGAAGAAATAAAATTAGGATTGACTATATTTGATATAGACGATACACTATTCCGTACTACAGCACAAATTAAAGTTGTTAAAGATGGCCGAGAAATTCGTAGCTTAAACAATCAAGAATTTAATACATATCAATTGCAAGACGGTGAGAGCTTTGACTTTGGCGAATTTAGAAATGCCGAAAAGTTTAATAAAGAAAGCATACCAATCAGTCCGATGATTGCTAAACTTAAAGCAATAATTAAAAATGCAGGTGCAAGTAAAGTTATTATGCTTACTGCAAGAGCAGACTTTGATAATAAAGATTTGTTTTTAGATACTTTTAGAAAATACGGAGTTGACATGAGCAAGGTTCATGTACACCGTGCAGGTAACTTGGGTATAGCACCTGCAGAAAGTAAAGCAGTATGGATTAGAAAGTATTTAGATACTGGTAAATTTGGTAGAGTTCGCTTGTATGACGATGCTATGAGCAATATTAAAATGTTTATCAATTTACAAAAAGAGTATCCAGGGGTACAATTCTTCCCTTACTTTGTCACACACAAAGGCGGCATTACAACTATTAGAGAAGAAGTAAACATTGACAATAAAAGTGGCCGTGGGCATGTTCCTAACAACAGCGAAGTAGATTACTTTGGTATGCGTGTTAAAATGAAGCCCAGTACATTTATTAAACTAGCATCTAAACTAGGTCAAGAACCTTCAGATGAAATGATTGATTATATTAAAAAAGGCGGTGCAATTGCTAGTCCGTTTTTAATTATTAGTACAGATGGTACCGATAATCCTGCATCTGTTATTGGCCACGAAGGTCGTAATCGTATGCTGGCAGTTATAAAAGCAGAAGGTGATGTACCAGTAGAAGTACACTTGTTCTTTAATAGCAATCAAGTTAATCGTGCTAGACATTTGACTCCAGAACTAGTTGGTTCTCTTAAACAAAAACTAATCAGTCAAGATGACAATATAGTCAATGGACCGTTATGGGAAGATAGTAGAATTGTAAAAGGTGTTAACACCACGGTTGACGTTGGAACAGACGAGATCAAAACGCAAGCTGCTAAGTTTGGATTTAACGTAGACAAGGACGGACGTCCACCTACGCTTAGTAAGAATGTAAAAGGCAAGTCAACTAACGTATTGTATAACTTAGGAATGACAGAGAATAGTATTCCACGTTATACAGCAGCAGAGTGGGCTATTATAGAAGGCGGACACAGTTTAGAAATTCCTGAAGCGAAAACTAAACTGTTTAATTTTGATAAATACTAATATGTTGTTAAGAGAATTTAAAAAGTACGATTTTAAAATGTTTACGGCTCGAGTGAAAATTCGCCAGCCCATTTATAGTCAATGGATTCCGGTTCAAGTAAGTGCTAAAAATAAACAAGAAGCACAAAAGCTACTAAAAGCAATGTATGGCCCAGATACGGTTATAACAAATTTGGTACAACAAAAATGAAAATACTTGATATTACAGAAGCAGCAAAACAAGAGCTACCAAAACAACGTAATCCTGTTGCAGCATATGCACAACGTTCTGGAGCAGGTGCTCACAAAGATCAAAATAAAAAAACTACTCCGTTGCGTAAAGAAAAACATAAGAAAAAAGATCTAGTATTTGCAGACAGTGTAAATGTTAACTCTCCTAAACAAGCAAGAGGCAGTGACAAAATGCCTAAGAAGAAACTAGGTAGAACAAAGCATCCGTTAGATGGAAAATTAGTAGGGTCGTCATGAAAATATATGAAGTAACAGAATATAAACAACCACAACTTAACGAAGAACAACTTAATGAATGGCTTTCGTTAGTTGCAGCCGCGGCACGTACATTAGCTCCTTACGTAGGTAGGGGTATTATTTCTGGTTCAAAGTATGCATGGCAAGGAATGAAATGGACTGGGCGATGGATGAAAGGAAATCCGGGAAAATCTACTAGATTTGCTCTTGGAATTACAGTTGCTCCTGAGATTTTAGACTTGTTTAGCAACGCTAGAGCTATATTAGGACCGTTAGTAAAATACGGAATTCCAATTGCTATTTTATTAGTTATTATAGTACATGGTAAAAGACTATACGATGAATTATTTTCAAAAAATCCCGACGACGTTTCGCCAGAACAATTTCAAGAAATTATGCAAAAATATGCAAATCAAATGCAAGTACAGCAACCTCAAGCAACCCCAGCAACAGAATCTGCAACAGGAATGGGTACTAGTAGTATTGCAACTGTTTCTAATCCAACAGTTGCTCGTAGTAAAAAGAAAGCAAAGTCGGTATCAGCATTAGACTCAAATGTCTCTTTGTTTGGTGGCAAGACAATTAAACGATAAATATACTTAACAAGTATTCCGGAGAATAAGATGACAATTAAAAAAGCTAAACCAGATTTAAACAAAGACGGCAAGAACGATTTTAAAGATGTGCAAATTGCTCGTAGAAATGCAGCAGCAACAGCAGATAAGAAAAAAGTTAAAGAAGGTTTGGGCGATATGGCGCATCTTGCTGAGCAAGATCATGAAGTACAAATGGCTCGTGCTGAATTATATAAAATTGCAAAGTATGCTATTAAGCTACACGACATGCTTAAAACAGTTTCAGAGGCAGAAGGCATTGAAGGTTGGCAACAAGCTAAGATTACCAAAGCAGCAGATTATATTGGTAGTGTGTACCATGCAATGGAATACGATCAAATGTCTCCTGCAACAGAAGGTGCAAAAACTTTTAAAACTTCAATGACCGAAGCCGAAGTTACAGCATATAAAACAAAATTAGCAAAAGCAACAACAAAAATACAAAACGAATTTACTGGTTTACAAAAGGTAAATGCTAAGAATAAATGATAACTGCCGAAGACATCGTCTGGAAAAATATTAGCCCAGACGATATTTGGGTAATGGACAAACTTATACTAGCTCGTAAAATGTTTTATAATAGTGGCCCGGTCGGACTTGATGTTCCGCATCCGGGCTTTTATATTGTTCGACCTTGTGTCAATATGCTGGGACTAGGATTGGGTGCAACAAAGATGTGGCTTGAAAAAGACACTTGCGATTTACCCTACGGTCACTTTTGGTGCGAATGGTTTGAAGGTAGACATCTTAGTATAGATTATTATCAGGGTAAACAAGTGTTAGCAGTTAAAGGCACAAAACCGTCAACTACATTTACTAAATGGACACATTGGGTTCGTGTTGCCGATCGTATTAAACTGCCTAGTATATTAAGCGATCTTGCTACCAGACACGAGTGGATCAACTGCGAGTTTATACATGGTAAACTTATTGAAGTACATCTACGACACAATGAAGACTTTGACGGCGGTATAATACACTTTATACCTGTATGGAAAGGCGAATCAACTGTTCCTCCTGAAGGATACACGTATCGAGAATATCCGGATATGCACGGTCGCATAGGTGCTTTTGTTAAATAAATCATTGACAACTACTAAAATATAATGTATATTATAAAAAAAGGAGTACTATATGAGCGACCGTGTCTATGGAACAGAAGAAAAAGCAAAACTTGAACGTCTTGTTAAAGAAGCAGTAAGTGTATTGCAAGAAGTTGAAGATTTACAAGGCGGATTAAAAGATACCATCAAAGCAGTAGCAGATGAACTAAACATTAAACCAAGCCTTATTAATAAAGCAATTAAAATTGCACAAAAACGTGACTGGAGTCGTGTACAAGAAGAGTTTGACGACTTAGAAACTCTTGTAGTTACAGTAGGCTACGATACTGATGCATAAAGATCTGTTAGGTAATACTATTACTAATAACTGTAGTGTAGTGTACCCAACACATAACCAATTAGGTGTAGGTACAATACACCATGTTACACCTAAAATGGTATGTATTAATCCAATAGGAAAACAGTCTATACATAGAAAATATCCATACGAAGTATTAGTAGTCGATGATTCTAAAGTTACACTTTATATTCTTAAAAATAGTAAATAAAAGCAGAGTCGTTCACTTTAAGAACAGGTTTAAGGTATGCAGGCCACAAGCTGCAAGGAGAACTAAATGCCATATGTAGACGGTTATTTTGACCGAGATGCTGACACTATACGTGTTGTAGAACGTAAAGACGGAAAACGATATTTCCAAGACTATCAAGCAAAATATACATTTTATTATGAAGATCAAAAAGGCAAATACAAAAGTGTCTTTGGAGATCCGCTAAGTCGTATTGTTTGTAAAAATACAAAAGACTTTAGAAAAGAACTTGCTATCAACAAAGGCAAGACTATGTTTGAATCAGACATTAATCCAATCTTTCAATGTTTGAGTGAGAACTATATTAACCAAGATGCTCCAAAACTAAACGTAGCATTTTGGGATATCGAGACGGACTACGATCCAGAGCGTGGATTTGCTCCGACAGACGATCCATTTATGCCCATTACTGCTATTACTGTACACTTACAGTGGCTAGAGTTGCTTATTACACTTGCTGTTCCTCCCAAAGGATTACCGTTTGAACAAGCACAAGCCATGTGTGATAAGAGGTGGGGCGAGAACTGTATTCTATTTCCTAATGATAAAGAAGGCAATGGCGAACGTGCCATGCTTCAAATGTTTTTAGACTTAATTGAAGATGCTGATATTCACAGTGGATGGAACAGCGAAGGATATGACGTTCCGTATACAGTTAATCGTATTAAACGTGTACTGAGTAATGACGACACAAGACGTTTCTGCTTGTGGGGTCAGTTGCCTAAGAAGCGTGAATATGAAAAATATGGCAAAATGAGTGAAACATATGATACTATCGGAAGAGTACATATGGACTATCTTAACCTGTATCGCAAATATACTTACGAAGAACGTCACAGTTATCGACTTGATGCCATTGGCGAAATGGAAATTGGTGAGAACAAAACAGTTTACGAAGGTACACTAGACCAGTTGTACAACAACGACTTTGAAACGTTTATTGAATACAATAGACAAGACGTTGCGTTGCTTGACAAGCTGGATAAGAAGCTAAAGTTTATCGATCTTGCTAATGTGCTTGCTCATGAAAATACTGTGCTACTACAAACAACAGCAGGCGCAGTTGCTCTTACTGAACAAGCTATTATTAACGAAGCACATAGACGTGGCTTCCAAGTTCCTAATCGAAAAAACCACGAAGGCAACACAGCAGCCGCAGGTGCGTATGTTGCGTTTCCTAAAAAAGGTGTTCATGAATGGATTGGATCAATGGATTTGAACAGTCTGTATCCAAGTGTTATTCGAAGCATGAATATGGCACCAGAGAGTATTGTAGGACAACTACGACAAGATTTAACTGAAGCAATGCTACATGAAGAAACAGTTCTTAAAAAGAAAAGTTTTGCTGGGGCTTGGGAAGGACGTTTTGGTACACTCGAATACGAAGCTGTTATAGATCAACGTAAAGATGTAATGCTTAAATTAGATTTTGAAAACGGCGAAAGTCATGCTTTAAGTGCTGCTGAAATATATAAACTTATTTTTGATAGTCATAATCCATGGATGCTTAGTGCTAATGGGACAATCTTTACACATGAGTTTGAAGCTGTTATTCCAGGATTGCTAAAGCGTTGGTATAGCGAACGTAAAGACTTGCAAAAAATGTTGAAGAAGGCAAAGGATGCAAAAAATTCAGCAGAGATTGAATATTGGGATAAACGTCAGTTAGTTAAAAAGATTAACTTGAACAGTTTATATGGTGCTATTCTTAATCCTGGATGTAGATTCTTTGATAAACGTATTGGTCAATCAACTACGTTAAGCGGTAGACAAATTGTTAAACACATGAGTGCCGAAGTTAATAATATTATTACAGGCGAATATGATCATGTAGGTAAAGCAGTTATCTACGGTGATACAGACAGTGTTTATTTTAGTGCGTGGCCGATGCTTAAAGATGATGTTGCAGCAGGTAAAGTTCCGTGGTCAAAAGAAAATGCTATTCAGTTGTATGATCAAATTGCCGATAAAGCAAATACTACATTTCCAGATTTTATGATGAGGGCATTTCATTGTCCAAAAAGTCGTAGTGATGTTATTGCCGCTGGTCGTGAAATTGTTGCAGAAACTGGATTGTTTATTACTAAGAAACGTTATGCTGCATTGGTTACAGACATCGAAGGGTTTAGAACAGATATAGATGGCAAACCGGGTAAAGTTAAAGCAATGGGCTTAGACTTGAAACGTAGTGATACTCCGGTATTCATGCAAAACTTTTTGAAAGACTTGTTGGATATGGTTCTTCAGAAAAAGCCTGAAAAAGAAATACTCGATGCTATCAGTGAGTTCCGTAAGTTGTTTAAAGAACGTCCTGGATTTGAAAAAGGCTCGCCAAAACGTGCAAACAAAGTCGGACACTATCGTCGCTTAGAAGAGAAAGCTGGAAAAGCTAACATGCCCGGACACGTTAGAGCAAGTCTTAACTGGAATACACTCAAGCGTATGAACGGCGACAAGTACTCGCAGGAGATTGTTGACGGTATGAAAGTTATTGTTTGCAAACTAAAAGCCAATCCACTAGGATATACTAGTGTTGCTTATCCAACAGACGAGCTTCGTATTCCAGAATGGTTTAAAGAACTGCCGTTTGATGACGATTCAATGGAAGAAGTTATTATTGATAATAAACTAGACAATCTCATTGGCGTGCTAGACTACGATATCGAAAGTACTAAACAAAAAACAACATTTAATAACTTATTTGATTGGGGATGATATGCGTATATTATTAATATTAATATTATTAACTGGATGTGCTAACATACAAGATAACACAACTACAGGTGATAAACTTATTATCAGTGGTGCGTTGCTAACAATGGGTATGTTTATAGGAGCAGTATCAAATTGAAAGTAGGAATTACATTTAGTACATTTGATTTATTACATCCTGGGCACATTGGTATGCTACGTGAAGCAAAGGAACACTGCGAATATCTTATTGTAGGGTTACAAACTGACCCTACAATTAATAGACCGGACACTAAAAATAAACCTGTACAAACATTAGTTGAAAGATATGCTCAACTCAATGCTGTAAAGTTTATTGATGAAATTGTACCTTACGAAACCGAACAAGATCTTATTGATATATTGGAGTTATTCCATATTGATGTGAGATTTCTAGGAGAAGAATATAGAGAAAAAGAGTTCTCAGGTAAAGATGTATGCCGTAAACGCGGCATCGAATTGCATTTTAATAAACGTGATCATAGATTCAGTAGCAGTGATCTACGTAAGCGAGTAGCAGAGGCCAATAAATGAATAAATTTATATTTGACGTAGACGGAACACTTACACCAAGTAGACAACGCATTGATGCTAAGTTTGAAGAATGGTTTTATCAATTTTGTTGTGACAATGAAGTATATCTTGTTACAGGTAGTGATTATCCTAAAACAGTAGAACAACTTGGTGAACGTATTGTACATCGAGTTAAGGCTGTATATAACTGTTCAGGCAACGATGTGTGGTCACATGGTGAAAATATTAAACGTAATAATTGGACTATGCTAGACGAGCTACGCAAACTATGTGAAAGCTGGTTACATGTGAGTAAATTTCCGTTGCGTACTGGACTACACTTAGAAGAACGTCCGGGTACAGTAAACTTCAGTATTGTAGGACGTAATGCTACTATGAAAGAACGTCAACTGTATGTTGCACACGACGAAGTATACAGAGAACGTGAAAGTATAGCATTACAAATTAACATGATATTTGAGGATGTTACTGCTAAGATTGGTGGTGATACAGGCATTGACATTTATCCAACAGGATATGATAAAGGTCAGATTATAAACGATTTTAATTTAAAAGAAGATCGTCTTTATTTCTTTGGTGATAAAACATTACCAGGAGGTAATGACGAGCCACTTGCTAAGTTGATTAAACACAGCTATCAAGTCAAAGGATGGCAAGACACATATGAGAGATTAGCATATTTACAGGAGGCAAAGATAACAGCATGATAATTATAGCAGGATTTGGGTTTGTTGGAAAAGCATATTATAATACATTAAAGCGCAGTACCGATGTAATTGCAGTTGACCCAAAATTTAATGACACAAAAATAAAAGATATTAGTCCGTTAAACGGATTAATTGTGTGTGTTCCGACACCGCAAGACGATGATGGCAGTTGCTATATGGGGCATGTATACGATGTAATAGCAGACACGCCATTACATGTACCAGTAATGATAAAAAGTACAATTAGTTTAGATGGATGGAAAGAACTAGAATCAAGATTTCCAGAACATGCAATTACTTTTAGTCCAGAATTTTTAAGAGCTGCTACTGCAGAAGAAGATGTGCTTAATACTACTCATTCGTTCATTGCTGGCGGTAATACTGATTATTGGCGTGATGTATACAGTATTGCATTTCCTGATATTAAAATATCTATTTGTAACCCAGAAGATGCAATTGCTATAAAATATTTTAGAAATAGCTTTCTTGCTACAAAATGCAGCTTTTTTAATGAGATATTTATTTTTTGCGAGCAAATGGGACTTAATTACGATACGGTTAGATACGGTGTATCGGTTGATAAACGTATTGGTGAAAGTCACACATTTATTGAACCACACTCAAGAGGATGGGGAGGATACTGTTTTCCTAAAGATACAGCAGCATTGTTAAAGATGGCAGCAAATAATAATATTAATCTAAATACATTAGAAGCAGCAGTTAACTCAAATAAAAATATAAGAAATAACACTTGACAAACAATAACCTATATCATATACTAAACACAGCAATATGGAGAAATACATGAAAGACATTCTACAAGACATCGTAAGCCACACACATTCGTTAGGCTTTATTACTACACTTAAAGTTACAGCAGAAGAAGCAACTACAATTGACTCAATGGCAGATGATCGTAGTATTATTATGACAGCAACTACAAATACCCCAGTTGGAGCATTTGTTGGTGTATTTGGTATGCCAGACTTGGGTAAACTTGCCTATCACTTAAAAAATCCAGAGTATCGTGAAAATGCTAAAATTGACGTTATCCAAGCAGAACGCAATGGCGAAACTATTCCAACGCATATTCACTTTGAAAATGAAGGCGGCGACTTCCAGAATGATTATCGCTTTATGAACAAAGCAATCATTGAAGAAAAACTTAAATCAGTTAAATTTAAAGGCAACAGCTGGGATGTAGAAATTACGCCAAGTATGGCGGCAATTCAGCGCATGAAACTTATGGCGGGTGCTCATAGTGAAGAAACTGTTTTCCAAGTCAAAACAGAGGACGGCGATCTTAACTTTTACTTTGGCGACTTGAATACACACGCTGGTAAGTTTACTTTCCAACACGGAATTACTGGTAAACTTACTCACACATGGGCATGGCCTGTAGCACAAACACTTGCTATTCTAAACTTGGATGGTGATAAAACTGTAAGTATTACAGATCAAGGTGCTATGAAAATCTCAGTAGATTCAGGTATGGCAAAATACGATTATATCCTTCCGGCGCAACAAAAATAATGAATACTAACCTAACTGAATCACAAAACGACTATGCATTTTTCTTACCTAGTATTAGTGGCTTCTATGCTACTTTTATTGGGAAGCAACGCTACAGCGAGTATGTTGATCCAGCAAGGGTTCCGGCAGGCATTGGCACTGTAGAAGCAATGAACTTCCTCAACGCTAAAGAAGGAGTGTTCCACTATAAGTGGGCACTCTATTCAGCTGGACATGCAGAGCTAGATGTAAACAAGCATAGTGAAAAAGAAGATATGCTTCGTAACCGTGATAGAGATAATTCATGGTTGCTAGGCGACTCGGGTGGGTTTCAGATTGCTAAAGGTCTTTGGCCAGGTGATTGGACTGATCCAAACTGTCCACATGCTGCTAAAAAGCGTGAACTAGTTGTTAACTGGATGGAAGAATATATGGATTACGGAATGATGTTGGATATTCCAACTTGGACATTCCAAGATCCTAAAGCAGCAAACGCAGCAAACATTCACAGCTATCAAGATGCTGTAGATGCTACACATATTAATGCTCGTTATTATATGGCTAACCGCCGTGGCAACTTTAAAGTACTAAATGTTCTACAAGGTAGCAATCATGGTGACGCAGACAGTTGGTATGAAGAATTTAAAGACTATTGTGATCCAGCTAAGTATCCAGACACCCACTTTAATGGATGGGCAATGGGCGGACAGAACATGTGTGATGTACATTTGATTCTGCGTAGACTTGTACACATGATCCACGATGGATTGCTAGAAGAAGGGTTACATGATGTAATGCACTTCCTTGGTACTAGTAAACTAGAGTGGGCTGTACTGCTTACTGACATCCAACGTGCTGTTCGCAAGTATCATAATCCCAACTTTATGATCACTTACGATTGTGCATCGCCGTTCCTTGCTACAGCTAATGGACAAATTTATCATAGTATTCGTATTGAAGATCGTGGCAAATGGAGTTACATGATGAGTCCTGGAGCAGATTCTTTAAAATATGCTACAGATACACGCAAGTTTAGAGATGCTGTTATTACAGATCGTATTTTAGATGCGTTTGAAGACTCGCCAATGAGCGTACACTGCAATATGAATGACATTTGTATCTATAACGAAGGCGATAAAAACAAGGTTGGATCTCCTAAAATTAAAGCAGGCGATATTGATATGGATAAACATGGCAATCCTATTTTAGACGAATCTGGTAATACTATCATTCGCAAAAAAGATTCCACTAGTTGGGATAGTTTTAGTTATGCGCTACAAATGGGGCATAATGTCTGGATGCACATTGAAAGTACACAACGTGCCAACAGAGAATATGATGCCGGTAAGTTTCCGTATATGCTTATTGACGATAAGTGGGGTGTTAAGTTTAAAGAAGTAGTTGACGAAATCTTTAGTTTAAAAGATAGACAAAAAAGTTTAGACTTAATTGAACAACATGATCGTTTTTGGATGCAAGTTATTGGTACTAGACTTAACATTGGTAAGAAAACTGTAAACGCCAGTACAAAGTTCAACGAATTATTTGAGGAGAAGTAAATGTCTAATGATAGCCTTAGGGCACACCTTGAAGAACTGAAAAGAAAACACAGATTATTAGATAGCGAAGTCGAGGACCTATTACAAAATCGTAACTACGATATTCAAATGCGTAAACTTAAAACAGAAAAACTTTGGCTTAAGGATGAAATACATAGAATTGAAACACAGCTCGAAACTATGGAGACTAGAATAAATGGACACACATGAAAAAGAATTACGTTTAGACGCACTAAGTATAGCGTTAGAAGATCTCGACAAAATTATTGACAGTATGCAAAAAAACAACTATAGTAAAGAACAAGTTAACGAATATGTTAAAAAACGTTGGACTATTTGGAATGAAATATATCAGGTGAGAAAAGCATGAAACGTGAATATGATAGCGGAACTAAAGAAGATGTACAATACTTTGTTGGTACAGAAGTTGAACATACTCCGCAGTATGGTAAGAAAACATTGTTTGTAGTTGGTATTAAAACTTCAGACGAAATAAAAGATATGGCAAAGAAAAACGGATGTAAGCATATCTATTTGGCTGCTAATATGAGTTTTGATGTTACACACGATTCACAGGAGCAATGGCAACCTTGGGAAGATATGGCATTTCCATTGCTTAGTGATGGGTTCTGGGTTACACTAGATGTGCCAATCGACCGTGTCGAAGGATTACTCGAAACAGGGTTAACTGAACAAAATCGTTTTATTCCAATGATTTCGGCTAAAATTCCGTACATCGATCAACTTGGATATAATGCTTGCTTAAAGATCGACGATAAAGATTTTGATGCTAGTAATCCCGGTGTTTGGGTACATAAGATACATGATTTAAAAACAAGAGACTCTTTTACAGATTGGTCTAAATATACCACAGACGAAATTATAGGTTGACATTATGACAGAAGAATCGTATTATGATTACATGTTAAGAAGAAGCAAAGAGGAAAATGCTAAATTGACAAACGCAAAACGCAGTATCTGGGTTACATTCCGTAAAGAAGGTATCCATAAGTATCCAGCAGCACTAACTGATCCTAAACTAGCTACTGGTGACGAGTACGATGTAAGTTTCCTAGGATATCCGCATCGACATATTTTCCATTTTAAAGTTCAGATCGAAGTATTCCACGACGATCGCGACCTTGAATTTATTCAATTTAAACGTTGGCTAGAAAATCTCTACAAAGGAGATATTCTTCAACTAGATTACAAATCGTGTGAAATGATTTCAGATGATTTGTATACACAGATTAATAACAAATACCCAGGCCGATTTGTTATTATTGATGTCGCCGAAGATGGCGAAAATGGCTCTCAAACAATTTACCCTAACATTCCAAATAAGGACTAAAAATAATGGCTATTACCAATACAGTGGTTAATAAAATCTTTAACGACCTTGAAGAGTTTTACAATTATTGTCGTTTTGAAGGTCAAGTCTTCAATGAAGCCGATCTTTACAAATCAGATGCTAGAGCATGGCAGGCTTATACAAAGTATCGCAATTGGCTGAGAGCAAAAGCTCGAGGTGGTGTAAGGAATAACCGTAATGCGTAAACTGTTTTACATGGGGCTAGAACCCTATGAAGGCAGGTACACACTACAATTAGAGGAATGGTCTCGTCGTGCTTTTGCACGTCGAGATATTTCTTGGGTAAATGTACCTGGAAAAACTATCGACAACACTAAAGCAATCAGTGTAGGACAAGTGCTTGATGCACACGGGCGCAGTTATTTTGCAATGAGTCAGATGATGAACCTTGTGCAAATGATGCGTGAAGGTGAAGTTACAGGCGAAGACGTTGTATTCTTTGAAGATATGTTTCAACCTGGAATGGAATCACTTCCGTATATTATGGATCAGATTCCAGCAGAGCAACGTCCTAAAGTTTGGATTCGTTGTCTAGCACAAGCTATTGACCCAGATGACTTTGTACATGTTTGGGGCATGAGTAAATGGATGAGTTTATATGAAGAAATGTGCAACGAGTTTGTTACTGGTGTATTAGCAAGTAATGAAGAAATGGTTGCTAACATGAAGATTGCAAACTGGACTGCGCCTATTTATAACGTCAGTGGACTTGCTTTTGATAAAGAAGAAGTACAAGAACGTGTAGGTGTTATTAAACCGTTCGACCAACGTGCTAAACGTGTAGTATTTGCTGCTCGTTGGGATCAAGAAAAACAACCGGGCTTTTACATGGATTTAGCAGAGCAATATTCTGATAAGACAGTGGAGTTTGCTATTGTTCAAGGCGGACCGTTGCGTTCAAACAATCCTAAATACATCGAACGTGCTAGAGCTTTAGAAGCAAAAGGTGTATTAAAGATCTACGAAGATCAAAAGAAGAACGATTATTATAACATTTTAAATGATAGCCGTGTACTGTTTAATTGTGCATTACAGGATTGGACTAGTAATACTGTAAGTGAAGCAGATGCACTAGGTGCTAATGCATTGTTTCCAGCATATCGTAGTTTTCCAGAAATTTTTGTAAACGATCATACACGCTTGTATATTCCGTGGAGTATAGAAGATGCTACAAACAAGTTGAAAGCATTGTTAGAACATCGTCATCCATATGTTGGAAAGATTTCGGATTGGACTAATGGTACTATCGATCGTTACATTGACATTATGCAAGGTAACGGTGAACAATGGAACCGTAATAGCAATCGCTACAGAGATGAAGTAGCAAAGAGAAAGTATTGATTATGTGGACTAAGGATGATATCAAGACTCACTTTATAAATCTAAAAATACCAGATGATGTTATTGTAGATTTTACTAGAAAAGAAAATCCAATACACGGAGCAATAGGTTTTTGGGCTGAAAGAGAATTTGAAAAGTATAGCAAATTAGACTTCAACAACGGCGAAGGTGTTGATTTACCTAGCGGATTCAATGGCGACTCCAATCCATGGGAGGTAAAAACCCAAGAAATAAATAGCAATGCTTTTTTAACAATCGGAGCATACTCAAAAAACGCTATAGTAACTTCTAGTGGAAAAGTCTGTTTTAATAAGTTAACAACTAACTTAATATACATTCAATGGTGCAAAAACCGTGGCATAGTAAAATCAGTAGATTTTATTAACAATAATACAAAGTTTGTAAAAGATGACGTTAGCACGTACTTGAAGCTTGCGGCTGCTGAAATTAGTGAAGCTAAAGAACCTCCTAAACACAGAGAATGGTTAAACGGCGATCGTTCTTATCCGTTTGTTATGGCAAATAAAGGAAAAGGAATGATTCAAGTTAGAATGACTAAGACCCAATTGCTTGGCAGAACGTTAAACACAGGATTTTTATTCGAATGAAAGTATTAGTCACAGGAGCAACCGGCTATGTAGGAAGTCATGTTTGCAGATTACTTAAAGAACACGGGCATTATGTATCCGCTATGGATATTAATCTACATGGCGAATACAATGACATAAGTGCATATTGCGATGAATTTTTTAAAACAGATGTAACCGAAATAGATTATAATTTTGGTGAATACGATGCTGTTGTGCATTTAGCAGGACGTAGTATTGTTCCAGTTAGTATGAAAATTCCTACAGAATACTATCGTGTTAATACCATGGGTACTGCTAATTTAATTAATCATGTAAAAACACCGCATGTATTGTTTGCTAGTACAAGCAGTGCTTGGGAAATGAAGTCACCGTATGCTCGCAGTAAGGTCGGAGCAGAAGATGTAATCAAAGAAAAAGCAGATGGTTACACTATTTTTAGATTTTTTAATGTATCAGGCACCGATGGAATTCATCGTCAACTGGGTGCGCCTTCGCATCTTATTCGTGTTGCAGCTATGGCAGCGTCCGGTAAACGTCCTAATATAGAAATATTTGGTGACGACTACGATACTAGAGATGGAACTTGCATACGTGATTACGTTCATGTAGTTGACCTAGCTAAAGCAATTACTAAAGCTGTAGAAGCAGGACCAGCAAATACTCCGTATGAGTGTCTTGGATCTAACAAAGGATGGACTGTTTTAGAAGTGCTCGATACAATGGAAAAAGTTACTGGAGTAAAACTTAACAGAGTACTAGCACCACGTAGACAAGGTGATGCAGTTGCAAGTGTAGTTGATAATCTTAGTGATTTTATTAAATTAGAAAAAACTATCGAAGACATGTGTTTAGATCAATACAAATTGGAAATAGGAAGAAATGGATAAAGAAACATACTACGGAGTTAGCGAAGACACTGTTACAATAACCCTTGATGCTTACAATACGACGACGATTGATTCAGTTAATTGGTCAGATGCTAATAATGCTGTTTTTAGTATAGACGGCATTACATTAGATAGTAGTTATGTAGAATTTGAAGATACTATGCCCGAAGTTGCTAAAATAGAAGACATGTGTAAAGAGTATCCAGCATTAGAAAAAGCGTATGAAAATTTTAAAACAATGTATAAACTGGTTCACCAAGACTGGGTCGGGAACCAAAAAAAGGAATCTAACTAATGGCTATGAATCATCAACCTAAAAAGAATGCCGACGCAGATTTAATTGCAGAGTTTCTAGCAAAAGGCAATGCTGTTACTGTAGGTAAAACTAAACCCATGGCAAATGAATTAGGCATTAGTAACTACACGTGGAATAACAAACTTACTAAGGCAGAGAAAGGTGCAAAGGACGGAAAATGAAAAAGAAATACTATAGCTGGAATGATCTAGAACTTGCTGCTAATAAGATTATTATACAAATGTATAAAGACGGATGGCAACCGGATTACATTGTAGGTATTACACGAGGTGGGTTGCCGTTGGCAACCGTTCTTAGTCATAAAATTGGGTGTAGAATGGAAACACTTAAAGTTAAACTACGAGATGCCGAAGATGGCGAAGATTGCGAAAGTAATTGCTGGATGAGTGAAGATGCGTTTGGATATAACTATCCAGAAAAATCTGGTGTCACTGGCGCACGTTGGGATATTAAACAACGTAAGAACATTCTCATTGTAGATGACATAAATGATACCGGTGCTACATTCAATTGGATCAAACAAGATTGGCAGAGCAGTTGTTTGCCTGATGAAGATAATTGGAATACAGTTTGGGGTAACAATGTACGCTTTGCTGTAATGACAGAAAATTTAGGTAGTAAGTTTAATGATGTAAACTATTACTACGACGAAGTAAACAAATCAGAAGAAAACATTTGGCTTGTATATCCATATGAGGCAGAGTAATGAGCAATGTTATAAAATTTGAACCAAAAGAAAAGATGTGGACACTGAAGTTTATTTGTCCACAAGTCGTTAGTGTAAACAAAACTAAGGATGACGATTTTGCTATTGAGTTGAATAGAGGCGCAGGCACGGCTTGGGTACCAGCTAAAACTAAAGTAGAAGCAAAACGTAAATTACACGCTGTTATTAAAATTACGGAATGGATTGATGATTAAAGATTGGTCCGTTACTGATATTACGAATCATATAAGTAAAATTGCTTGGGCTGAATCAGATAAACACATGGACGGATTTGTCACTTGGGGTTGTAAACAAGACCTTTATCAAATACTTTGGTTTGTAGAAAACAAACTTAGAAACTGTAGTACTTACGCAGGCGAAGAAGAGTTTGTCGAACAACACAATAAAAAAGAAACTTGGAGAATACTAAGTGAGAAATAAATATGCAATCAAAGTATTTCTTGACAAAACTGATTGGATTTATCTAACCGAAGCTGGAGGTACTATGTTTGAAGTAGTACCTAAGTTATTTAAAACTAGAAAAGAAGCAGAGAAATATTCCGAACTATTTAATAACATAGAAATAGTAAGATATAGAAATAAAAATAATTAACCCGTTGACAAATAATCTAAATAATGTTACTATAAACAATAAGATGACATCCTCGTCTATAACTCGGAGAAGATAATGAAGACAAGTAAAAAAATTAAACAACGCATCGAAGCGGCTAAAGGTCGTTATTGGGCAGGCGATAATATTTCGCAATACATTGAAGAAAATGAACTACCAGAACTTATCAACGAACTTGCTAAAAAGTTTGATGACGTGCTAGATAGTCTTGTAATCGATCGTAAAACAGATCCTAATAGTATGGATACTGGACGTAGACTTGCAAAAATGTATGTTAAAGAACTAATGTCAGGACGATACTATCCAATGCCCAATGCAACAGCATTTCCTAATCATGTAGATGATGGGTATGAAGGCATGCTGGTCGTGCGTAGCGAACTTAAAAGTGTTTGTTCGCATCATCACCAACCAGTAACAGGTGTAGCATATATTGGTATTATTGCAGCAGATAAACTGATTGGTCTTAGCAAGTATACACGCATTGCACAATGGTGTGCTAGACGTGGTACATTGCAAGAAGAACTATGTAACGACATTGCACGTGAGATTATGTCAGCAACAGGTGCAGCAGATGTAGGTGTTTATATTCAAGCTACACATGGTTGCTGCGAGAATCGCGGCATTATGGCACATAGTAGTCTAACACAAACTACTGTACTTAAAGGTGCATTTAAAACTGATCCAGGTACAAAGAAAGAGTTCTTTGACAATATTAAATTGCAACAGGAGTTTGCACGATGATGAATATTTTAGACATTAAAAGTAAACGAATTGATAATGTAAATCGTATTGTTAAAAATACAACGCCAAACTCTTGGGCACATAAACATTGGTCAACTGTTCTTGCTAGTTTATTACGTGATTGGAAACGATCGGTAGGAGAAGCAAAATGAAACTAAGATATAGCGAAGCGTTTTACAGCGTACAAGGCGAAGGTAAGTTTGTAGGAGTACCTAGTGTATTCCTGCGTACCTTTGGTTGTAACTTCCGTTGCATGAACTTTGGACTTGGTCGTGATGAGCCTAGTCGTGCAGAAAAACTTGCAAACGGACAAAGATACAATCAAGAAGTAAAAGACTTGCTGGACGGCGGTATATTAGATCGTGTTGAAAAGTTTGAAGACTTGCCTATTATCCATACAGGCTGTGATACATATGCAAGTATCTATCCCGAGTTTAAACACTTGGTACATGATGCTACTATTGATGAAGTAGTAGAACACATTCTGTCGCTTACTCCAGAAGGTAAGTGGACAATGGATAATGGACAGGATGTCCATTTGATTTTAACAGGTGGCGAACCTTTACTTGCTTGGCAGCGAATGTATATTGAATTGTTTGAACACCCGCGTATGAAGGATTTAAAAAATGTTACTTTTGAAACAAACACTACACAATATTTACACGACGATTTCTTTAAATATCTTAACAATCAAGATAGAATTACAGTTACATGGAGTTGCAGCCCTAAACTCTCCGTATCAGGAGAAAGTTGGGAAGATGCTATCAAGCCTGGCGTTGCTTTCAACTACAGTCTTGTGGACGGTAGTGACATTTATCTTAAATTTGTTGTTGCTGATCGTGCAGACATTGAAGAAGCTGGCAGAGCTGTTCAAGCATATCGTGACGAAGGCATTGAGTGTCCGGTATATCTTATGCCGCTTGGAGGACGTTCGGAAGAGTATAATCTCAACGTTCGAGAGGTTGCAGAAGTTTGTATGGAAAAAGGATGGCGCTTTACCCCAAGACTCCACATTAGCTTATTCGGAAATGCCTGGGGGACTTAAACAAAACGAGCAGTTGCGCAAAGCAATGAAGGCTCCAATAGACTTAGATAAAATTAGAAACGGATTATAAATGAACTATATTTTTACTAGTGAAAGTGTTAGCGACGGACACCCAGATAAGATCGCAGACCAAATCTCAGATGCACTCGTTGATGCAGGGTTAAAGGCAGGTGATACTACTACTCGTGTTGCGGTCGAAACACTTGTAACTACTAACCATGTTACGTTGGCAGGCGAAGTAAAAAACTTTAATGTGAGCAAGGACGAAGTAAAAGAAATTGTACGCAATAAAGTTAAAGAGATCGGTTATGAACAGGATGGGTTTCATTGGGATAAACTAAACATCTACAATGAAATCCATTCACAAAGTGCTGACATTGCGCTGGGCACTGATGACTTTGGTGCTGGAGATCAAGGCATTATGTTTGGATACGCTTGTAATCATACACCCAGTATGATGCCAGCACCTATTCATTATAGTCATGCGATTCTTAAAGAACTTAAAGCGTCACGTCTACCAGGCAGTGTACTTGGGCCAGATGCTAAGTCTCAAGTAAGTGTTGAGTATAATGGTGCTAGACGCGAAGGTATTGTTAACCGTATCGATCAGATTGTTATTAGTACGCAACACACCGAAGGCGATGTAGAAGTAGCAAGAGATTTAGCTCGATCAGTAGCAACAAGTGTATTAGGAGATTTAATTGATGACGAAACTGTATGGCACCTTAACCCAACTGGTAACTTTGTTATTGGCGGGCCTGACGGGGATGCGGGCGTTACTGGAAGAAAAATTATTGTGGATACATACGGCGGTTTTGCCCCTCATGGTGGTGGTGCTTTTAGCGGTAAGGATCCTACAAAAGTAGATCGCAGTGCAGCATACATGGCACGTTGGATTGCTAAGAACGTTGTAGCAGATGAAATGGCAGACTGGTGTAACATTCAGTTAAGCTATGCTATTGGTGTTAAACAGCCTACTAGTATTCTTGTTGATAGTAATGGACACAACCGTAGTATTGAGCGTTTTATTCGTAAAGAGATTGATTTAAGTCCAAAAGGAATCATTGATCGCTTTGACTTGTTTAACTTCCACGAGTACAGTAAGAATTGTGTGTATGGACACTTTGGTGACAAACTTGTACCGTGGGAAAGTATTGGATGGTAATGAGTCTGCTGATATATCCCACAGGTTCAGGCGGTCACTTTCTAACTGCACTGTGTGATAATTTTAAAATACCACACACTGTTACTAAAGATAACGAATGGATTATTGATCAGGCATCGGCTTTGTCAGTAAGCCATTTGTACATTCAGTGTTTTCCATTATCTAAATTTAGACAATTTTTGGATAGTATAGATAATGTATTGGTTATGGATATTGGATCATACCAATATTATGTGGAAGAATTAACTGACATTAAACGTGGCAAACATAGTCCCAGTAATTGGATTATGCCACCAGTAAACAGTCGTCGTATCAGCCGTCTTGTCAGCCGTGAGAACAGGAGGCATTATATTGCTTTCTATAACAGGTTGCAAAGGCTGGGTAAACGTGTTATACTTGTAAATTATAAGAACTTGATTATCAATCAACAGCATAATGAAATACAGAAATTTTTTGATTTTGTACATCTAAATGTTGATGACTTTGGTGGGATTGATGCAGTAGCAAGTTTGATTAAGGCGTATCATGACAGTAACACCAATGTAATGAAAAACAACGGAGCAATAAATTGCTTAAAAAATTAAAAATTGTAACGGGTAACACCCAGTATACAATATAGGAAAGGATTGGATGGTAATGAGTCTGATTAGTTATTTTGAAAATAGTTGGAAACCCAATTACGATAAATTTAAATATAGTGGATGGGCCCTTTTAGATAAAGTGCCAGAAGACGCTACTATCCTCGATGTAGGGTGCGGATACAATCTTTTTAAACCGCATTTTAAAGAACGTCTATACGGAATTGACCCAGCAAACGATGCAGCAGATGAACGAGTCGGAATTGACGAATTTAACTCTAGTAATCAGTGGGATATAGTTTTTTGCTTAGGTAGTTTAAACTTTGGCAAAGAAGATACAGTTTATAAACAAGTAGAAAAAACTGTAGCACTTACTAAACTTGGTGGTAAAATCTTTTGGAGATGTAACCCAGGTACAGGAGATCACCCGTGGAAAGGTGTAGAACAAATACAATTTTTTCCATGGACTGAAGATTTACATTATACATGGGCAGAAAAACTAGACTGTACAGTTATAGAATGCAAATGGGATACTGGAAATCGAATTTACGCCGAATGGCAAAAAAATAAAAAGGAAAATTAAAAAATGGATATAACGACATTGTTTCCGCTGTTTGAACCCACAGTTGGAATAGGAGTTTTATTAGTATATGGACTATTTGCATTTGCTATGACTTATTGGTATAGCAAAGGTTACAATTCTGATAAAACTAGTTTCTTAGTTGCAAGACGTGAACTAGGAACTTTTCAAGGTAGTTTAAGTGTTGCAGCAGCATGGCTCTGGGCACCTGGACTATTTATTAGTACACAACAAGCGTATGTAAACGGACTGGTTGGACTGTTTTGGTTTTGTTTAGGCAACTTCTTAACACTAGGTGCATTTGCATACTTTGCAAAACTAATAAGAGATAGAGAACCAAATGGGTTTACATTTAGCGGATACTTGCGCACTCGTATGAGTCCAAGAGTACAATGGCTATTTGTTGTAGAAATGTTGATCCTTGCAGTTTGTGCATTTGCTATTAACTTGATTGCAGGATCAACTACTGTAGCAACACTAACTGGTATTAACTATTCGCTTGCAACAGTGCTCATGGCTTCTATTGCAATACTTTATAGTTTCCGTACTGGTCTTAAAGCAACTGTTATTACAGAAGTTATTAAGATTATAGTTGTATGGACTGGTGTTATTATTCTTGTTCCATGGGCTATTAGTGCAGGCGGCGGCTGGGAGACAGTTGTGGCAGGGCTTGGCGGTAAGTCAGGTCAGGGTGCAAGTATATTTGGAACACCGTTTTCATGGGGTGTGTTTACTGGCTTTGGCGCGGCAGCGTTCTTAGGACATATGGGCGGACCGTGGGGTGATAACAGTTTTTATCAACGTGCATTTAGTATTAAATCTAAAAGCATTATCCCTAGCTACATAATTGCTAGTTTTGTATTCATTGTAATTCCAATTATGATGGGACTACTAGGGTTCCTAGCAGCAGGCGCCGGACTGGAAATTCCGAACAACATGGTAGGCAATACTAATGCCATTGTTATTGGAACATACTTACCAGGTTATGCAGCAATACTATTTGCATTTATGATCTTTGCGGGTCTTGTAAGTATACTTGATAGTCAGTTTGCAAGTGTAGCAAACATGACAGGACATGACATTTATAACCAATTCAAACAAGGCAATGACGAAAACGGTGCAGTAACATATGCTCGTTACGGCATGATTGTACTAGTAATTGCAGCACTAATTGTTGCTAATCTACCAGGAATGAGTATGGTATATTTGTTCTTATTCTTTGCTATACTAAGAGCTGCTGTTTGGCTACCTAGTATGATTGCGTTATTACGCCCAACTTGGGTTACAGAAGCAGGAATGTTCTGGGGTATACTAATAGCAGCTATTCCAGGAGAATCAATGTACATATATGCTAAACTATATGGCGGCGGGAATGATATTGCGTTTGCAGGTACATTGCTTGCTATATTTGGTGCTCCTTTGTTTACTTTGATTTTAAGTAAAAAGGACAGAGGATCAATTGCAGAAGCCTAAATTACTAATAGTTACCGGGCCACAGGGGTCCGGTAACCACTTGTTTAGTAAAATACTAAGCAAGCACCCTTTAGTACAAGGGTGGAGGATGCAGTCTTATTGGGAAGGGCATCATACAGAACCATTTAATGACTATTGGCAAAACCCAAACAACCTTGCAAACTTTGATTGGACACACCAATACTATTTTACTAGTATTAGCTGTCCGTATGTTAGAGATAAAAAGTTGCAAACTCCTAAATATCAAGAGTTTATAGAGTGTGCAAGCAAATACGCCGATATTAAAGTTGCTATTATAGGCAGAGATAAAACCATCTTAAATGTGCAGCAAACAAGAGTACGAAAACAGCCTACTACATCTATTGCATTAGACGCTTTTGAATACTTATTTAGACTAGATCATGTGTTTATTTCACAGGAATTATATCAATTGTATGGAAATGCCTATTTACAGTCCGTTAGCAAGCAATTAGATTTTCCTATAGCTTATCAGGCAATTAAAGAGGACGCAAATTCTAAGTATATAAATACCATAGATGAACAACCACTAGACTTAGAGGTATTTAAAGCATGCAAGGAATCTTGAATAACTATATATTAGTTACTGGCGCCCCAGGTAGTAAATGGAGCAGCGTTGTTAAAAATATTTATTGGAGTAAAGACGTTGATCAGTCTGATTATTCTGAAGAACGAACCTATTGGCACGACGCTGATACTCCGGGTACACCTCAGCTAATGCATATAGGCGCATACTGGGACCCAGGAATGGAGTTTGCTATATACGACTGGGACAGCCCTTTTACAGGTCATGGCACACGAATTATAAAATCACATACTTTTGCTCATCAATTAGAGCATTTTAAAGATCCAGGTTTTATACAAAAACCACAGTTATACCCGATAGTTATGGTTTATAGAAATGATTATGAATGTTATGAGTGGTGGAAACTATGTGGAGAGTTTAACATTACTTATCCACTATATGATCTTTACTATAAAAATTTAGATAATATGTGGTTAGAAATTCAAAAACAAAATAAAGATATTTTAACATTTTGTAAAAATAACAAAGATAGAATAACAAGAGTACTAGATAATTACCATTTAGCAGATACTATAAACATTACTAGAGAAGGTATTAAAACTAGACATGACTATAAAGCAAAGGGTATAGAAGTATATGTATACAAGTAATTGGGAATCAGGTAAAGCACAAAGTGATTATCACTTTGATTGGAAACGACACGAATTAGCAGGACACGATTTTCGTTGGGTTGGACGTTTTAACGGTGAATGGAATGTTGAATTAGACGAAATTAAAAAACAAGCGCACCCAAAGACTTGGGGGTCAAGAGGTAAGCAATATCACCCAGCTCATCCTGATTTGATTGCAGAAGAAAACGATCTTGTTAATGCAGGCATGAGTAAGGACGTAGTTATATTTCGTAAACACTTTGAGTTTGAAGGAATTTGGCGTAATATGATCGATAGTCTCGGAATGACTGATACAAAACAAGCATTTCATATACAGTACCCGGGAGAAATGTTAAACTTACATATCGACAAACAATATGAAATGAACGACGATCCTTATAAAGTTGCTCGCTTTTTTATATTTTTAGAAGACTGGAAACCAGGACAATTTCTGCAAATGGGTACTAGTTTTATGCAATGGCGCAAAGGCGACATTGTATGGTTTGATTGGCGTAACATGCCACATGCTAGTGCAAATGCAGGATGGGACCCTCGTTGTCTAATTCAAATTACTGGAACAACGACTCGTATTACCGAAGAATTATTATTGGGCAAAGTTAAAATAATTACTTTATAAAACTCTTGACAACTAATCAATATTGTATTATAATAAAACAAATAGGAGATAGCTGTGAAAAATTGGCTTAAAAAAATAACAGGAATTGCTGTTAAAGAAGAAGCGTTAGCTCAAGAACAAGCAATACTAGAAGAAGAAAAACTTGAACTTCTTCGTAAAAAAGACCCTAAAGAGTATGCTACTAAAAAAGGAGAACCTTGGGTTAGTGTACTCGACGTTAAACTAAACGACGAAAATGTTCGTAATGGATTTTTTGAATTAGACTGGAATGAAATCTTTATAAAGCAATTAATTGCAGCAGGATACGGCGAAGAAGCTGATCCTCAAGAAGAAGTTGTAGATCGTTGGTTTAGAGATATTGTTTATAATATGTTAGACGAAGAAGGACTTGACACTTCTAGAGGAAGTGGTTATATTAATGTAGTACCAATCTCAAAAGGCAAAAGCGAAGTATCATGAGCACTTATATTTTAGTAGACACAGCAAACACTTTCTTTAGAGCTCGTCACGTAGTACGTGGCGATATCGATACAAAGGTAGGCATGGCACTACACATTACACTAAATAGTGTAAAGAAAGCATGGACTGACTTTAATGCAGATCATGTTGTATTCTGTTTAGAAGGACGCAGTTGGCGCAAAGACTATTACGAGCCCTACAAACGTAACAGACAAGTTGCACGGGACGCTCTTACTGTGCGTGAGCAGGAAGAAGATACAGCGTTCTGGGAAATCTTTGACGAGTTTAAAAACTTTGTATCTGAGAAGACTAACTGTACTGTTATGCGTCATCCGCAACTAGAAGCAGATGATTTGATTGCAGGTTGGGTACAAGCACATCCTAATGATAATCATGTTATTATTAGTACAGACGGTGACTTTGCACAGCTTATTAGTCCTCGTGTACGTCAGTACAACGGTGTTGCTAATATGACTATCACACACGAAGGTTACTTTGACGACAAAGGCAAGCCTGTAATTGACAAGAAGACTAAAGAAGCAAAGCCTGCGCCTAATCCTGCATTTATGTTGTTTGAGAAATGTATGCGTGGTGATACTAGTGATAATGTCTTTAGTGCATATCCTGGTGTTAGAACCAAAGGCACTAAGAACAAGATTGGTCTTACAGAAGCATTTGCTGATAAACATACAAAAGGGTTTAGTTGGAACAACATGATGCTACAACGTTGGGTAGATCACAACGGGGTCGAACATCGTGTGTTAGACGACTATAATCGTAACGTTGTTTTGTGCGATTTAACTGCGCAACCTATTGATATTAAAAGTTTAATAAACGAAACTATAAACAATGTAGAATCTAAAGAAATTGCACAAGTTGGAATGAAACTTATGAAATTTTGTGCTAAATGGGATATGCAACGTATTGCAGATCATGCAGCGCAGTATGCAGAACCGTTAAATGCAAGGTATGTAAAATGAAAGAACAAAAAATTATAGTTAAACCTATATTAGAGGATAAATTTTGGATTGTAGAAGATTCAGGAGTGCGTATAGGCACACTTAGTAAAGACAATGACACATACGTTTATTCAAGTAAAGGAAAAGTTTCTTTATATGCAAACGAAAGTCAATTAACTAAGAAGTTTGGAAAAAACTTTCTAACTGCAAAAATTATAAAAAATAACAGCAATAATAGTAATTTTGATGTTAACGGGTATACAACTAGATCAAATCCGTATAACAGCATGTATGATATATCTCGAAAGTTACCATTATTCACCAAAAGTCCCAAAAGCACAAGCATTTACTGTGCAGGGTACTATTTGGTTAAATTTAATGTTAATTGGCTTCGGAGTTTTTGTCCTAAACTAATTACAGTTGAACGTAATGAATATATAGGACCTTTTAAAACAGAACTAGAAATGAAAGCAGCACTGAGTAATGTCAATCGATCCAATTAACACTATACCAATACAGCAATTTATACAACAAGTAAAATCAGCAGACTCAACTAATCAAAAAGAAATACGTTTAACTATAGTAGATGCTAAAAATCTTGCATTTACATTAGGAATTGTTATGAGTAGATTACAAGGTGATTTAGAAAAACTTGTAAAAGAAAATGCCGGGGCAGGAGTTGACGACTTAATAAAGGTTGAAATAGGATCAACTAGTAGTAACTGGTGAATTATCTAATCCAAATTTGATAAATATATACGTAGTTAATTAAAGGACAACGTATACCATGTCTAGACCAAAACCAAAAGTGTTATTAGAATACACCAATAATCGTAATTATAAAACAGAACAAGTGTTAGATGCAGAAGCAATATGGGCAGTTTTTTATAAAAAACAGCCGTTCAATCTTAAAAGTTCTAATAGTTTAACAAGTTATCCAGGTCCTAAATATAAAAAAACCAGTTTCTCAAATCCAGGTCATGCTATTAACTTGGCTAAAAAATTAAATTCTACATTTAAAACCAAAGACTTCGGTGTGTATAAACTAACTTCGGGCGAAGAAATACAAGAATAATGAATAAAATTGTCTATACTAAAGTCTTTTTGAAAGAACTAGATAAAAGTACAAATGATGTAGAAGTAAAAGGGTATTTGCCATTATGGTGGCAAAATACTAGAGAGAATGGTGGACTAAGGTTAACCGAAGAAGGATTTAATATAATAAATCAAATTGAGTTAACTATGTATGACATTCCGTTTCCGTTAGATATGCCAATCACCTCCCAAGTTATAATATTTTTAGACAAATTTATAGACTGCCCTTACTATGTAACCAAAACTAGTATTTGGGTTACTGGAGAGAGAAAAGCAGTAGAGTTAACTCTATTTTCAGGAGACATCAGAAAGTATGGGCTTGCAAAAGCATTATCGAGATCAAAAGATATTTAATTTAAACTTTTCTGAAAAATAACAAAAAAAACAGTTGACATTAACCCTAGATAATGTTATAAACGTACATAGGCACTGATTAACAACATAGAAGGAATACAGAATGTCCGACAATACTCGCACCGTTAGTCCGAACAAAGCTAAAAACGCAATTCGTCATGCAATGCTTAAAAAACGTCCACTGTTCCTCTGGGGTCCTCCAGGAATTGGTAAATCTGATATTGTAGCACAAATCTGCGAGAGCTTTACTAATAGTTATCTTATTGATATTCGTTTGTCGCTTTGGGAGCCTACAGACATTAAAGGTATTCCGTATTTTGATAGCAACTCGGGTACAATGGTTTGGGGTGCGCCTTCGGAACTTCCTACACAAGAATTTGCAAAACAGTACGATACAATTGTACTTTTCCTAGACGAAATGAACTCAGCGGCTCCTGCTGTACAAGCAGCAGCATATCAGTTGATTTTGAATCGTAAAGTTGGCACTTATAAACTGCCAGACAATGTAATGATTGTTGCAGCAGGTAACAGAGAAGCAGACAAAGGTGTTACGTATCGTATGCCTGCTCCGTTGTCTAACCGTTTTGTTCACTTAGAACTTTCTGTAGACTTCGACGATTGGTTTCAATGGAGTATTGACAATAAAATTCACAAGGACGTAGTTGGTTTCTTAACATTTAGTAAGAAAGACCTATACGACTTTGATCCACGTTCTCCTAGTCGTTCGTTTGCAACTCCACGTAGTTGGTCGTTTGTTAGCGAACTACTTGAAGATGACTTAGACGAAGCTACTACCACTGACCTAGTTGCAGGTGCAGTAGGTGAAGGGCTTGCGGTTAAGTTTATGGCTCACCGTAAGGTTGCTAGTAGTATGCCAAACCCGTCTGATATTTTAGACGGTAAGGTAAAAGAGATGAAATCTAAAGAAATCAGTGCCATGTATTCCTTAACGGTTTCGCTTTGCTACGAACTTAAAGAAGCAGCAGATAAAAACGATAAGAAGTTTGATAACAAAGTACATAACTTCTTACGTTTTGCAATGGATAACTTTGAAACAGAACTAATTGTTATGGGTATTAAACTTGCCCTTACGCAATATGCTCTGCCAATTGATCCAGATTCCGTTGAATGCTTTGATGAGTTCCATGAGCGCTACGGCAAGTATATTAAAGCAGCTCAAAGTTCTTAATATACAGCAGAGTCATAGGAATAGGCAGCAATTCGGAGATGCTGCCTATTCTACTATTATGAGGTTGACATTATGATTAAATATGTTATATTATAGTATAGGCACTGAAAAAGAGGTACATTATGTCTGTTAAAAAAACTGCTAGTAAAATTAAAAACTGGGAACCAAATCCTAATCTTACTACAGAAGAACTAGAAACAATGCGTGTAGAAGTGCTCGATCGTATTGTTATAGCTCGAGTTGGGCTATTGCTTCGTCATCCGTTTTTTGGAAATATGGCAACACGTCTAAAAATACAAGCTGCTGACGAATGGTGCCCTACTGCTGCGGTAGACGGCCGTACACTTTATTTTAACACTCAATTTTTTAATGCTATGAACAATAAAGAAGTTGAGTTTGTTATTGCTCACGAAATTCTGCATTGTGTATTTGATCACTTAGGACGTCGAGATCAGCGTAATCCTAAATTGTATAACATTGCTGCTGACTACATTGTAAACAATCTACTTGTACGTGATCGAATTGGTGCAAAACCTAAAGTTGTCAATTGTTACCAAGATTTTAAATATGATAAGTGGACTAGTGAAGAAGTATACGAAGACTTGTTTAAACAAGCAGAAAAAAACGGACAAGACTATCTTGACCAACTAGGCGAAATGCTAGATGAACATTTGGATTTAGAAGGCGATGGCAGCGACGATGGCGATAACAAAGATGGCAAAAGTGGCCGTCCCCGTTACAGTAAAGCAGAACTTGATCAGATTAAAGACGAGATCAAAGAAGCTATGTTGAGCGCTGCTCAAGCTGCCGGTGCAGGTAATACACCTGGTGAGATTGCCCGTATGATTAAAGATCTAACAGAGCCAAAAATGAACTGGCGTGAACTACTACGTCAGCAAATCCAAAGTACTGTACGCAACGATTATACATTTAGTCGTCCTAGCCGTAAGGGACAAATGACTGGTGCTATTTTGCCAGGTATGAACTTTGATGAAACTATTGACATTTGCATTGCACTTGATATGAGCGGATCAATTGGCGACGAGCAAGCACGTGACTTCTTAAGCGAAATTAAAGGCATTATGGACGAATATAAAGACTACAACATTAAATTGTGGTGCTTTGATACTAAAGTGTATAACGAGCAAGACTTTAGTGCAGACGGCGGCGATGATTTGATGGACTATGAGATCAAAGGCGGCGGTGGCACTGACTTTGATGCTAACTGGACATATATGAAAGAAGAAGGCATTGAGCCTAAGAAGTTCATTATGTTTACAGATGGATATCCCTGGAGTAGTTGGGGTGATGAGAATTATTGCGACACAATCTTTATTGTCCATAGTCACCCTAACAAAAATCTAGAAGCACCGTTTGGAATGACAGCACACTATGATGCGGCATAGAGAAAAAACTATAAACCCATTAAATGTTTTAAAAATAAGGAAGGTAGAGTTCTGTCCTCCTTATTTTGAAACTATAACTATAGAACTAACTTACAATCTATCAAAGGCATTAAACGAATGGATATTTGATAATCTTTCAGGAAGATATTATATAGGAGATTCGATAGGATTGCAAGACAATGACTTTGATAAGAAAATACATAGAAAAATAAAAGTAGGTTTTGAAAATTCTAAAGAGATGAGTTACTTTATGTTAGCTTGTCCACTTTTGAAATACAACAAATAAAAATAGCATATATAATTTATAAAAGGAGAAAAGTATGTCTACCCAACCACAACCGGATAACACTAACGAGTTAACAATTCAAGATTTAGCCCTTATGAAAGGTATTATTGATCTTGCAAGTGAACGCAGTGCGTTTAAACCTGCCGAAATGGCAGCAGTTGGTACAATCTACAATAAACTAACTAACTTTTTAAAAGTTGTAGAAGAGCAATCAAAAGCAGCACAAGCAGCACAAGCAGCACAAGTAGAAGATGCAGCACCAGAAAGTGTAGAGGAATAACATGTCTTTAAAACACGTTGGAAGATTTAAAAATAGCAAAAAAAGAGTTATTGTAGCATATCGTACTATACCAGGAGACCCTTATAGTGCTCTTGTTGTTGCAACCGAGTCATTGCCTGCTGACGAACACGATTCGTTAATTAAACTTGTTGAATCAGCTGCTGGGCAAGAAGCAATTGAATTAGCTGATGCAATGTCTAGAACATGGTTTAATGATGGCAGAAATATACTTGCAGGGCTTCATAGCACTGGCAAACTTAGAAAAGTAAGTACAAAGGATGTCGAAATGGTTCCTGATTCAAAAACAAACATTGGATTAGATGAACTTAATGAACTTATTGCAAAACAAAAAGGTATTTCAATAGAAGACCTAGCAATTAAAGCACCTGGTGATACTAGTCCTGCTAAAAAGGTTGAAACAAATGTACAAAATCCAGTAGATGCATATACATCTTCTAACATGAATGCAATGGACGAAGTTATTACAACCAGTGAAACTGTATTAGACGACGATTCACTTGCTGCACAATTGCGTAGTCAAGCAGATGCTATGTTTAAAGAAGCAAAGCGTTTAAGAGAACAAGCAGAAGATCTGGCTCCTACTAAGAAGAAAGCTAAAATTACAGAAGGTGCCTAAAAAGAAAATAATACTCACTCCAGAACAACAAGAAAGTTGGCACGAAATATTTGACGATATAGAGATGTCTTATCTTCCTATAGAATATATAGACAGATTACTAGTTAAGTTTAAAGACGGAACCACCTGGGACATTGATATAACTGATAGTAAAAGAAAACAATCGCTCGAGGAAATTGAAGATAGTCTTGAAGAAATGTTTGAAGAATACGATGAGTTAATTGACGCTTTAGACTTTAGACTAGACATAGATCGTGTAAAACACGACTTGACTAGAAGAGTCTTTAAATTTCTTAAATTAAATAAGTGATAAGTTGACTAGAGTGATAAATATATGTAACAATCACTCTAGGAGACTTATCACATGACATTGCGACTAAGACGCGGCACAGATGCACAAAGGCTAAGTATTACACCAGCCGAAGGCGAAGCAATATACACAACCGATACTAAAAAAGTTTATATCGGCGACGGAACCACTGCAGGAGGCATTCTAGTAACTGGTGGCGGTTCAGGTGGTGGCGGATTAGCTGCTGTTGTAGATGATACAACTCCAGAGCTTGGTGGAGATTTAGATCTAGCTGGATTTGCAGTAATAGGTTCGGGTGACATAGCAATTACCGGCGATATTAGCGCTCGCTTTATACAAGCCGATTTTAACGGTAATATAGTAGCTGATGATAGTACAATAATCGTTAACATTGCTACAAGCAATGCTTCATTCAATAACGTAATTGCAAATAATATGACTGTTGTAGATCAAATTGTAGCAGGAAATGTAATTGAAGCGCCTCTCTTTAACGGATCGTTTAACGGCGAATTTACTGGTAGTGTTTTTACAGATAACAGTACATTAATTATAGACGGGACAACTGGGGTAATTGATACAACTAGCGGTCTAAATTATAATGGATTTATGACTATAGAATCAACTCGAGAGGGTTTAACTTCTACAGTTGAGTTTATTAATACCGGTGAAGCACAAGAAGTAAACTATGTAAGAACAGATGCAGGAACGCAATCTGATGTGCGTATCGGATCAACGTCGTTTTTCCAAGTCGACGATACAGGTACTACACAATACGGAGTTATAAGTGGGTGGCACTCGGGCATATATTTATTGGCCTCATCTATCGGAGATGACGTTGAAGAAAGCTATGTAAGTTTTATTGATGGCGCGATTGTTGTTGGAGGTTATTATCCAGACGCTAAATTAGATGTACGAGGTGATGCTATTATTACTGGCGGACTTACTGCTGATTTAACCGGTAGTGTGTTTGCTGATGACAGTACTCTATTAGTAGATGCTGTTAACGGAACAATCAATCTAGAGAATACTTCAATAGAGACATTGCTTGATGTAAATATAGTAAGTCCTACAACAAATCAAGTTTTAAAGTACGATGGTGCAAACTGGGTTAATGCTGCGGACGCTGGTGCTGCTAGTGCAATAAGTATTAATGGTGTAACGCAAGCTGCTACAGGCGTAGTTACAACCGATTCAGCACACGGATTATATGACGGACAATCAGTTACTATTGTTGATGTAGTTGGCATGACAGAACTTAATGGCAATGATTATTATGCCGATGTATTAACTTCGGCTACATTTGGGTTGTATTCGGATGCTGCATTAACAACTCCAGTAGACACTAGCGGCTTTACACTTTATGATTCAGCCGGTACTGTTACAGGTGGTGCACCAACTAATGCACTTACATTAAACAATCAATCAGCAGCATATTATCTAGCATGGACTAACATTACTAGTAAGCCAACAACAATAAGTGGTTACGGAATTAGTGACGCAGTTGCAGATTTTGCCGATTTAGGGGCTACTCCAACTACGTTAGCAGGATACGGAATCAGTGATGCAGTAGCATCAAGTTCTATTTCAGTATTTGGTGCGTCATTAATTGACGATGCCAATGACACAACAGCAAGAACTACACTAGGATTAGGTACAGCAGCAACTACAGCAGCTACTGACTATGCTACAGCAGCACAAGGGTCAACAGCCGACACAGCAGTACAACCAGCAGCATTAGGCAACTTTACATTTACAGGTAGTGTATTAGACAGCAGTGATAGTAGTAGTATTACAGTCACTCCAGCAGTTACAATGAGCAGCGACTTAACTGTCGAAAATGACTTGCGTGTGACAAATACTGTTTATGCTGAAAGATTTGAAAGCACAAGTACTGGTACTCCAGAAATTGTTGCTGCAGCAAACTTAGACTTAACAGCAGGAAATGCAGTACGTATTACAAGTAGTGTCCTAAGACTGGCTAGTTTTACCAGTGCCGAACGTGATGCATTAGCAGCACAGAATGGTGATGTTATTTATAATACTTCATTAAACAAATTCCAAGGGTATGAAAACGGTGCTTGGGCTAACTTAATCTAAGGACTAAATCATGGCTGAAAAAGAATATATCGTAAGTTTAAACAAAGACGTTGATTATGATGCATTTTGGAATCAAATCGAAAATGCTAGCGAAGATGACGGATTTGTTCCAACTAGACGAGTCGACATTGTTAACAACAGAGATGGCAGTTTAAGAAGCTGCCATTACAGTTTAACAGACGAAGAAGCGGCAACACTAGCAAATGATCCTAGAGTCTACAGTGTAGAAATTCCACCAGATCAACGTGATGATATAGAAATTGGACACCACGCTGTACAAAGCGGTACTTGGACCAAAGACGGCACTATAAGAAGTACAGACTTAAACTGGGGCATGATACGAGGGGCTTATAGCGAAGATAAATGGAATGCTGCAACCAGTATTGCTGCTGAGTTTCCTTATGTATTAACAGGCAAAGGTGTTGACGTTGTTATACAGGACAGCGGACTAAGTGTTGATCATCCTGAATTCCTTATGGAAGATACTGCCGAATATACAAGTACAGCAGTAGCAAGCGATAGTTCAAACGGAGCAGTGTTTGATAGAAGTTTAACAGTACACGGTATAAAAATTGTAGTAGCTGGAGCAGTGGGCGGACAACTAACAGTTCCAGCTTTTTGGGCAGAAAAAACAGCAAAGGTTATCCAACTGTTAATTAGTCCAACAGGTACACATATTAATCTAACAGATCAAAAAAAACTGATAGCAACTCTAAAAGGTGACGCTGGCACAACACACGCTGGTGTACCCGCGGCTCAAAGGATTGGCTACGGAGGTGGTGACAGTTACGATCCTAATTGGTTAACAGATGATGGTGCGGCACAGTACGCAGGATACACAGACTTTTTAGACAGTCATGCAGTTAATGACATGGTATGGTATTTAAATACATCAGGACCATCACCTTCTACTAGTGATAGAGACATTGAAGAAATTATGGAACACTTGTTCCACACAATACATAACTTTGGTATTCCAGGAGCAGTGGGCGATAGTGCTACACAAGTTCCAATGGACATGCTACTTTTTATTATGCAAGAAAATCCTAGTTTCTCTTGGACAACGACAGCATTACATCTTGCTATGAAAGAAGCTATTGACGCAGGGTTATATGACCCTAGTGGATACGCGACAGATTGGGCAACAGATTATGAAGCGGCAGTTGTAGCATATAAAGAGTACACATATTTGGTCAACTGGTCAATGTGGGATATGAGTCAATTCTGGGATGGAGGAAGCCTTTCACCTGAATGGGATGACTCATTAAAAACACGAGCAGGTATGAAAGCTAATAACCCATTAGGTTATGCTTTGTTTATTAAATATTTCCAACCTGTTTTATCAAAACCTAGCTTTACTACACTCCAAGCAATATTTCAAGATAATGATGCTGGCGATTCACAGTATCAAATAAGCAATTCTGGGTATTATAGAGTACAACAAATTGATTGGTACGAAGAAAGCAGTATAATCGGCACACAAAACGCTAACCATTATAGAGACTATCACGGACACGGATCTCACTGTGCGGGCACTGTAGCGGGTCGTACAATGGGTTGGGCAAAGGATGCTGCTATATACAGTGTGAAAGTTAGCGGATTAGAAGGCACAGGCGATGCTACAGGTATTAGTATTACTAATTGCTTCGATGTTATTAAACTTTGGCACAGAAATAAACCCATAGATCCAGTAACAGGATTTAAACGTCCTACTGTTGTTAATATGAGTTGGGGATATGGATTTTCACCCGGTACAGCAGACCCAACTACAGGTACGTTTAGAGGAACTCCGTGGACATACGGACAACCTAGTTTTAGTACATCAAATGAAGTTTGGGCAAACGCAGGTATTCAGCCTGTCCGAGGGTCATCTAGATCGTTTAATAGTCGTGTTGGATCAGTTGATATTGATTTAGAAGAATTAATCGACGAGGGTGTACACGTTTGTATTGCTGCCGGCAACAGTTATTATTATATTGCAAGAGAAGGCGACGACGACTACGATAACAACGTAGTTGTTAGTGGATCAACACGATATTATCATAGAGGATCGAGCCCATATAGTACCAATGCATTTGCAGTAGGTAATATGGATATAACGTATCAAGGTGGACTAGAACACAAAGCCGAGTCAAGTTGCACAGGACCTGGCGTAGACATATATGCTCCGGGTACAAGTATTACCAGTGTAGCCAGCACAGACAAAGCAGGTGCTTGCGATTTAACAGATGGCACAGATGCTAGTGTCGCAACTGCAAATAGTCCATTAAATGCGTCTTACAAGCTGATGAAGATATCTGGTACTAGTATGGCATCGCCTAACGTAGCAGGTATGATTGCTACTATATTAGAAGCTAATCCAGGCATGACACCTGCAGAAATGAAAAAGTTTATACACAATAACTCAACCAAAGGGTTGCTGTATGATGAGGCATTTACTATTGATAGACCTATAAATGTTGCTGTTACTAACAACGGAACATCAACTTGGGTTGTAACAGGAGACTTTTCAGGCGAAAATGCTACATTTGGATGTCGAATAGGAGATACTATAAACATTATTAACAATGCAAGTTCTGCACATCCATTGTATATAAAAATATCACAAAATGTACCAGGTACTGGAGCTCAAGCGTTATATGTGACCAATGCAGGGTGCTACGGCGGCGAAATGCTTACGTGGGTTCCGTATGCAGCAGGTAGTTATTATTTTCAATGCGGAACACACAGTGGTATGATGGGTACAATTGTTGTTTCAGCAAACAATCCAGCTTGGTCAGATCAAGACGCAACCCTTGGCGGTCCAAATAGAATATTTAAAACACCGTTTAATCGAGATATAACAAGTAAATTTAATGTATCAGGAAACATAGATGTCAAATAAATATTGACTTTATTGCTTTATTGCTATATAATAATAACATGTTTCAATATACAAAAAATAATCATATAAAATGTTCGTTTTCAAGTGGCATTCTTAACCTTGAACACGGAAAATGTAATTCGCATAAATCGTGGCGAGAAGAATGTAAAAGCGTAGCACAAGAGCTTTATGACTTACACGGTAACAAATTAGTTGTTACACTAAGTGGCGGGTTAGATAGCGAAGTAGTATTACACAGTTTTATTGCTAACGGAATTATTCCAAAGGTAGTTATACTTAGATATGAACGCAATTTAAATCTTCACGATATAAACTATGCTTTACGTATATGTGCTGCTAGGCAAATATCACCTAAAATAGTTGACGTAAATGTTTCAGAGTTTTTTAGAACAGACTTATTAAACTATGCTAATATTACAAAATGTAGTAGTCCTCAACTAAACTTGTTAATAAATAGTATCGACAATATAGACGGTATTCCTGTTATAGGAGCAGGCGAAAACTATCTTTCTCGTAAAGAAGGCAAAAAAGAAGTCTACGATTTAGAAGAAGCTAAGATAGCAGCAATTTATAAGTTTTATGAAAATAAACAACGTGAAATAATACCTGCGTTTTTTCAATATACTCCAGAATTAATGATTAGTTACTTACAAAAAGAAAGTATGTATCGCTGGGTAGAAACTGCTAAACAACAAAAATATATAAACAGTAAAAAAATTAAACCAAGTATTATTGCTGAAGACTTTGATATTGAACCTAGAGGAAAACTTACAGGGTTTGAACTTATAGACGAACTTGAAAGGCATCAACGATCTGTGCTAACTAATGAAAATTTAGGTGATGATGGAGAACAATGGACTAATTTTGAAGATTATATTAAAGAATTTGGTGTTGATTTATTAAGAGATATAAACTATGTCTAAACACAAACTTATTAAATTTTTAAATAAAAAAAATATTTCATTAGGATTAAGTAACAATACAACCGATCTACGTCCTGTAGAAAATGTAGGATATGGAAGATTTGCTACACAAAATATAAACGAAGATGAAATCATTTATCGTGCAGGCGGTATGTGGATAACCGATGAAGAAAGAAATTGTTATGAACAAGATTACTTCCATTTAGTTGAAGGATGTTGTTTTTTTCAAGGTGGATTAAAGTATTATCTTAATGGATGTCATAATCATAGTTGTGAACCTAATGCTTACGTACAAGAAAATATTATACGTGCATTAAAAGATATTAAGAAAGATGAACAAATTACTATCGACTATGCTAGTTTTATTGATCACGGGTATACTATTTTAGCAGAGTGTAATTGCGGTAGCAACACATGTAGAAATCACATTACAGGTAATGACTGGCAGTTGTATAATCTACCATTAAAATATAACTATAGGGTTAGCGGTAGTATACTTAGAAAGTGGCTACTTTCTCAAAAAACTTAATATAGTTTTTGGCATTGGCTGTAAACATTGGAACAAACAACAATACATCATTATGCTGCCTAATTAAGTATCCTTCTTTTTGTAGTTCTCTACGAACATAAATTCCGTCATTAACTTTTATTCCAAAAACTAATCCACGATTAGTATAATCTAAATTGTATTTTTTTAACTGTGTTATAAATTGCTCCTGTGTATTTTTATTATTAACAGTATTTAATAACTCAATTGTTTTTAGTAAAGTTTGACAAGCAATAGGGTGTCCAGACATAGTATACCCATGCGAAAAAACACTGTCTGTATTTTTTATATAATTACCTATACTTTCATTTACCATCACAGCACTTAGAGGAAAAAGTCCGTTGGTTAGTCCTTTACTGGTTATAAGTATATCCGGTTTCCAATCAAAGCTATAGTCTGCTCTTCCAAGGCCGGTTACAGTTTCGTCAAATATTATATTAAAGTTGTATAGTTTTTTTAACTCAAATAACTGCTGTAACACTTCAGTATCAAACTCTATAACACCTTTTGTGACCATCATTGGTTCTATTAAAACTGCGCTTGTTTGGTTGTTTACAGCGTCTACAAGCGTCTTGTAGCTATCAAAAACTTGTGCTTGTGTGTTAGATCCATGATAAGCGTCTTTGTACGCTAGTACGTTAGATTTACTGTTATAATACTTACTAATATAAATTGCACTATCAATAGCATCGCTGCCACTATGCCCAAAGAATACTCTATTATATCCAAAGTGTTCGCATATTGTTTTAGCAGCAAGTTCGGTAACATCGGTACTACTCCAAAAATGTGTAGGATAGAAATGTATATCAGTATTAAAAGAATCAGCATAACTAGGATTATTATATCCGAAGTTTACATTCCATAATCCACTATTACAATCAAAGTATTGTTTACCGTCTTTATTGTAAACTATATCGTTGTTTCCTGAAACAAATATTTCAGGATCTGTAAATCTACTATGATTAGTATACGAGAATATTTGATTAGACATTAAACTCATCTATTGTATTTTCAATACAATTTCCTATTAAAAAGATAGTGTCGCACCCTTCTCCTGTTATAACACTATGCGTATATTTTGGATCAAATATAAATGCATCACCTTCGTTGATTATTAGCTTATTGTTGTCATAGGTAAATTCCGAATGTTTGTGATTTTTACTAATACATTGAACATATCTCAATGGACTATTTTTATCAACATGCATCGGTGTCTCGTGTGGCCCTTTATGAATACTATACCACAGATACATAAAATTACGAGTTTTACAAGTACTATAGTATTTCTTTTTGTCGGCAATACTTTCATGACTAACACTATGAAGAGGCACAGTTTTATATCCGTTTTCAGCTAATACTGTACCATCGGCTCCTGTATGTAAAGTTGTTGTATATGCTGTTTTACCTAAAAATTTATAACTAGGCGTCCAGATATATTCCGCAGTGGTATTTTTTTCTTTGATGTTCTGATTCTCATCACTATATATAGTAATCATAATAAAGTCGTGTATTACACTGCTAAAAACTTTGTGCAGCTCATGATTAATTTGTGTATCAAATACGTGTTTAAAATAGATTGGATCAAACAGCGGCTTAATAAATTTTATATTGTTCATAGTTTAATAGGTACCTGACTATTTCTCTGATCTCCGTCTATTGGATACATCCAACTAGTGTTGTATGTCATATTTCCTGTAAGATCGTTGTGTTTTATTAATCCGAGGTGATACTTACCGATCCATTCAATATTTGATTTATAAACATAGTCAGGTACTATTCCAGAACATAGTGCATCTGTAGCTTCATGATGATTTAATCCAAAACTACGGAGTCTCGGATATGCCCAAAAACTTACATTATAGTCAGCATGTCTTTCAAACTGTGTTCGAGGATGGGTTTCCATTATAGTTTCCCATCTTAACGCAATTTCTTTAGCTTTAGTTAAATCCATAGTACCGTGTCTCCAATAGTATTCGGGATCCCATCTTACTTCTTGTATTCCAAATTTGTCAGACTTGTCACTAAAAGCATTGCTTGTACGTCCACCAGCATCTGATATGAAAAGTATTTCGTATTGTGCTTTATCAATAACTTGTTGATTAAGTAACCAATCAGCAGTATCCATTAAACTTTCTTCAGTTTCGCCAGGAAGCCCTACTATAAAACTAGTAAGTATAAAGATTTCGTCTCCTGCCGTTTTGCGAATCCACTCTAGTATTCCTTTGATTTTTTCAGGGTCTAAACCTTTACCGGCAATTTTTGCTGCTGTATGATTAAATGTTTCAACGCCAAGGAACATACCTCTACATCCCATGTCTAGCATTTTATCTAACATTTGTGGAAATTTGTAAAACATATCCGGTCTAGTATAAGCAATCCACTCGATCTTAAACGGCAAGCTACTAATAACATCATGCATCATATTAATTTTTGCCATACTGTCATTTACAGTGTCATCAGTTAATTGATATCCTGTAGTACCAAATGTTTTATAATTATAAATTAATTCTCTTCTTAAACATTCAGCACTTTTAATAACTGTTCCACTATGATCATAGAAACAGAACTTACATCCAAATCTACAACCTTTTGATATTTCTAATGGAAGCCATTCTCCCGGCTGTACACTATCTAACGGTAACCATTTTGTTTGTGTAACTATTGCACCTTTACCTGCTAATGCCGGTTCGTTAATAAATGTCACTCCGTCTTTTATGCGTACTTGAGACGGATTTAATTTTCCGTTTAAAAAGTCAACAATTGTACTTTCGCTATATCCATGAAAAGCATAATCAACATAATCTATCATTGCTTTAGGCAATATCTTACCTATTTTGCTATGTACAAAGTGCTGTTTATATATTGTATCTACTAACGCTCCGCCTATTATTATTTTTGCGTTTGGCGCACGACGTTTTAATTCCTTAAACCATTCGCAACATTCTTCATGACTAAAATGCCATAAATTAAATTTTCCTTGAGTAGGATTAAAAGGATTATTTAAAAACGTTAAACTTAAAGCAACATACTCAGTATCTGGTGTTACTAACTGTTCAAAGAAATCAAAGAAGTTATCTAGTTTAGTAAAATAATCAAAAACTATTGCTTCGTACGTTGTGTGTTCTCTAATATTACTAGCTACAGTATAAGGCCCCATGTACCTAGTCCAGAAGTTGTACTTACTACTACCTAAATATTTGCCACCTACATAGTTAGTATTTTTAACTGATATCTCAAAACCTGTTTTGCTATTAACATCCTTGAAGGCACTGCGATACATGTCTTCACGTTCATCTTTTTCAAGAAAGTGCGATCTAAATTTTGTACCACCAGTTCCTCTTACATCGTAAATGTCACTTAATATTATTATTCTACTCATATAAGTTATTTTTCCTCAAGTATTCATTTGCTATTTTTTTATAACTATCAGCGTGTTGTTTAATCCAAGTAGTATTATACTTATTAGCATTTATTAGTTCATTATGCGTAAATCCTAGGTTACTACATCTACTGTAACCCAAGTAGGATGTCATAATGCGTTTTTGCCAAGCAGGACTCTTTTGTGCTTCTTCTATAATATTTATCATAGCAGTTTTTGTCATGTCTCCGTTTTGCCATTCCTCGACATATATACCTTTATCATTAGGCTCAAGTATTACATCGTATCCGTATGTCTTAGGATCCTTTTGTATTTTACTATAATCAATGGTATATGCCTTGTTAGGATCATATCCACCTATGTACAACGGAGTTATTTCCCAAGCATTGAGCCAAGGTTGTGATCCAATCCAGTCTACTAACGCTTGGCACGTTTGTAATGTTTCACCTGGCAGTCCTAAAATAAATCCGCTGCCCATTACAATACTATCGCCCCAGCTATCTCTACATTTTTGTAAAGCACTTTCAATAATATTTTTACGTGTAACTTTACCTATCAACGGACCTACAGCATCAGTTACAGTTTCGATACCCCATTGAATACTACGACAACCGCTTTCGGATATCATGTTAATCATTTCAGGTTTTTGATACAGTAAGTCTAATCGACCAAATCCTGTCCAAGTAATATCAAATGGTAAGCTAGTAAACACACGATGTATCATAGACATCTTTTCCATATTTTCATTTATTTGAAAATCTGTTAACATGTAGTGAGTTGTGCCAAACTTATCGTGGTTTTCTAATAACACGTTGCGTAGATGCGTTTCATCTAATGTCCAACTGTTTACTGCTTTTTTAGGATAATCACAAAACGCACACTTAAACGGGCAGCCTCTACTTATTTCTAGTGGTAGTGCTTCACCTGGAAATATAAAGTCGCTTTCGTCCCAATGGATTTTACTAAACTTAAACTCTTTCTCGGTTATACTTCCGTAATCAGATTCACTCTTAATCTTAAGAGGTACTGTTTTATTACTTTGCAAATCTGTAAGTAATCCAATAATACTACGATCGGCCATTCCGCCTACCCAATAATCAACCATTGGATATCTTTTTTGTAGTGCTTGTTTTTGAGCAACTTTTTGTCCACCAACGACAATACGTATCTGAGGATGTTTATTTTTTGCGTAATCAAACCACTGTGTTATTTCATCTTGCGGAAACGGAAAATATACATTCCACATATTGCTTTTGCGTGTTCTACTATCAGCGCTCCAATGTGTTTCCCAGTCTTCCGGCATTAGTGTACTGAAGTGTGTACTACTAAACCCTAGAAATACAGTGTCGTTACTTACATACAAGTCAATAGCACGTTTAAATCGTTCATAGTTAAAATGACTAAAGAAGTCTATAACTTTAACACAATAACCGTTTTCACGTAATCTACTAGCCACAGTATATGCGCCGGCATCTCGACCCCAGCCGATACTTCCATTACATTCTGTGAATAGTACTACATCATAATTCATAATTCTTTAATCACGTAACAATTTAATTCACTAGTTTCAGTTTTAAAGAAGTCACTTGTTTGTTCAAACCCGGCATTTAAATAAGTTTTTAACGCTGTTTTTCTCGGTAGACTCCAACAATACTTTTTATTTTCTTTAACCGCTAACTGTATTGTATATTCCAATAATAGTTTGCCTATATTATTATTTCTATATTCAGGCATTACATACAACCCTCTACTTCTATAATGTATTCTACTAGTAGCATGTCCACTATTAACACCTACTACAGTGTTATCAATTATATATCCAAAAAACGTAGGGACGTAATTTTTTAATATGCCTTTATATGCAATATCATTATAACGCATAGTACTCATAGGCATTATAATAGCACGATTGGGCCAGAGATATTTCTGCCAAAATTCATAAACTGTTTCATAGTCAAGTTCCTTAATCATATTGATCTCCTACAATAACGTGTTTTGGAACTAGATATTGATAAATTTTATTTGCACCTTGATTAAATGTATTTCCGCTTGCACCTACTCCACTATGAGGCATTTCGATCGGAGTAGTCATAGGCTTATTTACAAATATATTTCCCCAACGAGCGTGTTGTGATACAAATCTTTGTGTTTTTAACTCCGTTGTATATAGGTGTAACCCTAATCTATTTGGAAGTTGATTTATTTGCTTTATTAACTCTTGTAGATTATCGTATTGACTCATAGTTGCTTCTGGTCTGAAGTGATCAATGTTTGTGAGTTGTTGTTCTTTGACACAATTTAGATTTTCAATTAACTGCGCAAACAAATTACGTTTACAAAAAATGTGTTTAGGACTGGTACAATCGGCGCCGCCATTATATTTAATACTCCAATCTAGGCTGTTAGCAATAAAACTAATATTGCCGTCATTAACAATAGCAACACTTGCTCCACCTATATCAGCAATTACATCATTATGATGTTGTTTAAAAAAATCTGCCGTTGTTTTACTACCAGTAATATCAATAAAGTCATATATGCTAAAGTCAACAGTGTCAACTACATTAACTTGTACTTTATTTTTCCAATTAGAAAATATAAATGGTACACTTCCTTTGTTTTTAGGATTTAACTTTACATCAATAGTACAACCAGCAGCAATAGCCGGAGCAATCTTCCACATAGCAATAACTAATGGATAATTCCACGGTACAACTCCTAGACAATGACCTTTTGGCTCATAACGCATGCTACTAGTACAAGTGTTATAATACTCATCTTGCGGAGGTGCTGTTATTGTTCGGGAAACACCAGCATAAAAATTGCAGATATCAATTGCAGTATTTACATCAAAATCTGCGTTGTTTTTAAAGTCAGTTGTTTCGAGCTTAACTATTTTTTTAAAGTTATCTTGTATAAACTTAGATAAAGAGAAAAGAGTATTTTGACGATCTTGTGGTTTCATAACTTACTATACTATACATTTTTACAGTTGTCAAGTTTTTAAATAATTATTTGTATCAAAGGATTACTGCAACTAAATGAATTCTATCTTCTTTACTAGCATTAAATGCAGTATGAAGTAATACTGTATTTGTCCAATACCAGTTATTTAATTCTAAATATTTTATTTCATTTTCAATAACCATAAAACACCCGTCTTGAGTCTTAACAGGGTAATGAATTCTGGTTGAATCATCTCTATGCCAGGACAAGCAAGTTTTTGATTTAGATTTCATCAAACGCACTCGACCTAATTTGTACTTATTACACAATTGCGTATATACATCTTCAAAAAGAGTATTTTTAAACTGAGAACACAATATTGAAAAGTCTTGTTCGGTATATTTTACTTTATATTCTGGTATTTCAAAAGACTCATTTCCGTATTCATCTGTTATTGTTTTTGAATTATTCCAATCTAACACTAAACTGCCGGTGCCTAGTAAATAGTTGTCAGGATTTTGTTCTGTAGTATTAATACAAATCTGATTTTCTTTAGTCCATTCTATTGTTTTATTTTCGATAAGTTTGTTGAGTTCGGAATATAAATCGTATATTGGTAAATTATCTAAATTTTTAAAATTGTTCATCTAACATGTTCTCCGTTAATTTTTTAAATTTTTATTTTTTTATTCTATATAGTTTAGCTATCAAATTACTTTAAATAATGAGTAATGCAAAGTCTGTTTACATATCCTCGTTTAAATTTATTATACTTCTTGTTATGATCTAATCCAAAAATTACTGTATCACTAGGAATTATGCCTAATTCATTGCATATTTCTATTTGCTTTTGTCTATATTTTTTAAATGTATCATCTGGACCTAATGTATTAATCAGATCATAGTGTATTTTAGCACTGGATAATAGTTGATAATCCCATTCTTTGTACACTGAAACAGGGTATGTGTCTACAGTATAAATTTTACCTACACGATAATATCCAGTACCAAATGTTTTACTTAAACTAAATGCAACAGTATGAATATTTTTATAAAGAGTAAAATCAAAATTGACGTTGGAGCAAATACCAAAGAATGCACAATCAACAAATATAGGTTTATTAAATGTATCAGCATACGCTAATTTTTCGTGAGCACTCATTCCATCAGCACTAAACGGATGGCTTACTATAATACAATCTGCTGCTTTAAGATTTTTTGTTAGTCGTTTTTTAGGTAATACTACTTCGTGATACGGATATTCGCCTTCAAAAATGCCTATTTTATTATAGATTGCATAAGTTTGATTAAAAGCATCTGTTATTCCCGAAACTATGTAGCTATCTTTTGGAAGTCCTTGTACTTTAAAATTAGACTTAAATATCCAATTATCAAAGTCTTGAGAAAAATTATGAAAAGATTCCATATCATCTTTAAATTTAGCAATAGGTAATGCAGCTTTTGTTATTAGATCTAAATTATACATAGCTATCTGGGCCTCCCTTACGTTTTAAATCTAGTGTTACACAATGTAACCCGCTATCCCAAAAATATTTATGTCTAAAATTAAACGGAATTCCTTCAATGCCATTTGCTTTAAGCTGCGCATATACGTCTGCATCATATCCATTGGTAATAACTGTGTGTTCATCAAGACTGATAACATTAATATCAAATACAGTTTCGTCTACGTAACCAATCCAATGCTGTAACCATTCTTGTACTGTACTTTTATAAAAATGTTGGCTTTTTATTTTGTGAAAATACTCAGGTAATTCTTTTGTTTTAGCTTGAATGACGGTCCACTTTTTCATTGCCTTAGGAATATGTTTTTTGTTATAGCACATGACTACACCAGGTTTAAGTAATGCTAGTTTACCATCAGCATGTCCTACTGCTGGAATTTCAACCCAATGAACATCTCTATCAATGTTACGTTTAACCCAATCTAATCCAGCCTTTGTTCCTTTGCCCCAAGTTGTATCATCGTTGTATGGTCTTGTATGTAATAAAGTATCGCCTGCTTTAAGAACACATGCAGCATGGAACATTATTTGACCTTCCATTTTTTTATATTTTCGATAGTAGGAGTTTAGCAAGGGCTTAGGCATATTGATATAGTTTCTTCCCTCTGCATATTTTTTAAGCATAATATCTAAGAAGTAATCGTGTTCTGTATAACGATTACAGTCGCCGCCGGCAGTGCCTAATATAGTATTGCCATAAACAATGTGAAAGTCACGTGGGCAAATAGCAGGATAAGGATAAGCTGACTGCCAGGTTCTGTGCTGTTCTGCTATTAGAGGAAAATCTCGAGGCCTATGCACTTTAACATCTGCACTTTTAAACAAATTAGATAATTTTTGGAAATCTTCTTCTGTTTCTTCTAATATTTTACCTAATCCATCAACAAATTCTTGATCGTCAAATTGTTTTAAAACATCTATATTATATGCTTTACCTACAATAACTTCTTCTAGTTTATCCCATTCTGTATAAATCATTTATGTTCCTATAATTAAATTTATAATAATTGTTAGGCTAATTATTATAATAATTTGTATTTTTTTTAAATAAGTTTTATTGCAGGTTTACGTTTTGTTATTTTACTATCAAAACTGCTTACACAACTTTTAGTAATATATAAAAATACCTTTATTCTAAATTTTTTGCTACATAGTTTTCTATAAACTGTTTTGTTTTATCTAACAATAATTCATCCTTAAAATCTTTTTCGCGGAGTTCTAATAAATCTTTCATATTACAACGTAGTGTTGTACTAAATTCTCCCAGTTGAAATCCTGCAATTTTTCTATATTTGTAGGATCTATTATTATTATCTTTTGCTATCTTCATTAATTTAGTATGTACTAAGTCACCATTTGTCCAGTTAACAAAGTTATCATCAGTAAACTTGTATCCGTATTTTTCATAGTTTTTTTCAAATTCACTTACCCATTGGTGTTTATTAATAACATTAATAGGATTTATATAAAGAGCCCAGTAATACCAACAACTCATATCGTTGTCTATCATCCATTGTAAATCTATTTCTTCTTGTTCACCGGACCATCCCGGAAGTCCAACAATCATACCCATCCACCAGTTAGTTTTTCCTTTCCATCGGGTTTTTAACTCTAATAGAAATTCTTTAGCATACTGGCCGTTCCAACCTTTTCCTATTGCTTTTGAACCTTGTGCTTGAAAACTTTCAATACCAAAGAATGCGCTGCGTAAACCCGATTCGGGTAGTAAATCTATCATTTCTGGGTATGTTGCTAACAGATCAATTCTTATATAAGCAATGTACTCTAATTCAAAAGGTAACGATTTGCTAATACGATAAATCATTTGTACTTTATCCAAACTTTCATTAAGTGTATCATCACTAAAGTAATACTTTTTAATACCAAATCTTTCATAGTTTTGTATTAGTTCAGTTCTTATATCATTTTCACTTCGAATATTAGTTCCTTTTTTACGACCAGTTAACGGAAATTGACAAAACTTACATTTAAAAATACACCCTCTACTTATTTCAATACTTAGTGTTTCATAGGGTTGAATATAGTCGTCATTGCTATATACTTTTACAAAGTTTTGTATATCAAATTTTGGTCTTATTTCAATTTGCCTTGACAAACTATCAAGCATTGCTAATGTTTCGTCTTCGGCAAACTGATGTATACGTATCCAATCATTATCCATTATAGGAGACGTTGAATTTGATCCACCAAGAATCCATTTTATATTAGGATGAGTATTTCTAAAAACATCTCTTAAATGCTGTACCCACTTCGGATATACAATGCCGCCGACTGTTACACTATTTAACTCAATTCCGGTTACTTCCCAAAAGGTAGTACTTACTCCAAAAGCAAGAGTGGTGTTATCGATATGTTTTTTAGCAATCTCTTCTATTATATGAGGTTGTAGTTTAAAACAAAAGTCTATTACTTTTACAGTGTACCCAAACGTTCTTAGCCAAGAAGCAAGTTGATATTGGCCACCACTACGCACAGCGTAATGCTCCGGTTCTTCCATTCCGGCAAAAATAATAAAATTTGTCATTAAACTTTCCTTTTAGGTATTTTACTGTCTGCACTACTTACACAGCTATCAGTTATACAAGGCATTGGTTTGTTAAATAGCGTAAAGCCTGTTTCGATATTACCAAGTGGAACATCGTGACAACTATAACTACGCTTTACGCTGCCGTCGGGTTCGCGTATGATAATACCTTGATACCCAGCATTACAATGCCATCCTTTAAACTTGTTAAAGTTAAAAGCGTTAAATCGTTCTGCTTGATCCATATAGTATTTATTACCGTTAGAATCCGCCATTTCAATTTGCATATGCCACGGCACACTAGAATCGTTCTTTTCGTTAATTTCTGTAGGTACTTGAAAATTAGGTGTAGGACGCTCCGCCCACTTACGCTTGCTTTCTGTGTACGCACGTTGCGGCATACCGTTGTGTAAACGCTTTAGGTTGTCGTCGGTGTAGCCATCTACCACTCGACTAGCTGTAGGGTCGCTTTGAGGCTTCAGCGTGACGTTTATACCTTGCTCGTGAAAGAACAATGCATTGTCCCAATCCTTCTCAAACCACTCTGGTACCATAACCATGTTGATAGTTACTTGTACATCATGCTCTTGACAGAAAATTAACTTGTCTGCAAAATCCTGCATCTTCTCTGGTGTGCTAAGATGTTCAGTGTGCAAACTTGCTGTAATACTTGCACGGTGAAATGGCGTTACTGCTTCTACGTACTGCTCAAACCACGCCATATTGCGTGAGCAGTTTGATGTCATATGAACACTAGTGTAATTAGTATTACCAACATCATTAGCAAGATGTTTGAGAATGTCCAAGTAACCAGGGTGAAAAGTAGGCTCGCCTCCACTAAGACTAAAATGAAAGCTATTAAAACCGTTGTCACGTGCCTGCCTTTTTATTTCGTCAATTGTTGTAAGACATAGCTCTGTTGGTCTATGGTCTTTTCGATCAGATCTAGCGTACGGCCAACAGTAACTACATTTATAGTTACAGAAACGGCCCAATAGCCAACTAACAGTAAAAAGATCGCGGTAAAGAAGAGTCCTTTGCCCGACACTAACAATGTCGTCAAACGGGATTTTTGTAAAATCATAATTACTCCATTTTAAATCTTCAGTCATAGTTTATTATATTACATTCGAGCTGTTATGTCAAGTTTATTTAATAAATAACTTTAGAACAGGGGTTCCGTATGGATATTGATGAAATAATTGAACTATGTATATTGTATCAAAAAACAAATCATGGTGGAAGGACAAGTAGTTATGACAAATGCAGAAGAGATCTAAAACATATTTTAGAAGCTGTTCAAAAAGACATACAGCACAACTCGACTGATTTTATTACAGGAATTGCAAATTATTTTTGGCAAAATCAAAAACGTATGGTGTTGCGTTATAAAGTCGAACTTGACATTTACCGTTACATGTTAACGTTGCTAAAATCAAAATTTACGGCAGCAGATTTTAAAAAAGCAGATGCTAGTATTGGTGTACTTTGCGAAATCGTAGAGCACGGCCCGAGGTTAAAATCAAAACAGCTACATACAAGACTCCAAGATGCTGCAAATCATGCTAATATTTGTCAACGAAACTGGGACTATTCAATAGAAATTCCAGAGAACGACATTAGTGCATTAGTTAATGTTGCTAAACATATGCCAACAAAACAAAACTTAGAATGTTATCAGTTAGTTGTTTCTAACAATAGAGAGTTTAATAAATATTTTTATGAACTATCGTACGACGGAATTAATGATAATAATAAATGGCGTAATGGCCAAGTTAATGCACCGTTACTTTTTTTGTGGGTTTGGCCTAATGGAACATGGGAAAGAACTCATGAGATACAAAAAGATTTTAATACTGCATGTGGCATTTCATCAGGTGCAGTAGCATTGTCTGCTAACATGTTAGGATATCGTACTGGATTTTGTAGATGTTTTCAAGGCGAAACTATAACTAAAGAAATGAATAAATTACTCAATATTAATTCAGACGGAGTATTTCTTGCACTTGGAATCGGATATCCTAATACGAAATACCAAAGTAACGAAGTTGTTTACTACGAAGGAATATCTTATCTAGGTAGACCTAAACAAGTTAAAAAAGATAAAGGTATTGTAACAACTATTGCACGAGAAGTTAAAGATATAAAAGTATACAGAGTCTAAATTTTAAATTCTTCTACAATATCAAACAGACTTTCATCTCTACTTTTATCTAATGCATCAGTATAATCTAAAAATTTATTGTATTTGTTACTCCAGTCTTCTGAAAACATATAATCAATAATGCCTTGTACTCTATCTAAATATACATAGGGCTGCAAACGTTGTTGTGCAAGTGTTTTTAAGTGTTCGGGCAAAACTTTAATATTAAGCTCGTCGGGATGATTTAAAATATTAAAATAAATTTTGTGTCCATATGGTATAGCCCAATCAATAAATTTATAAAGATGCAATATATTATACATCTGTACTGTACAGTGTATTTCAATATTAGCATTTTCTAAAGTTCTAATTGTTTCAAAGTTTTCAACAATCTTGTTCCAGTTGCTAGGGTGTCTTATATATCTATCTAATGCACCAGTTGCGTCAATTGAACAGTTCAACTGGATTTGTTTAAACTTCTTCCATTTTTCTAAAAGATGTTTTGGAACATTTGTTAAGTTGGTGTTGTATTTTAGTTTGATATTACGAGCAGTTCCGTTTTCAATAAAGTAGTCTAACAGTCTATGCTGTTCTTTAATGATAGTAGGTTCGCCGCCTGTTAAATATATTTCTTCAACAGTGTTTGCAATACTAAACAAATTCTCCCAAGTTTTTTCAAGCTCGGGCCAATCCATACTACTTAATCTTTTGTACTCACTTTCACTTAGCGCATCGTTAATTAAGTTCCATTCTTTAACCCACATGTTACTTGCATATGGATTACACATGCGACATTTTAGATTACACAAGTTTCCTAAGCGTAAGTCAACATATTTTATATCAAACGTTGCATCTGTTGTATACGTTTTATCTTCTTCCCACTTGTTGTTCCATGCTTGTCTTGCACTTTTAATACCAACATCTTCTTCTTGAAAGCAGCGTTGACACATTTCAGGACGTTCGTTTGAAAGCATCTGTTTACGAATAGTAGTATAAACTTCACTGTTCCATGCATCTTCTAAATTATCTTTGTATAACTTATATGGAACGCCGGCGGTGTTGGTTATAAAGTTTTTTCCTGGAGTCGAGTTGCAACATACTCTTAAATTGCCACTAGCATTAGTTGCAAGATGCATCCAAGGTAAGACACAGAATGTTTTAGAAGTTGACATATTGTTGTTTCCTAAGTGTATCACGCAACTGCGTTTGTTTTTTAAATGTAGCGTTTAGTTTATCGTCGTATTTATTTTCAAGTTCTAAAATGTCTTTTAGATATTCATTTAAGTTTGGATATTTATTATACTTATTTTTTATTTTATCTCTATATTCGAGACGGTGTACCCACGGATGTAAATGAGTCGGTTCTTCGACAAATATTAGACTTATTTCCATTCCGCGATTTAGAAAATATTCTAGCGTTTCAGGAATATAAAACACATTATATGCACTTACAGTTACAAAAATCTTTAATTCAATGTCGCGTTCTAATATTAATTTGTTAAATCTATTCTCAAAGTTTTTCCATTTACCAGGCCAACGAATATATTCGTACAAGTCGCCTATTGCATCACAACTGATATATAATGTTTTCTTTTTAAATCTGTTAAGCACTTCTAACTTATCATCACTTATTAATAATGCATTAGTTATAAAAGAAATCTCTATATTTTCTGGGTTATGTAGTGATTTTAAAAATTTCATTATATTAGGATTGGCAAACGGTTCTCCACCGGTAAATTTTAGATATTTTAAATTTTCTAATTTGCTAATTTTATCAAATGCAATGGTGACCCAGTCTTCATTGTAATGTTGGTTAGCAGTCCATAGGTCAGTGTCAGTCCATTCTAGTGCATTTTTTAAAACTTCTTGTTTTAATACAGAACTACTATGCGGTTCGCACATTCTGCAACCGAGATTACACAAATTACCTAATTTTAAATCAATACTTACAAGCTCGTACGGTTGTTTGTACATTTTTAAAGATTGTTCTCTAAGACTTTCAATACCAACGGCTTCTTTTTTCCAGCATATATTACACTCTTTTGGTTTTTTATTATCCAGTAGTTGTGATTTTATATATGTTATTTTATCTGCCTTGGTTTGCCAACTATCTTGCCAGGAGACTGTTTTTTCATTTTGTTCCCACTTGAATTCGCAACACGGACGATAGTATCCATCCGTTGTACTTGCTGCTTGAGTCCAAGGTAGAGGACAAAAGGTTTTAGATTCCATTTACAATTGTTTCGTAATAGTGCTGTGGCCAACTTTTATAATAATCAGTTGTGTGAAGATACTTGCGTTTTTCTAATATGTCACTTTTAGATTGTATAAAAATACAATTAGTAAAGTTCTGGGTAAAGAATCCAGAATCAGGAGAACTTATAAAATATAAAAGATTAGTATCTTTTTTATTATACTCTTCTATTATTTCTTTACAATTTGCAATATTGATATTTTCTCCTAACCAACAAATTCCAATATCGTATCTATTGCTATCAAACATATTTAAATTGTCGTTGACTAATACGCTAGCATTAATAAACTGTATTTTATCAGTTAGTCTGGCACGTTTGGCATAAGGACACACAGGAAATCCATCATTCCTTACAGGTTCAATTTCTTCTTGTATCCACAATACAAACTTTATTTTAAATTCTTCAAATGTCATTTATGCTCTTTATAAAATTGTATATTAATTGCGTTCTTCATCCAAGTATAATTATCGCCGGTAAGATTGCAACTAGCATGTATTTGGCAAGAATCAAATACAATTAAGGATCTAATTTTTTGCTCAATAATAATTTCTTCACTAAATCCTTTAAAGTTGTTTTTAGTTATTTGTGGGTACTTAGTTTCAGTCCACTGATTAAGATCTAGGTTGTCGTCTGTTGGAGTTCCGTTTATGTCAATCAATCCGTTGTAAGATCTTAGAATTTCGTACATCGAACTTTCGTCTCCGGACAAATAATCTTTATCAAATATTACACTGTAACCAATTCGTCTTTGATTCATAAACGCAGTACATGCCTGAGAACCTTTTGTTAGAAATAAAGGAATAATAACACTTTTATAAGGTATTAAATTTTCTGTCCATTCATTATTAACTTCTTCATCTTGTGAAATTAAATCAACATGAGCGTCATGTAGTTGACTTGTTATAAAATAGTTTCCAGTATGCTGTTCGGCAAAATCGCCTAATAGCTCTCTGAACCTTACAGATATCTCGGGCAAATCTTTCATCATTTTAGTTATAGATACCACAGGTTGAATATTAGACGAGCTTGGTTGCATCTTTACTCTTTTAGCGTTCTGAAATTGATACAATCTTAAAGTATCAATTTCTTCAATTGTAAAAAAGTTATCAATTGATTGTGCTTTTGAAAAACGATTAACTATATCATTGTTATAGTGTTTGCAGCAATCTATATATTTCATCCTAGCTTTTCTTTCATTTTTTGATAAAACACGCCGTTTCTTGAATCTAATAACGGAGTTCTAATATTAATTCTATTTGTAGTTTTATCTCTATGGAACTCGTTCCATTCAAAGTCTCCTTGTGCAACATGTATAGTATGAGATGGGGTCAATCCAAAGTAATCACATACTGTTGCTTGATGTTCTTTATATATGTTTGCACAATTATCTGGTGAAAATTCTTTCATTAATAGCAATCCTGCAAATATGTTAGTATGTATTCCGTGTCGCCATTCGTACTGTAGTGCTAACGGACCATGATTCCACTTACTAAAACATATTCCAGATCTCCATTGCCCAGTTTGCAATCCTTTTGTTGTACTAAATGTAACTACCTTGATACAATCATGATCTAAAGACCAACTAAGATCGTAACATGTTCCAAACCATGCACAGTCAATTAAAACTGGAATATTTAACTTATTACAAGTTTCCATAATTTCTTCATATAGTGGATGTACTTCGCCTGTACCACTAAATGGTATACTAAGAATAACTGCATCGCCGAATTCTAACGGTCTGTCGTCAATAAAGTCATCCCAATTCCATGCATATGCATCTCTATTGTAAGGGTATTCACCTCTTAACATTCTCGGTGTCCAGTTATTTCTTGCACATTCGTAATGGAACCAATCTAAAGTTTGTGTTGCTCCTAGACTTACATATCGATGCGGAAAAGTTTCTAATCCAGTAATCTTAACAGTTTCTGAAGATTCTATCCATTTAGGATAAAATTCTAAAAATTCATCTTGTACATCGTAGTCGCCATTAAACCATCCGTTTTCCTTTATGTAGTTAGATAAAAATTTTGTACATTCGGAAACTTTAGCAGAGTTGCCAGTTTTTCCTAAATAGTCTCCATACAAGGATTCAAACTTTTTACTCATTCCAATATTTCCTATAATTTGGCACAATTTTTAGAAAATCTGTTTTTCTAATCTTGTCTAATGCATTCATGTAATTCTTAAACATGTTAAATAAGTATGGCTGGTTCTCTGAATCGCCTTCTTTAATAGTTTTAAGTAAAGTTTTTCTAAACTTGTATATACCTGCAGAATATGTATATGTACTCCCATCATAGGGATAAGGCATTTCATCGTCGATATCTTTTATCATATCGTATGCAGTTTGTTTCATTTCTTTAGTTAACACTTCGAGACTCAGATATTTTGGTGTTACTACTGTATTTGAAAATGTTATAGTAGCAGTATCTTTGTATTGTTGGAACCAGTTCCATGTTTGTGCAATATTAAATATATTTGGTGCCATTGTTGTATAAGCTATACACAATTCTATGTTATCAAAAGAAATAAAGTACTGAATCATTTTGTCTAAGTGATCTTGGTCATAATGTAGGCCGCCTCGACATAGTTGATACAGTTCTCCTATACCTTCAATACTAAGATAGAGTACAATCTTTTTAAATTTTGTAAGAAGTTCAAAAAATTCAGGATTTATAATTGTTGCATTAGTTGAAATGTCTAAGGTAATACGATCATTCCATCCAAATTCAATTAGCTTTTCTAATATCTTAATATTTTTATCTTCGTAAAACGGTTCGCCGCCTCTAAATGCAACAAACTGGAGATTTTTAAAATAATCCTTGTTAGAAAATAAGTTTTCTATAACTGCATCATCAATACTATAATATCCATAAGGATTTTGTTCATTTCTAAAAACTTCGCTGTGTTTCTTTTTTAACTTTTTTTCATCAGGTATCCACGCAGTGCTTACGTCTCCGTTGCAATGAATACATTTTAAATTACATTTATTTGAAGTGTTAATATCTAAATATATAAAGTCTGGTTTATCAAAGTTTTCAACCTTTGGTCTACGAATAGGATTATTAAGATTAGGATCACCACGTGTATCAGGGTAGTAGTACTTTTCTTCTAATGTATCTTGTGGTATTCTTGTAGTAAAAAATGTTTCAAAAAACTTACGTCTACTATGTCCTGCAAACTGTTCTTTTTTAACACAGTTTGAACAACCAATATTATCAGAAAAGTTAATGTGATCTTTTCTTAGGTTAGACCAGACTTCTCCGTCCCACATTTCGGATAGTGAAGATGTATTAAGATTTCCGAAGTACGGATCTCTAAATATACCGTCTGGCGCTACATTACCAAAACTATCGATGCTTAATGCCTTCCACGGTGCAATACATAATGGCTTTGGTATAAGACCTTTCCATTTACTATCCAAAGTAATCCTCCTTGGAACCTTCTCTAACTAAGTCTTGGGTTACGCAATGTATACCACCGTCCCAGAAGTATTGATGTCTAAATTTCCAATAAATTGGTGTAATGCCGTGGTTTTCCATTCGACGAAATGCGTCTTTATTAGTACCAGTACATATTACTGCTTCTTCTGATACACTTAAAACATTTACATCAAATACTGTTTCATCAACACAACCAATCCAATGTGAGAACCATTCTTCTATAAACCCTTTATAAAAACGTTGTTTACGTATTGATGTAAATTCTGTAGGAAGTTCTGTTTCGCTATCTACTTCAATAATATCCCAATGTTTTAATTTTTCAGGGATCCATGATTTCTTCCATGTCATTAATACACCAGGTTTTAACAAGGCAATCTTACCATCGCAATGTCCGCCAACTTCAACTTGGTTAAATGTAAACTCTTCGCCTAATTCTCGTTTTAACCATTCCAAGCCTGCTGTAGTTCCTCTACCTTTTACTGTATCAACGTCACCCGGCAATGTATGAAACAAGTCCTTACCACATTTGATAATATTTGCAGCATGGAACAGTATTTGACTATTAGCTAGTGCTTCATAAGAAGTTTTTTTGTTTGGAACTTTTGCCATTGGCATTGATAGCCAACGCATACCTCTATCATATAGTCCACGACTAATATCTTGATATGCTAAATTTTCAAACATTCTTCCCGAGTCGCCAGTGTAATGCTCAACAATAGTTGATCCAAACACCCCTAGCACATCTCTGGGCATAAGTGGGTGATTAGGATATTCACATTGTAACCAAGGTAAGTCAATTGATTCAATTTGAGAAAAGTTAAACAAATTGTTAGGTCTATGAACTTTAATACCCATTCCAGTTAACAATGTTACTAGGTTGTCAAGGTCTTCGGCAGTTTCTTCAAATACTCGTTTTAACAAATCACGGGCTTCTGGATCAGGGATGTTATCAAAGTTGTCAGGGCTAAATGCACTTCCGACAATAACTTCTTTTAAAGGCTGAAATTCTGTATATGTTGCAGGGCTATTCAATTTATTTCTCTCCATCTGTAACCAAGTACGCTACTGTCTTGTTTTCTGTGCTTGTCTAGTATTTTAAAATAGTTATAAACACTAGTAAGATTTTCTATATTTCCTGGTTTTTCTACTATGTTTTTAATTTTTCTTGCAGGTTGATAGGTTTCGCATAATTTGTAAAATATGTCTTTAGAATAACTATTGCAATGAGACGGATTCATAAACCCGGGCGTAATAGTAGTATTCATTAAATGATCAAGACTTTCTTCTTCGGCCCATCTGCACAAGTTAGGTAACGTATGTAAATTATAACACGAAACTGTAGTAAAGCAACTGATTTTTTTAGCTATTGTCTTGATTTCTTTAATATTTTTTTCTATCTTTGACCATTTGCTAGGCCAGCGTATATATTCATTTATCTCTTTATAACCGTCAATACTTAAATCAACATTAACTTTAAAATTTGAAAGTTTCTCTGTTAGTTTTTTTGGCCAATTATTTGCATTAGTTGTTAAACGTATAGTAGCTTTACTATTGTTTTTTATCAATACGTCAAGAAAGTCAACAAGATAGTTAGAAACTGTTGGTTCTCCTCCAGTAAAACGTATTTCGTCTCTGTCGCTCATAAACTCAGCTACTTCGGATAATAATTTAGGATCGTCGTACCAATTGCTGTTGTTGCTGTTGCTGTTGAACAAGGATCTGTTGTTGATAAACTCGTGATCTGCTGTATTTTTTAATGTTCTAATTTCTAAATCAATTAAACTGCTATTAGTAGGACTACACATCATACATGCAAGATTACATAAGTTACCAAACTTTACTTCTGCATCTCTTTTGTTAGAGTACTTGTTTATACCAGTGTAACGTAAACTTTCAACGTTGTTTTCTTCTTCAAATTTACAATCAGCACAGCCAGACGGCCATTCGTTATTATCTAACGTATCCTCTATGGTTTTTACCCATGCACTGTTTGTATATTGAGATATATTATCAGTTACATTATATGAATTTCCAGTATTTCTCCAACTACAGCAAGGCCTTAAATCACCATTAACGTCCATACTTACATGATTTTTAAGCCAATTGCATTTCATTAATACATCTCCACTGGTATAATTTTAGTTAAATCTTTTTTTGTAAACTTGTCTAAAGATTTCATTTTAATTAAAAATTCTTTCCAGAATTCATTATTTGATTCTTCTGACAATATATGATCAATTATTCGTTTCTTTCCTTCGTTTGATAGTTGCATATTTTTAATCTTATCTATATATAAATCTTTTAAGTTTGCTGGCATATATGCTAAATTTAGATACTTAGGATATCTAACAAGATCTATGCTTTTTTGATTAAAGTTTTTAGTGTTTATATCGCTTGACATCCAGTTGGATAATTTATCAAAATGCCAAGTAGTTAATACATTTAAAACAGTATGTATTCCAAATATTAAGTTAGTATTATACAATAAGTTTAATGAATAATACCATTCTATATTTTTTTCAATAGTTTTCCAATTACTAAGTGTTCTAGCATAATCATTAACTTCTCCGTAGCCGTCAATACTAAAAATTATATTAACTGTTCCAATTTTTTTCCAAATTTCAATTACTTCCAACGGAGGACGTTTTGTAACGTTAGTATGATATATTATTTCTAAAGATTCTAAATTAGGATGTACTCGTTCGAGCTCTTTTAAAAATCCTACATGCTCTACAGACATCATAGGTTCGCCGCCAAGAATTTTTATTAATGTTAATTTTGATAAATCTATTTCTGTAAAATCGTATTGATTCATGCTTATAACATTTGTCTTTGCTTTTCCATTAGCATTAATAGTTTCTCTTGGAACTATATGTTCGTCTCGTATGTTATCTACATAAAAAGTTTTATTATATAGATTTGCCCAACTAGAACTATCAACTATAGTACACATTCTACAAGCTAGATTGCAAAGATTACTAAAAACAATTTCTAAATACTCTAATTCAAATTTTTCAACATTAACTGTATTAGCAAACTGCTTATTAAATAGTTGACGCATACTTTCTTTACCGGCAGCTTCCTCGTTCCAACATTTAATGCATCCGGGAAGTTTTTCTCCATTTTGCATTTTTTGTTGTAGAAGTTTGATATAGTTTTCGTCTTTAATTGCCTCGTGCGGTGGTTGAAAGATGTTATACTCGTTATTCTCGTCTTTTCCAATAAAGAATCTGCAACATGGAGTAACAATTGGACCGTCTGGATGAGTGCCTAGTGCAACGTGTTTCCACAATAAAGAACACGCATTTGGATGTAACGTCAATTAAAAATTCCTTTCATTTCAGGAAATGTTTCAGCAAATGTAATTCCTCTTTGCTTATCGCACAACTCTAGAAATTCCTTCATCTCAGGTAAACGTACACTCCAGTCTTCTGATTCCATAAACTGTAACATACCCATTAACCTATCTACGCCGTAACTAGCAGCTCTCCATGTTTCAAAATCAACCTTGCCTTTATGCCAGCTAGGAATTCCTTTTTCCCAATTAGCTTCCCACCACGGTATAAATTCTTCATACTTTTTACGGCATTCTTCTTTAAACCATTTAGGAAGTACTTTGACATTAAGATGTGGAGGATGGTAAACAAAGTGATAGTTTACCCCGCCTGCGCCAAAAGGCCACATATTAATTTTCTTAAAGCCTTGTTCTAATTTCCATTTAATAAGATCGGGTATGTAATATATGTTTAGTGCTTGTACTGCACATGCAATTGTGATTTCAGTATTGTTTGGAGTTTGCGTGTCTAGTATATGAAATACTTCTTCCATACGGTTCCATTTACTAGGATAACGAATGTAATCGTTCATTTGCTCAATGCTGTCTATTGAATAATGGAAACGTACTAATTTAAAATGACTCCATAACTCGAATAAATCTTCTCTCCATTCAACACCGTTTGAGTTGTAACGTATTTCTAAGTCTTTTGCATAACCCATCTTAATGGCATATTCAAGTATTTCGTAATGTTCTTCAATAATAAGACTTTCACCGCCAGCAAAGTAAATTTGTTGCATACTGGGCATCTGTTCGTAAAATTGTTTCCAAAATGTAGGATTTTGCTTATGCCAGTTGTAACTACTGCCGTTGTAACTGCCTTTGTTTTCCCATTGCATTGTTTCTTTAAGAGATTCATTTTTTACAGCAGGAAAGATTGATTTGTAATCTTTAATCCAACCGCTACTATCATGCGGTGAACACATTACACAAGCTAACTGACACTTTGTGCCAAAACGTAAATCAATGTATGCTAGTTGTGGCGGAACGCGGCCGTCTTCCTTTGTGTCTGCAAGTATTTTATCAACATCAACACGCTGACTCCAATATTCTGTTTCCCACATACGTTTACTATTATGCCCTGCTGCTTCTTCTTTATAACATTTTATACAGCTAGGCGGCTTTTCTCCTGCAAGCATTTGCTTACGCACATTCCTCATATATGTGCTGTTCCATGCTGTTTCAAAGTCGCTAACATTTAAATTGCTAGGTTTACCATCTTCTGTTTTAAGAATACCAACTTGTCCTCCGTGTACTTTATCATTTGTTGCACCAACACTGCTTGCATTAGCTGTACAACATACACGCATACTACCATCTGGGCGTGTACTTAGATGTACCCAAGGCAATAAGCAAAACGTATCAGATGGCATCTTTTTATCAGTCATTTGTCGGCCTTCTATCTTTCTTTTCTTTAATTTTTTTCTCTTGTATGCTTGCTTTGTTGCAACTTTAAACAACTTATAATCCATCGTACCAGTAATCGGACAATTCTGGAAAATAGTCAAATATATTGTTATTGTTTATTCTATCGCACATATTGAAAAAATTACAAACGTTTTTTGTAAGTTTAGGATTGTTGTAATCTGAATTTTTTAAAAAGTTATAACAATTAGTTGCATGATGAAGATAGTCTTCAACAAAATAACGGTCAGTTGAATAATCACCAACATGTGCTATTGTCCATTCGATATCAGCTAATGCCTTTAATTTTAAGTCATCAGGTAAATGGATTGACGAAGTAGGATTTTTAAGTACTAAACTTGAATGAAAACCAAGATCGTTCTCTATCCAGTCAAACATTATGTCTTTCCATCGCAAGGCAGAAAACATATTAAATGTTACAGTTCCAACTATATATCTTCTACTTTTACCTTTAAAATAATGACTAAATTTTTTAATATTATCTGTTAGAAGTTCTATGTTACCTTCGGCTCTAAAATAATTATATGTCAAAAAAGATGTATCAATACTTACACGTACTATTAATTTATTAAACTTATCCCAGTATTCAAAATATTTTTCGATGTTGTTAATGTTGAAATTTGAATTATAATCAAGATCTTGTTTATATGAAGTTTTAGATGTATTAACTAGATAGTCTAGCCATTCTGTATGTTCAGGGGCTAATAATGGCTCGCCACCGGAAAATTGTATTAACTTAGTTGAACTTAAAAGTTCTTTTATATCTTCTTTATATTTAGATTTACTAGTCAAACCGTTTTTAAAATGATTATTAAAATTGTCAAACGGCACATCAGTGTCACCGTTTTCAATTCCTACTACATGATCGTATATGTCAAAGTTTTCTTTGACTGATAGTTTTTCAATCCACTTAGTAGACGAATCAGGCCCGCAGTGCATACATCTTAGATTACATAATAGACTCGGTCTCATTTCAATACGCACAAAATTTTCAATTTTAGCAGTCAATGGATCTTGTTTAATTCTTGAAATTAATGTATCTTTTTCTTTTTCATCAAGTCTAAGATTATAATCTTTAAAAAAATCCATTCTTGGAGATATAGCGTTATGCGATTCAGCATACCAACAAGACTGGCAGTTTTTATGCTGTTTTCCTGTATACAATGCATCTCTTATTTCTTTTGCTTTGTCACTATTAAACACATCAATAAATCGTTCTTCTTTCCAGTTACCTATGTTTTGTTGACCGCGATAACATGTTCTAACATCGCCTACTTGATCAAGGTCGGTTCCAATATACGGAGCAAAACAAAAGGTTTCAGGATTTAATCCAAGTTTTTTTAATTGTTGTTTCATTATTATGTATTTATTGACACTTTATATAAACTGCGCACTAAATGGATCAAACTCGGTCCGAGTCTGACTTTCTGTAAATTACTTCAACCCAGTCAGTCCTTCCGTTTAGAGGATTTTTACTAATATGTGATATATCATATAGTTCAAAGTTATACGGTATAATAAGTTTTTCAAATTCTAAAAAACTAATACGTGTTTCGTATAAATCGTATAAATTTAATTCGCTAACTATTATGTCAGTGTTATTTAAAATGGACGACGCACCTTCTAAAATTAAAAGTTCAGCGCCCTGTACATCCATTTTTAAAATATCGACCTTTGTAATATTTGAATCTTTTAAACAATTATCAAGCGTATCTACAGCAACCGTTTCAGTAGTATTATTAAAGAAATTATGATGTCCTTCTTCGGGGCGATTGACTGCTATTGAATCAGTACTAAGTTTGTTAAGATTAAAAAAACTACTCAACATTATTTGATGATGATTAACATTAAACTCACTAGTTCCTTGAAAATTTGATAATGCAATATTATATAATGTTACATCAGTATAGTGTTGTGTATTTTCTTTTAAATAATTAAACGACTGCAATACAGGCTCAAAACTATGTATAATTGCCAAAGGCCATAGTGATTTAAAATAGTCAACACTTTGTCCTATATTTGCACCGGCATCAATAATAACAGGATTTTTAGTATGTACTAAACTTTTTAATAAATTACCTTTATTAAATTTTTCTTTAGAAATTTCACTACGAGTATGTTCCGGAGTATACATTAATAAAACTCCTTTTCTGAAAGCATCAACAACAGTGTACGTCTATTTTCTGTACATTCCAAACTATCAAAATCGTGCCACGTATGATCATTTCTAATAAATCCAGAGCCACGGTTTGGTAACCAATTGGTAGTTTTGACGTATGTAGTTGTGTCTTTTTCTTTAAATAATTGTGTGCCACTGCCTGTGTTAGATATAGCTAATACAAATGTCATAACTTTTAATGGATTATCATTGTGTATTTTATTATATGCCCAGCCAGGCTTAATAACATCAAATTCTATAGCAGGATACAAATTTGTTATATCGTCAATACCTGCAATACTAGCAATTTTGTGTATATACGGAACTAATAGATTATACATTTCGGGGAAGTTATTTGAACGAACCTGTATGTTATTACGATCTCCAGTAACTGATATATTTTTACTAAATTCATTAACCCGATCAAACGCATCAATATCTAATAAATTAGTAATTGTAAAATGCTTCCACGGATCATTGTAAAATTCTATTTTCATTATACTAGTACTTCCTTGTTTTTCCAATTTGAATTTACATAATTCACAATAACACTTGTTCTATCAGATGTTAATGGCGATAATGCATGTATTTCTGTGCCTGTATTATTAAAAAACCACCCACAGTTAACATGTGTATCAGTGTTAATATTATTAAAATTTGTACTAATATCACTATCACTTAAATAAATTTGTAATGTAAAAAGTTTAGCTGCATCATCTGTGTGTCCTTCTAGCCAACTTGCTTTGCTGTCTTTACACAATTCGATACGTGTTCTGCACGAACTATAATCAGTTCCTGTTATATTAGAAAATAACTGCTTTGTTTTGATACTATCAAAATAAGAAGAAAGTTCTTGATAACTACTGTTATTAATTTGATGTGTCCAAATTCGAGAAATTCTATCAGTTCTCTTACCTGACAATAATGCATACTCGTATTTTTCTGCACACGTAGTTAATTGTAACAGTTTCGCCTTATCAAAAAAATTAACAAATTTAAAAATTTTAAATCCAACATCTGCTTCTGTATAATTAAACATCAAACATCCATTTCGTTTTTCTTTTATATAATACGCAACTGTCATTAACATACACTGCTTTATTTTTTAATTCAAATTTAACTATAGGATCAAGTTCAAGAGGTAATGCCCACGAATTATTCTTAATGTTTATACACTCTTTATACACAATTTCCTGTTCCGCAGCGTTTCTGATACTTCGAGGATGAGTAATTGCAGTACTTGATAGAAAATAAAGATCGTTGCAATTAAACTCTGCAGTTGATATATCATTGAAAGATACATCATTAAAATCGGATATTACAGTGTTACTGTAATCAGTAATTATTACGTCTACCTTATCAGTATATTGCCCAAGAAAGGACAATCTAGTTTGTCCTGGGTGTAATGCAACTTTTTTATTCTTAAAGTAGTGAATATTTAAAGGATGCAGTAGTTTACATCCTTTTTTTAGATCATCTAATATTCGAAAAAATGAATATAATTTAACTATACTGTCAGTATCAATTGTAGCATTATTACTATAAACTAACGTACTATGTTTAAATACAGAATGTATATCACCAGCTATTTTCTTTTGAATATTTCTTTTTAAAAAAATATTATTAGTGTCTTCTAACGTTAATTTAGCAATATATGTATTTGTATTATGCATACTATCAAACTCGTTAGTTAGATTTACGAAATGCAAATAATCATTTAATTTAATTATGCTCATTTAAATTGTTCCCCAAATGGATCAAATTCGGCGCCGCATTTCATTGAGCATACTTTTAATTTGCCAGAGGCACAACTTGGTTTACTCCAGCTATCTTGTATTCTATCAAATATACCAGTAGCAAATACTGACTCTAATCCGTTACGTGCATCTAACACACTTTTATTAGGAATAAAATCCCATATCTGTTCTACTTTAGGATCTTTATGCCACCATTTATACATACGGCCCGCAGTCCAACAACACGGTAATGCCAGACCTTCTGCTGTAATAAACAAACTGTTGTCTTTTTTAACTTTACAAATAATAGGTGCAGCATCATAGTATGCATCCATACTTCCGTATTTGTTAATAATAACGTCTTGTTTTTTAAGTGCAGCATTTTGATATTTTTCATCTGGCTTTTTAAGTTCTGTTGTTTCGTTGCCTTTACGATCAACTGCTTGATGCTTGTCTTTAGGCTCTACCTTTGATGTAACAAATCTACCAGTTTTTTTAGCAACAAATTTTTCAAATCCCCATTTACTAGCAAGTGCTTCTGCTTCTTCTACTTGATGTTGATTGTGTTCAAATATTAAAAAGTCCCAACGTGCTCTGCCGCCTGCTTTAATAAACGCTTTTATGTTGCGCTCTACATTAGTCCAACTAACGCCTTGACGATATATATGATTGGTGTCTTTTAATCCGTCAACACTAAAAATAACTGCTCCATTGCTGCCGATAGTTTTAGCAAGTGCATGCCACCATATTGTGTTTTTAGCACCAGCATTAGTGTTCATGCTTAACCACATTTTAGGATTGTGATCTCTAAAATATGTAAAGATTTCTAAAGTATCTCGTGCAATAATAGGATCGCCTAAGTTTCCGCACATATACATAGTATCTAACTGTGAAATAAATTCTGGCAGGAATATCTTTTTACAATCTTCAATAGTAAGTTCATCTAAATTAATGTGCGGATTGACACCTTTACCGTTCATATTACGATCACACATAGGACAACTAGCTTGACAGTTTTGCGTAACTTCTAAGTGTATACTTCTAATATCTTCGTACTTATACATCCATTACCAACTTTATATCTTTGCCAGGGCCGCCAACACTTGGCAGGAAAAAGTATTCTGCCATATACCACTTGATTACTGCACGATACCATTTTTGACTGTCGTGATGTGCTTGTTTATTAAACTGGTGTATATTATTATTAGTGGTCTGCATTGTAGCAAGTGCTCTTGCACTTTCAAGTTGCAATCTTCTAACTGAAAACTGATCTAACAATACTTCAATACTTTCGTCTCTAAGACGATCACTGTTATTTAAATCCAATTCTCATAAACCTTGTGTACTTTTCTAGTTCTAGACTTCCTTTATATAATACATTAGTTAGAGGAGTTTGTCTACTAAAATCTTCAAGATTCATTTTAGTTTTATACGACCGTTATTATTATTTAAATACGGGTGTGACAATACAGTTAACATTTTTTCACCCCCTATCTGCCTAAGTCTGTTATAATTAATTAAAATGCTATCTTTTGGCTGAGATTTTTTTATATTATTTTTTTTAAATGTCATTGATTGAGTATTAGATAATTTTAAATTCTTATAATCTTTATCATAGTCAAATTTTAAATCTTCGTAATAAACAATTTCATTTAACAATTTATTTTTGTGATTCCATTCAGCAAGATCTATAATACTTTGGTATCGACTTTCTAATGTAGATAAAAAATAAGTTTCATCTATAACAAATTTTTCTAAATAAGGAGTATCCGATGCTTGCCATAAATTAGTTTTTTCTGCAATTAGATTACTTATAGTTGATTCAACTAAATCTTGTCTTAATATAGATATTATATACCAATTGTTATTTAAAAACGCAGTTTTGTCAGCATCCGATAATCTTTTGTTGATGTTAGAAAAATGGTCTTTACACACGTTATTAGGAGTTCTTTTAATTGTTTTAATAATACGTTTTATATATTTTTGAGAATAGCTTTCCATATGTTCGTAATTAAACGGCTCGGGGTATTTTTTAAATTTTATATTAGAATTTACAAACATATTTAGTAAATATGTGCTACCTGTTCTAGACTGAGAAACAATTAAAATATTCACTTAAATCCGATCCTCATAAATCTTGTATACTTCTCTAGTTCTAGACTTCCTTCATATAATACATTATTTAGAGGAGTTTGTCTACTGAAATTGTTAAGATCTGCACTGCAATTTACGTGTTCGTTAACTTCAAAGTAGTTATTACTTTGCAATACTATTAGTACGTTATAAGGAAGTTTGTCATACCATTCTGCAAAATTTGGAATGTGTTCACAACTTGTATTAATAATAGTATTAGGCTTGTCTGTTATCGGATAACTCATTCTGTTGTTAGCATTACTCCAATATTGCCAAGTATGTTCATTATAGTCTATATCCATAATGTCTTGAGTTAATGATTTAAAACGCCATTGATCAGTAAACCACGGAGCATTAAATACTTCTGCAATATTAACACAAGTAGGATCAATATCAAAACTTCTAATTTTATCTATTCTAAGATTTTTTTCAAATAACATTGTAGCAAGTGTAGCATACCATCCTGCACAAAGAAATACTGTTCCTAAATAAGGATTAATTCTTTTAAGTTCTTTAACTAGCCATAGTTTACTTTGTAGCTGTCCTCTACTAAAACAGTCATTCCATATTTCTGTTTTATTTACAAAAAAGTTTTTAAATGCTGCGGTAAATTGTGTATCAACATAGCGATCTAACATAGGCCATAGTTTCCAAGTATTATCTTCCATAATCAATTTGCGAAGATCATCTTTATTTTCATCTGTAATTATTCTAAAGATACTATGTAAATCGTGATCAATATATGCTCTACGCAAATCAGTTAACTTACTATTAGTTGGATATAATAACTCAAATCTATCCAATAGTTCAAATGTTTGAAGCATAAAACTGTTCCTTTAACCAATCAAAATCATTTATTAATCGTAATGCGTCTGTATTGCCTTTATTAGATTCACCGTATTTTCTGCCAAAATTAGCACCACTAATCGCTAAATCGCCAAACGTTCTGTCATTACCTAACGTACACCACGTGTTAAGTCTAATATAAGTTTCCTCTTGTTTTTGTCTATCAATAATATTACTGCTTAACTTGACACACTCTCTAAAAGCACTCTTCCACGTATTAAATGGGTCTGTATTAAATGCTGTGATATTAGATACAACATCTACAGTTCTAAATCGGTTGCTTATGCTAGTTGTCATATCAGGTTTGGTAATATCCATGTTGATTGTTAAATCACGTGGAAATAATTTTATACCACCATATCCATAAACAAGATCATTTATTGGATTTTGACTTCTCCATACATGAACAATGTCTTTTTCCCAACGGTGGACCTTGAAATCAAAATCAAAATCATCTACTATTTCGGCATCACCGTCAACAATCCAAAACATGTCAGTATCACACAACTTTGCAGCAGCAATATGTGCCTGATGTATACCCTTTACTCCATGTACTCGTTTGGCATCTGGTCTTTTTTCTAAAAGTCTATTATAGTTAACGTCTGCATTAGGTTCTTGATAACTGATAAACACTACATCATAAGGCTTAGGAATACTTCCTATAACATTAATTTCTTTTCTATTTACAAGATGCTTAAACTCTATTTCTTTTTGTGTCACAGGTTTGTGCTTACTTAATAACCAAAGTCCGTTGTAAAGATCCTCGTCATCTTCTCTATGTATAAATGCGTGATTTTCATTTCTGTCATAGTTATCGTGATGCGATATATAAAACTGTTCAAAGATTTCTTGACTGACTAGGACATTTTTACTTGCAGTCCAAAACATTTCAGTAGTAGTATTTTCTAACGCATCTAGATAGTCTTTATACGAATCAACTAGAAATAAGTCAAATGTCTTTGGAGTACTAGCAAGTATGTCTACTTGTTTCTTTTTTACAAAAAATCTATGATTTATTTCGTTGTCTGTTATTATTGCATGTTTAGGTACTAAACAAACACCGTCATACGAATCTTTATTTAAAAATATATGTATGTATTCTTTACTCCAGTCATCTGGAATATAATCAAAATCAAAAGATTGTAAAACTACAATGTCATCCCACACTGCCCAAAAGAAATCAGTTAGACAAACTTTTTGTGCTTGTCTAAATGTTTTTGCATGTTTAGAGATAGGGTAGCGTTTTTTAAATTCTTTGTAATTTGTATCTAAAGGATTTGCAGAAATAAAAATAATATCATACATAATTATTTTCCAATGCTTTTATATACATTGTACAACTCAGGAAACGTATTTCTAAAAGATGTGTTTCTTCTAAAATCGTGTTGATCTAAATACTTTACAAAATTCAATTCGTTTGTCTTTACTTCTTCGGTTGAGATAGTACTTCTATCTAAGAATATTTTTAAATTGCGTTCTGCTTTTTCAATTTCAAAATCATAAAATCCAACAAAATTATCAGTGTCAATATTTTCTTTCATAAAGTCTATTGCGCTCTGAATGTACGTAGCATACTCAACAGGCAGCACATGTATATTTTGCCACTCTGGTTTACGCATAATTGGAATATCAAACCATATGCGCTGACGAGGATGTATCTCATAATCGGGATGAGTATTGTAAGGATCTACAATAGGAATATGTTTTATACCTTGGTTTGATCTGCTGTATTGATTTCTAAGATTTAAAATATTTTGTAGATATTCTTTAAACTTTGGTATGCTTAATGCATTAAATGTATTAATAAATGTTACAGTTGTATTTGCAGTTTCATCTAGCACTCTTTGTACATTCTTTTGCATAAGATTGTAATTCAATCCTGTACGTATGTATTCTGCTTGTTCTCCAACACTGTCTACACTTACAAACAACGCAAAATTCTTTAATGCCATGTTTACATACCAGTTGTTTCCAGACCCAGGATTAAATCGTTTCTTATCTTCCCATATCTGAATTTGTTCTAGTTTTTTAAGTTTTTCTATAAACTTATCCATAAGTTCCTCACGCGGAGGACACATATTTGTAGTAACACTAAGTTCTAACCAAGTGTTTGGATTTTCGTAAATGTAATCTAATACTTTAAATGTGTTTACATCCATCAACGGTTCGCCGCCGGTAATTCTAAACACTTCTAATTTTGTGTACAAAGTAGGCCACCAACGCCAGAACGCATCAAGATAAGGATTGTCACTTTGTTTAGTTTTTAAAGGCATTAACCCTTGTGCTTCTAATGCAGCAATATTGTTATGTCCGATTGTATTTCCGTATGTATCAAGAATCTTAAAATCGCCATATTGCTTTATTTCATCTTCCCAAGCTGTACTAAGATGAGGACTGCAATACATACATTTTAAATTACACGCTTGGTTAAAGTTGACTTCCATGTATCGAGGAATGATATTTCCTGTATCAAGTGCATCAATAATATCGCCGCGACTGTTTTGCGCCCAGTATTCTCCAGATCTATAAATTCTATCACTACGATTTTTGTTATCTTCAATCTTCCAACAATAACTGCAACCGTCTGGTCTTACACCAGCAAGCATTTGTTTTCTTTCTGCTTTCTTTTGCTGTGTATTATGCAATGCACTTGGGTTTGTTTTAATTTCTGCTAAGTCTACTTTGTGCAACGGCGGATGATAACAACTATGTGTCATTCCATTAGTTAAGTGCATTGACACTTGACTCCATTTAGCATAACACATAGTTGGACTAATTCTTTTTAATTGAGTTTCTGCAATATCTGCAGAATTTTTATAAATGCTCACTTAGCTATACTCGCGTTCTAATTTATCGTGGTCAAATAATTTGTCGACCCATAAAAAGTTATCTTTAAAAATTACATCATTGTGTTGTTGTATAAAGAGCTCGCGATTATGTTTTGTAATTACCGAAAGTCTAGTGTTTAAATTTGCAAATTTTAGCGGATTTAACATTGCTAATCTTTCAAACTCATTTGCAATTGCTTGTAGTCTTTTATCATCATCTTCTATTTCGTCATAGCTTTCATCAATTAACGGGCTAAATGTTTTATACCCTTGCTCTCTTAATTCTTTCATAAAATAAGGAGTTGTAAAGGCAATAAACGGTCTATTTGCTGACATTGCTTTCCACGTTTTCTCTGTAGGAAATGATGGAGCAAACTCTTGTATCGGTATTGACTGACGTAGTCCTTTGTATGTCCAAAAAGGATCATAATGTGATTCAATTAAAAGGTGAATATTTCCGGACTGTATAAGGTTATAAGTTTGCATATCCATTTTGTTAGTAATACAATTTTCAGCTTTTACATCATTCACAAAGTAATCACTCATTGTATAAGGAATGTTACCTATCCATTTTTTTATCTTTTTAGAGTTACTATCATATCCTAGATCAGCTGCATCTTGAAGCATTTGTTCTTCTGATATAATTTTTAAACCGCCATATGGCAAGATATTGTTGAACGTATAATTAAACTGACTCACTATACTTCTATTAACTAATTCTAAATATATGTTAGTTCTATACAAATTGTAATTTCTTGATAGTGCAGTAAATCGATGCTTAGGTTTAATATTATCATCAATTATTGCTGTTCGTTTTAACAATAACGAAAATGCTTGTATATTTGGAATATTAGGCATTCTTTCTAAGAACTTTTTTTCAGCCCAAGTTTTCCAAAATTCATTTAAAACTACTATGTATACTTGCTTTGGATTTATTTTTTGAGCTAATATTGTACGAGCCCAATCAGTTAATTCACTCAAACTAAAATATTCATCGCCAAAGAACAATAGGATTTTTGCAGTTGAATCTGTTTTAATATGATCCCAATGCGTGTCGTCAATAAAATTATTAAAAGATTGATTGTACAATACTCTGTCGTGCTGGTCGTACCAATAAACGGCATCTTTTTCATATGTTGCGTGATCAAGATGCTTCATGTTTTCATGTTTAAAGAGATGATGAAGCCCGGGCTTTTTTTCAAGTATTCTACTATATATTATCATTATTTTTGATCTCTTTTGTCGTACGGTTGGGTTGTTACAGGATCGACCCAATATAAACTTCTGTGCGGCATATCATCTGTTTTGTACTGAGAATCACTTGTATAATAAAATAATCTAAAAGTTGTACGTTGTAAGTCTTCCGGACAAGTCAACGGTTCTTTGTATCCGTGAAATCCTAATTTATGGTATTGCCAAATTACTGCTCTGTTGAATACACAATCAATTGCGTTTACAAGATTGTTATTTTTAAAATCATAAAATCCTAGTGCGCCTCCCCAATCAGGATTCCATTCTGGAGTAAGATAAACAATAAACGATAATGCTCTGTGTAATTTTAATTTTTCATTCCAGTTAAAGTCAGTGTGAACTTTTAGAGAATCATTTTTAAAACTTTTGCTGTAACCTGCACCTGTTAAATACGGATCCGGAATCAAGCTACCAATACCGGTTAGTTCTTCTAACCATAATAGCATTTTAGGACTATGCATATACTCTACAAACTTTGATGCAATTGGTAGTACTGTTAAGTCTTTACATTCCTTCATATAACTTTTATTTCTAGTAAATTCAGACCAGTGAGTATCATCAACTGTACGAGTTTCGTTGTACATACTTTTAGCAAAATCTATATCTAAAAAGTTATCTACACAAGCTGTTGGTACAGGGTCGTTAAATTTTGTTATATTTAAATTATTTGATAAACTCATGATGCATCCTTTAAATAGATTATAACAGCTAGATATTATTTGTCAAGCAGTTTCTTGTGTATATACTCTGCTACACGACAATGGTCTAAGTGTCCTGGATGTATTAAGTCTCGTGCATCGCATGTAAATTTAAAATAAGTTGATCTTGCAAAACGTGCTGCTGCTGGAAAGTACGAAAACTCAACTAACGGTACTCTGTCTTTACACAGTTGTTTAAATGATTTTGCTGTATAGTATGTTAACATGTTTTCGTTGTATATGTCTGTGTTTCTATATTGATATAATTTTAATAGTGTTTCTTCTCGTTTACCATTTACATTAAAGGCATTCCATAATCCAATTTGCCAATATCCTTCAAATTCAAAATAACGAAAACGATCGCAAGCTGTCCAATTAACTGCAATTGCATGTGGACGATCAAATCTTTCTAATAACAATGCTGCTGTATGAAGTAGTAATTCGTTTGATGCACTAGGTATGCCCAAGTTTACAACCTGGCGACCTGTTAATTGTTCTAATTCATATGCTATTGTTTCGTCATCCGAAACTCCAACACCAAATGTATTCGAGCATCCAATTAGAACAATAGCATCCTTCCAATTTACATCTTTCCACTCATAAGTTCTAAAACCGTTAGAGTTTAACTTATATGTTACTTTCTTATTTCTATACTTCCAATCCGGAGGCATTTTTTTTAGACTTTCTTGTAATGATGTAATTGAATCAGTATTACTATACTCGTCTGGGTTGATTCCATTCTCAGGAGTAAATCTCCATAATTTAAAATCAAAAGGCAGTAACGGATCCATTGCATACTCAGGAAACGTCGATTGATCTTTAACTAGTTCAATTATGTCACCGTCAAGAATTCTTTGTAGTCGTTGTTCTTGACGTACTTGAGCTTTTGCTTCGAGTCGTTGTGTTTTTGCTTCGAGTTCAGATAATCTTGATTTTTTCATTGTAGACTTAATATGTGATTATGTAAATATTTAGCAAACAAATCATGTGCTTTTTCTCCAGGGTGAGCACACGGTGTAATCCATCCATTTGGAGACCTGTTTCCTAAAAATTGGAAATAGTAATCAGTCCTATCTTCTACATCAGGTTCTTGCGATAATGCTAATTCTGCAAAAGTTTTCTTGTTAGCAGGAGAAAACATCAATCTCCAAGGAAACTGATTTAATAACTTTCTACTGTGCTTAGGATCCCACGACGGCTTTAACTCTACAGGTATTGTATTATTGTAGTCGTCTGCTCTTCTTACATCTTGTTTTAATATGTATTCAAAATAGTCTTTGTCGTACCTTTTATCAAACCCAGGAGTGATAATTAACTTAGCATTATTGTGTGCTGTACACCACGATAATAATTCTTGAACATGTCCAATTTGTTCAAGAACTCCAAACTTTTCGCTCCATAAATTTTTTCCGTAACCTTCCCAAAGAGTTCTTCTGTCAGACGGTTCCATACTTTCGTAATGAGGCCACATACAAACCCATCTAAAATGATCGTCGCATGTATCGTTAATAAAGTCAAATCTTTCAAGGCCGCTTGGCATGTATACTACAATAACTTCTTTTGCAAGACTCCACCTAATATCAGGATGAAAATAAAGTTCTTTAATCGAGCCGCGATTGCCGCAGCCTCTAAGTCCGAGATTTATTGGAGTATATGTATGATTAAAGTATCTGTTACATAGTATATTTACAAATGAATTTGCATATTCTAAAAAGGTAAAATCAATGCTGCCGTCTTTTGCCCTTTTTGTAGCGGGATATTGTTTTAATATTCGTTTAACGTCTTTATCCGTTAGCGTAGGTTTTAACGATGCTCCTTCGCCTTTGTATTCCCATTCAAAGTTATCATACAAGGTATCGTTAATTGCACCCTGTCCTTGTACAAAGGAACACCCGATTGATATTATTGCTTTACCTGTTTTTTTTAAACTATCGTTTATTTCTTCGACTTGAGAATTGTACATCGTTTTCCTTAAAATGATTTGTCAACATGTTAACTGCAGGACTGACAGTTACTCTAGTATTTAACAAGGTATTACTATTGTGAATTAATATTGATTTTAGTCCTTTAAATAACTCAAACTTTTCATCGTTGTTCATAGCGTTCAAACGTTTTAATTCTGTAATTATTGCATACAAACGATCCCATGTTTCTAGTTCATCATATGCTTCGTTTATAAAAGGATGAAATGTTTTGTAACCAAGTTCCTTAAGGTGTTTTAACGAATGTCGATTTCCAAACATAATAAAAGGATGATTACATGCTATTGTTTTAAATGTTTTTTCACTTAAAAAACAAGTATTTGTATTGTCACTGTAGTGTGCTTCGCTGATTACACTTAACCAAGTGTCTAGTGTAATTTGTTCGTTAAAGTTAGTTAAGTAATTTCCACAATCGCTGTCTGCAAACCCTTCTACATTTTCTGCATTAGGAGGGGTCATAGGCATCAATGGCAACAACTTTTTATAAAGATCGTGCCCAACTTCTTTTCCGTCCATATGAGAATAAAGTTGTGCAAAATGATTCATACTATTAATATTGTTGTTTAGCAAGTCTGCATTATATAGACAACTAAAGAGATGCGCCCTGTGATTTCTTGGTCTTTTTTGTAAACAATTAAAAGTTTTAATATTTGCTAAGTTGCTTTCTTTATATCTTTTTTGCTGTTTAAAAGAAGGCACCCCTTGACGATATGCTATTTCAGCCATTGATGATTCAAAGTGCGGATATGGTATAACTAAGATACGGCTACTGTGTACATGTATAGTTGCCCATTCGTCATATTGCTCTTTACTTGCCATGTTTCCAGTGACATATATTACTTGCTTAGGATCAATTTTATATTCTGTACACTGATCATGAAACCATTGCCATTGCCATGTTTCTTGATAACCTTCATGTGATTGATCTAATAATAAAAATGCCTTTCCAGATTGTAAGTCTTCTAAATAGATTGGATTTAACCAATAAAACACCGACTGCTGGTTCATTGAAAATGCTTTGCTGTTTGAATAATTTTTAAAGCCGCCGGACCAGTTATCCGGAGAATGTGCAACTCCTGATGAAAGAATATAGTTAAATCCTTTAGACGGTCTATTTTTTGAAACTACTATATCATCTAGCAACCCATCTACGTCTTGCCCTAATCTTATAAGATGTAATAATAAAGGAGTGGCTGTAAATCTTTTTATGCCAGAGCTATTAGTATCACCGCATTTTACAAAATTTAAAAATACGTTTGTTTTTTCTTCTATTTCTTCAAACATAAAATACATTTAAATTAATCTTTCCTTCCAGGTTCTTGGAGTTTTAGAGTTTACTATTTCTAAAGGAAACGTATAATCAAACGGTTTGGTGCCGCGCTTTTTGATATAATCGATTGTACGTTCAACTGCTGTTTCTAAATCTGTTGTTGTTTTATAGTTTAATACTTGTCTTGCTTTGTCTGCACTACATGTTGCATGTTTAACTTCTTGTGGTCTGTCATCTACATGTATCGGTTGTAAGTTACAACCGGTTTTGTTAGCTATTAAATTTGCCAAATCTTTAACTGTAATTGTTCCTTCATCTGGTCCGATGTTTATTATTTGTCCTACAATATCGTTGTCTAATATAAGTTTTTCAAGACACTGTATACAATCGTCTACATAACTAAAGCATCGTGTTTGTAAACCATCGCCATATATAATAGCAGGCTTACCTTGTAAATTTCTGTTTATCATAATGCTCATTACGTTTCTAAACGGATCGTCATAGCGTTGTCTTGGCCCTACAATGTTGTGAGGTACTGCTATATTCCATTCCATTCCGTGCGTATCACTTAGCATACGCAATGTATCTTCGCCTGCTACTTTTGCAATGCCATATGGATCTACAGGCATAGGCTTCATATCTTCGGTAAACGGAGTTTGTTGATTTCCATAACGTGCCATACTAGAGCAATATACAAAGCGTCTTACTTTATTTTCTAATGCTGCACTAATTGTAGAGACTGTTGCTTGAAACACGTTTTTAGTAATAAAGTCGGGGCTTACTACACTTAGACCTTCGTGTGCTGTTGCAGCAGTATGTATTACAACATCGACATTTTTCATTATGTCTGCCATACGTTCTCTGTTGCAGCAATCTACTTTGTAAAGTGTTGCTTTATGATTTACGTTATCTTCATACCCACCAATTAAGGTATCATTACCTAATACGTCGTGTCCTAAATTAATCATTCGATCGGCTAAATGGCTTCCTAGAAAGCCTGCTATACCTGTTATAAAAATTCGCATATTCTCTCCGCAAAATAACTATGTGCTGTTTCTGAAGGATGGAATCTAGGCATAATCCATCCGTTAAGTTCAGGAAACTTTTTATCTGTAAAATGCATTTCCATCATGGAAAGCTCTGCTGTTGAGCCTGCTTGTTTTACTGTCCAATCAAAGAAGTTAGAACATCCGTCAATAGTTAAAAATCTATCCCATTCAACTGAATTAACAAAGTTACTATTAATAATTTTATAGAAATATTCTTTATTATATTCTCGTGTAAATGCAGGAAACATAATAAGGTTATGTCCATTAGCTTTACAAAAATTTTGAATATTAACAATGCTTACAATTGCATTTAAAACTTCTGTTTTTGCCGAAACAAAAAAAGACAAAGCCTTTTCAAGATTTACAAGTTCAACAGAACCAATGTTAACAGGTGAAGTATGCGGAAAGACATGCTCAAAGCCGTTGCCGTCGCGTCTAAATAAGTCAACTCTGTTCATACCAGTCGGCATAAAAATTACTGTAGAATTACTAGGAATGTCTGCCATTAGTACTCGCGTTACTGCACCTGCATTACCGGATGATTCTTCTCCCAAGTTAATACCGCCAAGGCAATCTATAAAGGACTTGCCTTTTTCAATTTCTGCACCTTGCACAAAAGAACACCCAGTGCCGATAATTATTTTATTAAGTTTACGTTTTTTCATATTGCGTTTTTAATGTATATCTAAAAATTCTTTTAACTGCGGATACATATAATTATTACAATATCTCATGTATGCTTCAAGTCTTGGGTGGTTGCCGTCTTTAAAAAACGGTAATTTATTTTTACGACACCAATCAACAATAGGGTTGTTAAAGATGTTAACATTATGTTTAGATAAATGTTCTTCAAATATTATTTTTTGATCGGTTGTAATTACAGTATCCCAGCCATACACTACAAATGTATTAGGTGTCATCTTTTTAGCAGAGATTATGTAAAATAAAAGATCCTCAAGATGCTGTTCAACATCCATTAGATCTCCGCCGGTTTCTTTTTGAGAAAAATATGAATGAGATAAGAAATCAATTCTTTCTTTTTTATCAAAAATATTTATAGACTTTATAACAGTTGAAGCAAGAGCATTTTTATTTTCATTTTTTTGCTGTTTAATAAAAAAAGGAGTCATTGGTTTTCTTAAATAACTACGTTCTGACCCAGTTATTTGCCATATAACTATATCGTTAGTAGTAATAGGAGTATTAAACATTAGTTCTTGAAATCGACGTTGCTGTAAACCATTGGAACTTGAAGATTGGGCAAGATTTATTAATGGAATTTTCATAGATTCCGAAAGACACCTTGCCCATCCCACGTGATGTGTAATACTGCAACCTAATGTTATTAATCTATCATACATAACTTTTGCATAAATTCCAAAATTCTGTCATTTCAGGAAATGTTTCTAATAAGTTTGTATTCCTTCTACGATCATATTCAGTAAACCAATTGTAAAAATCTTTTCTACCTTCGGTTATTTTATGGTCATCGTATTTTACAGTGGCAAAATAATTTCTTACTCTGCGAAATCTTTCATATTCTAGGTCACTAAACTTAGTTGTATCGTTGTCATCTTTGTTATCTTTGATAAATTGTAAGATGTTATCAAAGTAAGGAAGGAATTCTTCCTTAGGAAGTATGTGCATATCGTACTGCAAGGGTTCTTTAAGATAAGGAGTGTCAAATCTAATTCTACGTCTCTTTGGATCGTGATACTGTTTTCTCCATTCAAGAACTTTTTCTAAAAAGTCAGTAAAACTAGTGACACTTAAAATGTTAAATGTACACATTACTGTCAGGTCGGCGCCAGTAATATCGAGGTAATTCTTCATATTACTTTCCCACAACTCTACGTTTAAACCAGTACGCAGGTATTCTGCACGTTTGCTGAATGTATCTATACTGGTATACAATTTAAACTTGTTGATTGTATTCGTATCTAGAAGTTCTTTTACGTTGTTAGATAATTTTGTAACTAATCGCGGAGTTACTCCGAGGTTGCTGTTTAAGTTAAGTTCAAGATTAGGTCTTGGCTCTTCTCTGAGTCTATCAAACAAATTCCAAGTGCTTTTGTGCATAAGTGGCTCGCCGCCGGTAATGCGTAAAATGTTTAATGTTTTACTTAGCTCGGGCCACCATTCCCACCATGCTTTAATATAAGGATTGTCATCTTCGGGAATTGGAGTAAACCAATCTACGTCAAGTGCGTGATTTTTTACAGTAGTATAAGGTCCAAACTTTTTAATTTCAGCATGAAAACTACTACTTGCCATTGGGTGACAATATCCACATTTGAAATTACATTCATTACTAAATGCAATTTCAACGTATTCAGGATTAACATTAAAATCCCAAGGGTTATCAAGAATTTCTTTTATACGTTCTGGCTTATAGATACTTTCATTACGAATCATTCTATCTGATATATGATCAGTACCTAGCGATTCGACATTCCAACAGTACTTACACCCTGCAGGCTTTTCTCCAATTAACATTTTTGCACGTTCTTTTTTCTTAATAAGCGTATTATGCAATGCACTTGGATTGTTTTTTATTTCAGCTAAATCAATTGCATGTGGAGCAGGATGATAACAACTGTGCGTTTGCCCGGTATGCAAATATATTGTAGTATGATGCCACTTTGCCAAACAGAATGTTGGGCTTATTTCGTCCATTTCAAATGTACGATTTTTTATGTTTTCTGTTTCAGATGTCATGTTTCGATATCAATGAATTGCTGCTCAGAGTTTCTTGCTGGATTTTGATAAACTGTTTTAAAGAATTTACTGCCGCCGGCGTCTAACGGCATAACACCTATTGGGAGATCGAGTTCGTGTTTAAGAGTTTCACCAATTGATTCTATTTCGTCAATAAGATTTTCCTCGGTTACTTCCATATTATTCCACATGTTGTTAAGATACTCAAAGTCACGAACGTTGATATAATCCCAATCTGTACACATAGTTTTATACAAACCTTCACGAGCTCCGTAGATAGCCCATAATCCATTTTCAACATCGGCACCAATCATAAGCCAAATATATAAACGATGCAAGTTTTTCCAATGATTCTTTTTAAATTCATCATAGGATACCTTTACTCCACGATCAAGTGCCATTTTAACACCTTCGCGAAAGCCGGCACGCCACGCTTGTTGTGCTGTAGCATTGTTTATAATTTCACTATAGCAACTGTTCATTTGAATATATTTAATATCCCAACAAAAATCTACTTGTGCATGTGGATTGTTTGGATCGGCATTTTCATGCGTTTTCATATTTAACACATATTCTTTAGGCCAACATTTAAGTCCGCCATTACCATACATAAGTCCGTTGATAGTATTTTTAGCAGTCCAACTCATTACACACTTTTCAAGATCTTCGTTCTCGCCGAAGTCAAACTCTTTAGACAAGAATTCGCTGTTGATAATGTTGTCACCATCAACAGTAATAAATCTATCAGTTTCGCTAAGCCTTGCACATGCTTTATGTGCAGCATCACTGCCTTCTACGCCGTGTACACGCTTTGCCCACGGAATCTTTTTACAAAGATCTGCATAATTTTTTTCTGCATTAGGCTCGTCGTAGCTAAGATAAATGATATCATAGTCTAGCACTCTAAATTTATTACTCATTGTATAACCTCATGATAGTATGTCTCAAGTCTCTTTACAGTATATACACTCAATGCATCAGAGTCAAGTTCAATCTGACTCTTAAATGGAATTTTAACATCTTCTTTAATTAATTGCTCCATTGACAAATTTAAAAAATTTTCTAATCGATGTGGATCATTATATCTTGTAATACTAAAACTTAAATTCTTGTTAAAGGATATTTTGTTATTTTTGAAATTATCTTTTATACCTTGATCTAACATAAATTGCCATTCTTTGTCTTTAATGTTTTGTATAATTAACAAGTCTGGTCTGCTTATAACACGCTTTGATATAAGATAAATTTGATTATTAATATCAAACATAATATCTTCTTCGTTAAATCTGTGTTTTAATATATAAGACTTTTTAATTGTATCAAACAATACAACATAATGGCTAAACTGTTCTTTACCACTGATTAAATTTTTAACTTCGTCGTAAGTTGTTTCAAAATAGCTGCCTTCTTCTAAGTTATTATTTGAAACAGATAACAAGTTACCGTCTTCATCAAAGTAAACATATTTTAAAATTGGAATATAAAAATCATTCATTGTTTAAGTAGCTTTCGTATATCTCAATTATATCATCTGTAACAAAGTCTTTTTCAGTATAATGAAAAATTCCATTTTGTTTGTAATTACCAATTTTGAGATTTAGTTCCTTATCTAAATACACTCCAACTCGGTCTTGCCATCTTTCAGAAAAAGTAGATTTCCATTCTTGATTGCGAGTCTTCATATGTACAAAATTTGGGTAACTAATATTTTTGTTTGTAATCTTATCTTCGCAGTTGAGTATTTTAGTAACGATAGCTGCACTAACATCAACACTGGGAAATTTTTGAAAATGTTTGCCGCCGGCATATTGTCCGTAAAATAATTCCCAATTATTCATTACAAACTCTAGCCATTTGTAAAAAGTATGCGCTTCGTCTGAACGCTCAAAATAATTAAAGCCAGCATACACATTTGGTAGCATATGATTTCTAAATGCTTTCCTATAGTATACACTAGTTACCGGATTGCCTCTATAAGTTAGTACGTTTGTAGTAAAAAATACTTTGTGATTTTTTAAATAATTCCACCAAAGTTCAATGTTGTCTAGTACTAATACATCTGTATCTAATATAATAGTGCGATCGTACGGGCAGGCATGATAAATTTTCCAACGATTTTCTATTTTCCAATTGCTGTCTTCTGCCGAATCCTCCCACGGAATTTCAACAATGTCGTCAAATACACTAACTGTTTTTTCATCTAACGTATTATTAGTTATAAGACATATTTTACTGTCTGGATTAGTTGCACGTATGCTTAATGCACACAAGTATGCTTGTTTTACATAATCGTGTGTACTGTTTTGTGCTAGCATTGTAAAATTAATTGTCATTATCTATTACTCTAGTTAAGCTAAATTTATTCATTATATGAATGTTACTATCTTTTATCTTTGCTGGAAAGTATTGATTAGACTGTGTTTCTTTTTCAATTAAAAAAAGGAATTCGTTGCCATTTATTTTTAATACTAAATCTTTATCAGTTGTATAAAACAATGTTCCTGGCATTTCTTTGGCAAAGTCACCCGACTTGTATCCGTTCATTGTGTGTATTGCTATACTAAATGCATGATCGTTTCTAAAAACACCGGTTGAGATTTGATATAGATTTTTATAATGTGCCCAATTGTCTTGCACATGTTTTAATAAATCAAAAAATAACTTGTTGACTTCTGTTTTTCTAAAAAATACAACAGTTGCCCAATAAAAGTCTGGACCGGTTTCGCTAATGTAATTAAATTCTGATAAATCTCTCCACCCGCTTAACTCAAACCCATTTCTATACAATAAGAAGTCGTGCTGTTGTAAAAAGCATTGGCTAAACAAGTCATTTGATATTATAAAATCGGTATCCAATAGCAAAGTTTCGTCATAAGGAGTTAAATCAAATACACTACTACGACTAGAATTTTTAAACTCTAAACGCTTTCTTGTAAAAGTACCGTCATTGTATTTTCTAAAAGTATAATTAGAGTCGTTTGAAACTTCAATTATTTGATCAAACACTGCATAGTCATAATTGTTTATTAGATAATTTTTATTATCTGTAATTAAACTAACTGGTATATTTAGAAATTCTTTAATTCGTTTAGCAGAATATACAGCTTGCTTAATGTAGTCAATTTCACTATTATTTCTTGCTATTAATAAAGCGCCTTGACTCATAAGTCAACAATACCTTCGACTGTTCTATTAGATTTTAACTTGTTATATTCTGTCATATAACGATTAGCAGCTTTCCAGTATACACTTACTAATGTATCTGCAAATTTTTGTAAATCGTCAATCTCGATAGGAATATCATTATCATCAATTAAAATTGTACTAGTTTGTTCAAGTGCTAACAAACTCTGACAGAAACTTACCAATTGTTGTGTAACTGTAAACTGCCCGCCATTATAATAATGAACAACATCGTTTTGATATTGTTCTCTTAAAATACGTTTTTGATTATTTAAAGTAATCATATAATTACTAAAATCTAACGCAGATACTAATCGTTCGTCCATAGAATTCTCCTATCAAATACTATTGTATATTTTTTTTATCTATTTGTCAAGTAATTTATGCAGGAGGAGTTACATTATCTGAAGTAAGTTGGACTACTGTTGCAATTGTAGGCGCTGAAATACTAACAGCTTGATAGGAAGTAGCAGCGTAAGTAAACGTACTATCTGGTCTAAATGTGTTAATCGAACTGTTGGTTGAGCCGCCAACTGATTCATCTTGAGGATCTAGAGGGACGCCGGCTTGATCGCCTGTGTCGCCGTCATTAAAGCTAATTCTAAATCTTATAACTGATCCGGTAACGTAACCTTCAATCGTATAATCATTATCGGCATACACTCCTGATCCTGTTTTTATATATAACTGTGCATAACTACCAGTGAGACCATCATACCCTGTACCAGATCCGCTATCCGAAGTAATTCCATACTTGTCAAACTTAATAGTTCCCATGTTTGTTAACATAGTTGCCCAATCAGTATCTTTAGCACCTGCTCCACTAGTAAGTGATGCTGCAAAACGGATTTCTCCGCCGGCGTTAAAATAGTAATTCATTTGATTGACACTGGCAAACGTTACTGTTACAACGTGGTATATCGACTTAGCAACATCTACAGAACCGCCCCAACTAGTAGTTCGCGGAGTACTTGATACAGCTGATCCTAATGTAAACGAACTGTCTGGCCAACCTGATACTGATCCGTTGAAATTACTTATAGCAACAATTAACGTATCATAATCGTTATGTCCTTGATTACCGCCATCAGTAGGAGTAGCAGTTGCACCAGTTGTTTGATTAAAAGTTTGACTTACATCGGCACCAACAGTTTGTCCTGTTGGTGGTACTGCAACGCTAGTACTTGTTGCACCTTGCTGATGTATATATACACTCTGCGCATCTAGGAATAACAAACGCATCTGATCTGAAGTAACTGAATTACTTACTCCAAAAGTGCTGCCGCCTGTAACTGCTACAGCTCTCATAGTTTGTCCGTACTCAGTTGAATATACTCCACTTAATGTAGTTCTAATATTGTTATAATTTGCGGCTGTAATAGAACCGCCGGTGACTACGGCCATACAAAATCTCCTATGTTACTAGTATTTATTAAAATATGTTCTATCAAAAAAATATTATTCTAACGGTGTTGTAGTAAGATAGCTAGGAGTTGTAACATCTACATAACTGCCTGTTGCTCTTAACTGAGATACCGAACTAGTCAATGTACCGTTGATTGTTTCGTCAATAATGCCGGCGTCTCTATCTACAAATGTTACTTGGAATTCAATTGTAGAACTATTAATTGTTCGTGCTTTAACAATATATTCTGCATTGATGCCTGCATATATCCCAGTAGATTGTTTGCTATATAATGTCTGAAATGTACCAGTTAAACTGTTGTTACCAATACTAGTTCCGGTTCCGGAACTAGCAGTAACTCCGTTATAAGTAAATTTAATTGTGCCCATCGAAGACAATAAATCTCTCCAATATGTACTCTTATCTCCAGAAGAACCTGCTAACGATGCAACTAATCTTATTTCGCCGCCGCTATTAAAAAAATGTCTTCTATGATTTGCACCAGTTGCACTGACTGTTGTACCATCAGTTTTGCCTACAGTATAGCCGCCTGCAAATATTACTTTAAATGTATGAGTTAATATATTTACAGGATCACCCCATGTACTCGACCTAGTACTTGATAGTTTATTTTCTGTTGACACTTGATTTGCAAGATAAACATCTTGTTTACTGTTATATAATGTTGTAGCAAGTGTTTCGTACGATAACCATTCTGCATCTTCAACATCAGCGTTTGCTATTATTGTAGCTAATGATACAGAGTTTCCGGTCTGATGAACGTTTACTTTATTGATGTCTTCTTTTAAAAAATTTAAATGATTTGCAGAAACAGTATTAGTCAACGAAACTGGACTACTGCTTAATAGCTGTCCGTATCCAAACGTTAATTGTCCTTGTCCTAATACTTCTGCAATTCGGTTTTGCATTAAGTTAAAACGTGATACTGATATTATTTCGCCTACGGCCATTGTGTATTCCTAAAATATTATACTTTTAAAACGCATTCGACTAATTTCTCATCTGCACTATCGTTTGATTCAAGTGCAATACCTACTAAAGCAGTTGTTGCTAGTGTTGTACATACGCCGTCTGCCATTGCATAAACTGCTTGACCCTTTTTAACAGCACCTTTAACACGTACAGGAAGACGCCCCTTTAAACCAATGTACTGCCCAGTTGCTTCGCTGTTCATCATGTAAGCAGGATCAGTTGAAACAACACCAATACAATGATTACTTGCATTTGCTGGTTCTACATCGTGATCTTCACAAGCGCATACTGCTACTGCAGTACCTGGTGCTAGTTCTTCTTTAGTTGAATATTTTTCTGCTAAGTCAGCATAACGTGCTTTTGTTGCAGTACCTTGGAACAGGTTGGCATATAAGTCACCGCTTGCATCTCTTGCTGCAATAGTATTTGCTGTAGCAGCAGTGCTGGCAGCTCTTCCTGTTGCGCCAACAGTAAGTAACCCTGCTTGTGTTGCTATACCGCTAAATGTGTCAGCATACACAGTTTGCCATTTGGTACCAGCTTTACCTAAATCATACGCACTACCTGCATTTGGATGTATACCAGTAGCATCAAGATAATATATGATTGTGCCAGATGAGTTCTTAACTCTTAATAAATTTCTCACCAGTTGAATCATTGGTGTTTCGTTGTCGGTATCAATTTTTACAATTAAGTCGGCACCTAGTCCTAACGTATAACCAAGATCACTAAATACCACTGTTGATGTAAATGCACTCGAATCAGAAGTTACATAATTAGATGCTGCAATTCCGTTTAGTTTTATAGCATTGCTTGCTGTTCCCCAAAAACGATGTGCAGTACTTGTAATACCGTCTGTAGATGCAACAGTATTAACTAATGTAATACCCTTCCTAATTACATCAAATCCAGTAACTGAAGTACCAGCAGAATTAGTAAATTCGTCTTTACTAATTATGTATACTACTTCATCGCCGATTACTGCTTCTTGTACATCGTGTGTTGTATTAAGAGTATCAGTTAGTGTAGTTGATACCATTCTAGTTATTGTACTAGCAGAGCCACCTTGCGGGCCTACAAGAATCCATTCTGATGATGCATTTTTAACATAAAGTTGTCCAGTTGTACTGTTCCACCAAAGGTCACCTTCTACTAGTCCAGAAGGCGCTGATGTTGACACTTCAGTTGATCCAGTATTTTTAAATGAAGTTCCATTATATACTTTAATTTTTTGTGTACTATTATCGTACCAAATCATTCCTGCAACTGGTTTTGAAGGCGCGGTAGATCCGGCAAAATGTTCTAATAAAAACATAAAGTTTTCATTTTGTGCTTCACCATAACCGGCATAATTTTTACCGATAAACTTTACTTCTGTACTTTGATTTATAGTACCGTCTTGGACTGTTGCTTGTACAGCGCCGTTGTATCTATTAATAGTATATGCCATTTATGGACAACCCTTCTTTTAACATTAATATTTAGCTATTTAAACACTAGAAACTAATTCTTGATCATATAGCCAAACATTTGCTCCATTTATAATAAATCTTTTTAGAGATCTTGTTGGTACAAAGGATACAGATTCACTTACATTACTAAAACTAACGTCTTGTATAACACTTTGATTTTCTGTACCATTTTTATCAACTGCAACAGTAGTTTTTGCAAGTCCATCGCCTGCATTATACAAAATTGTTCCGCTGTAACTTACGCAATGAACGTATGCATAAACACCAGTATTTCGTGCTGCTGCTGGATATAAATCTTCTAATACTAAAGCAACATCGCCGTTAGTTAATCCAGTAATATCTAAATACAAAGATACATCTTGATTTAACGTTGTTTCGTCTACATACTCTTTTGTTGCAACAGTGTTAGGATCGTCACTTACATCTGGTGTAGCAACTCCTAGTATTTTTCTAAATCCGCTGATTGTAATATCACCTGAGCTTGTAATAGTTAACGGATTGGTTGTTGTTATTGTTGTCCCATTTAAATTTATGTTATCAACGTCTAAACTTGTAAGTGTACCAATTGAAGTTAATCCAGAAGCAGTTGTTACTCCTGCTCCTAATGCAGTTGAACTTAATACAATAGCATTGTTAATCTTATAACTATGCCCAACTGGTAAATCAAAGTTAGCAGAACTTGTCCAGTTACCAGTACCGCCTGTGTTTAACCATGTAATACTTTTGTCATCACCGGTTGCTCTAACAACTATACCAGCACCATTAACACCTACGTCATCTAAAAGTACACTATCAGAAGTAATTGCTAATTCAATTAGCTTGTCTTCAACACGCAATGTACTTACATCAATACTGGTTGTGTCACCTTCAACAATAAAGTTTCCAGTAACTCTTAGGTCACCTGTAACATCTAAACTGTATTGAGGATTACTTTGCCAAATACCAACTTTAGTTTCGCTGTTATCCACTGTTATAACATCAACCGGAAACAACCCTTGCTTTATTTGAATTTTCAAATCTGCTGCAGAGTTTTGTGTTTGCATAAACACAGTATTGCCAGATACACTTACTTTAAAATCACTGTCGTCACCTACTACAAATCCAGTGTCGTTTTTTACATGCAGTGTTCCTGTAGTAGTATTATTCGTTGAGGTCTTTAAAAAGTTATCAGGTGTATACGGATTACTGGCTCCATCTAATAACGAAAGTGCAGTTGAGGCAGTTCCGTAATATCTAAAATTAGCATAAGCAGTACTTATATTAATACCTGCATTAATAGTTGTACCAAAATTTGTAATTGTAGTCGCTGCTGTAAATTCTACTTTACTAATGATTGCAATTGCTGTGCCGCCGATCATTAGTCTAGCAACTGTTCTTTCATTACCACTTATATCAATTATAGTTTGTACATCAAATCCAGTAACACCTTGTCCGTATGTATAAATTGGACCTGCTAGAATAGTTTGAGTGCCATCACTAAAACTAACTTGTTTATTTGTAGAATCAACCCATATGTCACCTGCTAACAATGCCGGTGCTGTTGCACTAACTATAGTAGTATCCGCAGAACGAAATACTAATCCGTTATATACTTTTAATCTACCTTCGCTAGAATCGTACCATAGTTGTCCTGTGATAGGATATAATGGTTCGGATGTACTAGCAAAATTTTCTAATAATTTAACAAAGTTTTCGTTAAAATCTTCACCATATCCTGTATAGTTTTTTCCTACTAATGTTAAATCGGTACTAGCTTGATCAATTCTTCCATCGATTAATTCGACTAACAACGTCCCGTCTGTTTTATTAATTGTATAGCTCATTAAAAGACTCCATGAAAGATGATATAATTGACAGTTGTAAACGGTGGCACGGTAGTAAATTCATCTTGAGAACTGAATCCTTCGATGCTACCTGTTCTTATAATACCAGTGCCTGGATCTCCGCCAACTGCATTTGTAGTAGTAGTAGCAGAATCAGTCACCGAAGTTAATCCTGATGTTGCAAGGAACGGAGTTCCGGCATCGCCTTCTAAAGTATGATAGTGGTCTGGTAGTTGATCAGGTGTAATTAATGCACTCTCATCGCCGCCTACGTTACCAATAGTGTTAACACCTACATCGTTTAAAACGCGAGTTCCAGCTGACGCTGCGCCAATCCAACCTAATGGAAATCTTCCTCGCATATCAGGAGCTTTAAATAATAATGACGGTGACGATGACGTACCAAACGAAGCACCTATGACAGTATATAATGCATTATATGTTGCTATAGTATATTCTGCTCCATCACATAAGAACCAACCTGCCGGTGCAGTTGTTCCGCCCCACATAGATATCATTCCTACTGGCGTTACAGGACCTACTGCAGAGTTTGGTATTTTACTAACTAGATTAGTTTGTGTAATTCTTTTAAGTGTGCCGGCATTATTAATTAATACTTCGTCAGTTGTTAGAACTGTTGTAGCTAATGTCTTTCCAGTAAAGAAGCTATCGTTTAATGATGTAGTAAAAGTTTTTGTAGTTCCACCAGTCTGTCCATCAAATGTGAAGCTACTAGCACTTACATCGCCAGTTAATGCAAATGTAGTCGGACTCGAAAGTTTTCCTGCAGTAGCAGCAGCACCTGTTATACTCCCTGCTAATGACCCAACAAATGATCCGTAAAAGTTGTTTGCATAGACATTGTTAAATTTAAGTAAGTTAGTTCCTATACTTGTAGTTTGAGTTGTTTCTGGTAAAATATTACCAGACACCGTAGTTGTTCCAGTTATATCAATTGCACCGCCAACTACAATATCTTGAGCAACGCCAATGCCGCCTTTAACAACTAATGATCCAGTGCCAATGCTAGAGCTATTAGTAGTGCTATTAGCTGTGATAGTGCCAGATGCATATATATTTCCAACAACGTCAAGTGCTTCGGTTGGGATTTTAGTAGGCGAGCCTATTGCTACTTTAGTGTCATTAAATATTCTTAATGCAGTAGTTGCAGTTCCACTATTGTTTACTTTAAAGTCAATGTTGCCATCGCTGGTTGTATTTCTAATTTCTGCAGTACTTCCGGAAACAGACAGCGATAGAGTTGAATTTTCGCCAATTGAAACTCCACTATTAGTTGATACTTTTAACAGTTGAGTTAATACGTTTGCTGCGTCTAATCTAGCAAAAGCTGCTCCGTTATAGGCAGTACCTGATACTAGTAATTGTTCAGATTTTTGAGATGTACCGTAGTACTTATAACTGCTACTAACGTTAACACCTGCACTAATTGTAGCAAAGCCACTTATAGCAGCTTTTGGCGTAAAGCTAGTTGAACTTATAATTGATACTGGAGTACCGTCTGAATAATTTATAATTATAGGAATGTTTACGTTTTCTGTACTTGCTATAGTTTCAAATTGCGCTCCTGTAGTATTGCCTTCTGAGTATTCTGGTCCTACTAAAACCCAGCCACTTCCGCTGTATAGATATAATTGTTGAGAACTTGTATTAACCCATAGGTCGCCTACAACACTTAATGATGCATCTGGCGCCGATGTTGCTTTTTTTAATCCACCTGCACTTATCCATTGTGCCCCTGTGTATATTTTAAGTTGATCAACACCGTCGGTGTTATCATACCATAGTTGACCTTCTACTGGATTAATTGGGCTATTATTATTAGCAAAATTTTCCAATAGATGCAAAAAGTTTTCTAAAACCACAGTTCCGTAATCAGTAAAATTACGTCCAGGTAGTCCTAGACTAGTCTCTACATTTAGAGTAGTATCTTCTACTGTAATAGATCCTTTATTAACACTGTCGGTAAAATTTACTGTATATGCCATTTAATTATACTCCATTTAGTCCGCTAAGACTTTGTATTCTTACAGTATAATCAATTTGAATTAATCTATTCAAACTCTTTTGTACTGGGTGGAAAATAACATGAGTGATCAATCTGCCATCGCCGGATGCATTATAACTTCTTAAACCTAGTTCATCAAATACAAACTCCGAGTCTGTATTAGCCGAAGTATCAAACGCTTGTTGGCCGTTTGGTTCGCTATAATCTAGTAAACAACTTACTACAATGTCGGTATAATTTGTACCAGGTACGTGTCTTATTTCCGTTTTATTTCTATACGGATCTGTGTTGTTTACACTTCTATCATCAACAATCTTTGCATATGTTTGGTTATAAAGACTACTGTTTGTTCCAGTAGTATTTGGAGTTAAGTACGTAATTATACCAGTAGGATCGACACTAGTACCTCCGTTGCCAAACGACATCTGATATATGAACCCTTGACCTGCGTTGCTTAAACTCTCAGCTAGGGCCACACTCATATTTTCGTAATGAATTGCATTACGTTTGTTAATGAATATCTGTTTGCTCAAAGGGTCATATATTTTAATATGCCCTTCAATATGTATTCCGTTGTAATCTTTAAAGTCTGTCATGTTTTATACCTTATACTGTATTTATTTAGGTAAGCTGATTGTTGCGCCGCGTAAGAATCTGCTTATTGCATTATCCGATTGTGCTAAACTATTATTACCATTGTTCCATATTTTTCCTGTTTTTCTAACAATTTTAACGTCTATTCCTGCATCTGGTGTAGTACTTAACAATACATCGTTCCCTGATATTGTAAATTCGGGTTCTAATGTAACTGTTCCTTTGTTACTGTTGTATCTATCAATATCTAATGATGGATTGTGTACGGTTAATGCAGTTTTTCTTAAACGTATACCTCCAACAAACACATCGATTTCATTTACATTAGTAGAAGCCATGTAATCTCTAAATGCTATCTGATAGCTGCCAGAACTACCATCAGAAATAGTTGTTTGCGATAAAATTACATCCGAATAGTTTATTGTTTCGTCAAGTCCTTGTCCGTATGCAACTGTTCCAACTGCATATACATTTCTAACACCAGTTCCGAGTGTACCTCTTCTTAACTGTGTTAAATCTCTTCCAGAAATTCCAAAGTACTCTATTCTTTCACCTTCAATGAATATAACTCCAGGAATATTTTTACTTGTGTTTGGTTGGAAAAGTCCGTCTGCACTTTCAAGACTTATTTTATGATCGTAGTAATTAAGAGATGATATTAATGCATAACCTTTATCTTGATTTAATCTCTTGTAATGAGTTCTGTCTAACATATCTTTAAATATTCTAAATCCAAACTTAGCAGTAGTTGGTGCGTTAGCAAATTGTAATACATCAATTATATCGTTCTCTAAAGGCTTGTTTACTAGTTGTATAGCATCGCCTGCTGGTAATAGATAATAATCAATGTGCGGAGTTAGCAAGGTACCGTTTACCGAAACCCATGCATACTCGGCACTGCTTATTGTACCGCGAAGTCTTACATAACCGCCAACTATAAGATTTCTTTGAATATAAGAGAACGTATCAATTGGCAGTGGAGCATACCCTGTACTATCTTCTGGATTAGTAATACCAACTGTTCTGACTTTATAAGTAATTCTTTCAAACTGATTTACATCGTGATTACTGAAAGTATATATCTCAACTTCTTCTCCGCTTGAAGGAGCAATTGCAAATGTAACACTATCGCTAAGAACATATGATACATCTGTAATATAAGCATCGTGATTGACTTCTGAATTACTCAAAAGAAGAATATTAAATTCTGTACTGTTGTATTGTGTAAACAACGCATGTATATCTTTACGATAACTTCTTACTACAACTGATGATTGACTAATTGATTTAATTATTGCATTAACAGATGTTGCACTGCTGTCTATTGATTGTATAACAATTTCGTCACCTACATTAAATGTAGATGATATATTAATTTCAGAACTGTCTATTGATTGTAAGTCTATTTGCGTATCAACAAAGTAGTATTCTGCATCGCCAATTACAAAAATATCAAGTTTTGTTCCTTGAGGTGCAACATCGTTTCTTAATAGAGTTATTCTTCCATTAATAGGATCCCATGTAAACTCTGTTCTTGTTAAACGTACACCGTCAGCAAATACTAAAACTTCAGCTTCGTCAATTAAACTTATATCTTCAAATTGCCATTCCTCAATGTCATATGTTCTATGACTTTGTGTTGTGTAAGAAGTACTATAACCAGGATTAAGAATTGTATCGTTAACTTTAACTAGAATTTTATGAGAGAACGGTTGACTTTCAAACGGAGCAGGATTAACTGTATGATAATCAGTTGTACCATTAGATTCAAACGTTCTATCAATAACTACTTGACTATAAGTCTTAACTGTTGTACTATAGATACTATACTGGAAAAAGTCACCTTCTGCTAGGATACCTGGTTCAAAAACAATTTTAAGTCTGTTTGAAGCATTGTCTTCTGTTGTTGTAACTAGATAGTTGTAATCCACCCCACTTGTTTTTACAATTCCGTTTACTGTTAAAAATACAGATAAGCTGTCTGTCCATATTGCGCCAGTAATAAATGTTGTAGTGCTACCGTCTGACGTAAAGTAGTTTGTTTCAATTAGATTATTACCATTTGTACCTATTGTTGTAATAGCTAAACTGGATCCAATAGAAATACTACTGTCTGCAAACTCAAGTGTGTTATTCTCAAAATTCAAGTTATATCTGCTTGGATCTTGAATTACATTGTCAAGTTTTACAATTACAGATTCTGTTGTTTGTGCAATTCCAGGTAACCCAAATATTACAGTAGATCCATCTAAAAGAACGTAATTTGTAGTACTGATTACACCTACGCCGTCGGAATCTCTATGATAAACTTTTATATCAAGGGTATCTACTATTTCTCCCGGAACAAGTTCTTCAGGACCTTTGCTTGTAGTTGGAGTAACAAACCCATCGCCGTCAACTGTAATATCTTCAGTTAACAGTCCTGTAGCAGTTGTGTATGCTAGGTTGCCGCCGCCTAATGCAGTATCATAACTTGTGCTTGATGGAGTATAACTTCCATCGCTTGTACTTTTTCTAATGATTACTATATCGCCGGCAAATGTTGGAACAAGGTCTTCGTCAATTGTAATTGTATCTGTTACCCCATCACCGACTATTGTTTCCAATACTGCATTTGGATTAGATAGCACAGTTGTTAAGTCATACTCTGGATCGTCAAGTCTAACTCCGTTTAGATAGAAGTTATATTCAACTCCGTCTTCTAATGCTTTAGATAGTTGGAATACTGTTGTACTGCCGTCAAGTACAAAGATTTCGTCTTCGTATGTGTTATCAAATGTATCCCACGGTGCAGCACCAAATAATCCGCCAAATCCTTGTTCGTTTCCAAATCCAATGCTATCAAATTTTACACCTGAATATTCAACGCCGTCCATCAGCTGTGCTAAATCTTTACCAGCCATTCCAGTTGTAGGATTATAGAAGAAGTTTATTCTGTCTGCAGCACTTAAGAAGCTAACATCTTTCATGTAGTAAACTTTAATAACTGCTCCTACTGCAGGTGCTTTTACAAATCTAATACGACCGCGTTGCACATTATAACCAAGTGTTAAATGTGATGTGCCCGGACCTGCTGCAGTGTTTTGCAACGTGTCATAGTTAAATGATTCATCATCATATAACTTCTCTTGGTCAGTTGTAAAAGAATTAGAAACAGTATATGTACTACTTAATTGTAGAGTATTATTAATGTAAACACTGTACTGATCAGTTCTAATATCAAGTGGCCACTTAGTATTAAAAGTGCGCTGGGAGCCAGTGCCGACAAATGTTTCGTATCCATCTACATTTGGTTTAAGGTCAGTAACATAATAATTGCCACTAACTCTGTCAAACTTAATTGTAATATGTGCAGATCTAACCAGTGGATTTCCAAGTACCGGAGATACTTTAGCAGTATATCCGTTTGTATCAGGATCGGCAACAGTTACAGTTGGCGGAGTAATAAAACGCTCACCTCTTGTTATTAATTCAACTTGATAAACAGCACCTTTTCTAACATAAGCTCTAGCAGTTGCACCATTACTTGGTGTTACTGTTACAGCTGGTGATGAAGTATAACCAGACCCGCCTTCAACTACTTCATATGATACAACATGATAACCGTTGTTATCTACCCAATTATCATAAGGAGAGTAAAGATATTTGTCAAGTATATTAGTTACAACACCATCCTGCACTGTTGCAATACTTGTTTCGATAATGTTAGTTTCTTCGTTGTAACTTGGAGGTAAATCAAAGTCAGTTGTTAATGAACCAGTTGGTTCAACATAAGTGTAACTACTAATATATTCTCTCACCTTAGTACTGTAAGGTTTTACTTCGTTAACATAGTCTTGATAATTTTCTAAATTATCATTCTGGAATGTAAGTTCTTGACGGAAATCTCCAAGGTTATGTTTTGCTCTTACAAAACTTGTTTTGAATATCCAATCAATATTTGACTGTTCTGCAAATGCGTATCGTACACCTGCAAAGAATAGCTTGTTGTATTCTACTGCTAAGTCGCTTATAAAGATATCGTCACGTAGTGCTATAATTATATTTCTTAGTTCATATATTGGTTCTCTATCATAAAATGATGTATCGTATATTCCGTTGTCAAATCCAGTAGAAACAGTATACAAATACGGACTAAGTTGTAAAGTTCCGTTTTGTCGTCCTACAGTACGATAATTAATTGTATAATCTTCTGTTAGCTGATCGTCAACTTTTTCTAATAATAGCCAGCCGCCGCTGCCTACGTTTTCAATTTTAACTATGTCACCAATAATATCATTTAAAGGATATAGTTTATAGCTCGAGTCTATTAAATGTTTAATTTCAGTTGAACTAGCGTATCCTTCGGCATACCAATCTGTATAACTCCAATAACGTGTAGTATCATATGCTTGATTGCTAGTTCTGAACCATACTTGCTGTGCAGAATCCCAACTATAAATTGCCCAACGGTTTCCAATTTCAGAATCTGAACTTACTAATACCGAGAATGGGCGAACTTCTAAAGCGGTATCTGGTGAATAGTTTTTACCTTGAGAACGTATATTAACACTGGTAACTTGCCCTAAATTGTTTATAGTTGTTTTAATAATAGCCCTAGAACCATAAGTGTCTGTTACAGTAACAACCGGAGAAACTTTATATCCTCTACCAGCATTCAGAATAGTAACATTTGTTATTTTTCCATTAACAACAGTAGGTTGCAACACTGCTTGAGAAAGTTTTGCAACTCCAAGAAATTGAAGTTGACTTACTGTATCTGCTGTAGTGTCATATTTTCCTACGTTGATATTAGGAACTTCGTCTTTAAGTAACATACCTGTTAAGTTGTAGTTGTCAACAATTTGGTTTTCTGCAAATACAATATTAACTCTTTCAACAAACTGTTTAAGTGCTTCTATTCTATTAACAAACATACTTTGTCTTGGAACATTTAAAATTCCATATTTTTGTTTTACAGTTAATCTAGTATCGGGCACTGGTTTATTATTAGAGTCGTAACCTATTAAACTGTCAAACCACTTTGTTTCTATTTCACTGTTTACACGACTTGTATCCAGTCCTTCTGTAATTAGCTGATATTCGTTGTGTGTATTTGATTGTAGTTCGTTATCTTTATAAAATCCAAAGTGTAGTATTGTGTTAGTACCTTCGACTAACCCTTTAGAGTTATATAATGCAAACTTGTCTTTATCAAGTGGTGCAATAAATCTATATCCAAAGCCTGCAGGGTCTTCTATCAGTGCTGCAACTTGCTGCGCTGATAGTCTTCTGTTATTATTGTTTTGTGGTAATATTCTATTATTTTTAACCCAGAAGTAGTATTTTAAAACAGTTGTATTTTTTTCAACATCGTATGTATTTTTAAAACTAAAAATTGTATCATCGTATAGCGGAAGCCCGCTGATTCCTCTTGAAATGCCTGCAGTTGTATCAGCTAATGCAGCCCATTCAGTTGGAGATACATCTGACCTTACCCATTCGTATACATCAACAGTTGACCCAACTGTTAGTTTATTCCATACAGAAGATCTATATTGTATATCGCCTTGGTACGGATTGTACCAACTAGCAGTACTCATATCCCACCATAACATTCCAACGTATTTGTCTGTCCAATTAATCGAACTATCAACAGTAATGTCAGTAATGGTTCCTGATGCATTAACAGAATATGTTGCTGGATCGTAATGAGTTTTGAAACTTAATTCTTGTTCTGCCGGTCCTGCAAATTTTCCTTGACGTGGATCAATAATATCTAAGTTTAAAATTAAATCGCTTGTATCGTTTGCATATAAGAAACAACGTTGTATTGCTGGTATGCTAACTTTGCCAGACTGTTGTGCAATATTCACCCAAGCATTGGCATTTTGTTCTGATCTTAAGTCTGCAAGAATACCAACAGAAGAGTTGTCAGTTATATTATATCCGTCTTCTAACGAAGAATCACCAACTAAGTTAAGATCAACTTTTGGTAAGCCTATATATAAATGATTGTTTACTAATTTAAAATTACTTACATCATTAAATTTAATATTTCTATTATACGCTGCATCTTCTCCGTATATATAATAGTCATCAATTTCTTGCCATATAGAAACTCGTCCTGAGTCCTTTATAGTAGTAATTAACTTAGTAGAATTACCATCAAACGTAGTAGGTGCTGCACTTTCTGCAGAAGTATTATCAAATACATAAACAGAATATATATTAGCACCGTCTTCGTCTTTACCAACAACTACATTATAATTTAATTCAGTGTATCTGTCAAGTGTTGTATGAATCTTTGTATCTGTGTTTTTTCCACTGATAGCAAGTTTATTTCCGTAAAAATCTAAACCAGTGCCAAATGCTTCGTTTGGTTCGTCAAACGGACTTTTTAATGTTTGATTAAGTGTATATGTAGATACGTTATCTGTTGTAACTTGCTTATAAACATATACTACACCTTGATCAATGCCAGCATCGTCGTTAAGAGGAGCACCAATAGCAATTTTTTCTCCTACTTCGTCAATAGCAACAACATAGCCAAAATCTTCTAGCGAATCGTCAGTGTCAATACTTTGGCTATAAGTCCATCTGTTATCAGTATGTCTGTATATTGTAACACGTTCGTGTGCTGCTGCATTATTTTGATCAGTTGAAGCTGGCATAACAAAAATGTCAGCAAGTTTGTTAACATCAAATATTTTACCTATGTTTGTTGCAGTAGAAAATAATGAGGCTTCCGAAGCTTCGATTGATAAATCGCCATGCGGTACATATCCAGTATGCTCTACATCTGTAACTACTTGCCAATCAGTGTTAATTGACGTTGGAGGCGAAACTCCTGCATCGATGTTTGTTAGTGCTTTATACAAAACATTAGACTCAAATACAATATCATTAATATCGTATTTTGCATAATCACTGTAACTTCCTTTGAACTTTCTGTCTTTAGTATATGTCCATGCATCATCTGTATTGTCTAAAAAGTAAATTCTTCCTTGGTCAACAGCATCTTCGCCTGGAGCTCCAACAAACAACTTTGTTAAGCCAGTTGAAGTTTTTCTTAATTCAACCTTGTATCCAAATCTTTCATCTGTAGTCGGATTTGGACTTACAATACAATGCGATAGTTCGTATGTATTATCATCTATTCTGCGTTCATATAAAAATACTGCACCCTGATTTGTATAACCAAAGTCCGTATTTCCAAATTCTGATGTTTCATTTAAATATGCAGGGGCCCAGTCTTGATCATTTATATCAATAGTACTACTATCGCCCGATCCCCAACTAGCTATGTCAGTTAATGCTCTCCATAGAGTTCCTCTATCGTTTACAATGTCACCTATGTTATAAGATTTATCTGGTTCAACATAGCCTGCATAATAAGTTTTTGCATTACTTGCATTTGGTGCGCCAACAGCAATATACTTACCGTCTTCACTTATTGCAACGTCAAATCCATATTTGCTATCAACATCAATGGTTGAATTAACTAACAACGTCTGGAATAAAGTTTTTTCTTGTGCTTCAACATTTCTAGTATAAATTCTTACACTATTGTCTATTGACCCAACAACAACCACAGCATTAGAATCGTTAATGTCAAAACTGGTAGAGAACCCAGTGCTTGTTACATCTGGATTTACAATTTCTTGTTGTACTGAGAATACAGGATTATTAGTAAACACAGCAAACGATTCTTCGCCACTGTCTATCCATACAGTATCATCAAATTCTGAAGCAACTTGTTTTATATTTTGATTTAAGTCGTTTATATCAGTAAAGCGTCTTTTTACAAAACGTGAAACGTTTATTACTGTACTATCGTCACCTTCATCTGGTTCTGTAATCTCAGCTTGTGTAATGAATACAACTTCATTACCAACTACACTTTTAACTTTGTGGAACCCGTTAACACCATCTAGCCTGCTTCTAAGTCCTACAAGTTCATCTTCAACAAAATCTACAGTTGTATCAAAGTAAACTGTAAACCCTATAAGATCTGTTGCATCAAACGTAGTTTCGTCTGGTAGTCTAGCAATAATGCTTTCAACATTATAGCCTGTGCTCACATGTCTAATTGCATTCCAGTTTTGTTTTTGATTTTTGATCCATACAAAATCGCCAATTTGTATGTCATCAATATTAAGATTTACTAATTGTTCTTCACTTTCAGAAACAAACGTAACGTCTTCGTTACGGCAGTATCCTGAATTTTTAGTAAAAATTGATTTATTAACTGTAGTTGAAAATAGTGCAGAATGGTCGTAATCAGTTGGTAACAAAACTGCATCACTTTGTAAAAGTTCGTAAGTTAAATCTGTTCTGTTTACATTTGTATTATTAACTAATTCAAATAACTGAGGCTCAAGCCTATATTTTGACTCGTCAAGTTTAAATTCTACTTCTATATTGTTTTCTACAGAACCATACTGGCCTAATCGTATAGCCCATTCTTCGTAAAATTCTAAACTATCAGTGTTTGCACTACTTAAAGCATCAAACAATTTAGTCAAACTATTTTTTGTACCTTTGTCTTGAATAAATCCTTGATAGAACTTATATTGGCTTACACTATCTGTAATAATATTACTTAGATAATTACGTTTTTGATATCCAATTAAATGCTGGCCTAGTCTTTGTTGCTCGGAATCAAAGTTGTCAGTATCTAGACTATAGAAATCTGTAAACTGATTTACTCTATAATCCCAGTTTGGCAATAGCTCAGGCTCTGGTCTGTCATTTAATATAGACCAGTGGTTTGCATCAAAGTATTCATTACTAGTATGTTTTACAGTTGATACATAATAGAATTCTTTATATTTTACTAGATCGCCTAATGAGTAATCAGTCCATATGCTCCATACTGTAACTTTTGCATCATCATATATAAATCCAGGAATGTTAAGACTACCGTTCCAGTTGTCAGTTCTATAACCCACAAGTTTTATTCTATCTTGTCTGTATCCAGTAATTTTATCAAATATTACATCATTAAACACAGTTTCGTTGTCAATAAGAATAACATGCTCTTTTTGAACCAATGGTAGTTTTACAAGAAAAATGCCTTCTGACATTCCGATAGGTTTTAATCCAAACTCGTTTTGACTATTTCTAAATATATTAGAAAACTCTTTACTTACACTTTGACCATTTCCTGCTAACAAGCTATAGTCATAAAATCCATCAAACAAGTTATCAACTACATGATAAGGTCTTTCAAATGAAACTTGATTAGCTACAGGACTTACTGTTAATATAGTACCGTTGTCCCAGTTTTGTGTAGTCCAGAATAAGAATTCCTTGACACAAAGTTGCATGTTTTCTACTGCTTCGGTTTCGGTATTAAAGTATTCAAACTTAAATCCTTGATTTTTTAAATAGTATTCATACCCTAACATAAAGTCAACTAGATCTTGCTTACTTGATAGCAGTGTGCCGTATGATAAACGAGAAACTTGAACATCGAAGTTTCTTTTTAATACTGCGCTTGCACCACCAACAATAGGAATACTTGCTATTTGTGCAAATTTATTTGAATCAAATTCTGTTGTACTTTGATGTGTTGTTTTTGTTCTATAATACTTACTGTTGTATTCGACAATTGTACCAATAGGATATGTTTTATTTTCAGCCCAAGTCACAAACTTTTCAGAAATACCGCCAACTGTTATTGCAGGATCTGAATTTGTTAATGCCGGAACATTGTATAAGAAAACAGGATCTTCTTTATCGTACCCAGATATAAGATAACCGTTTGCGGTTTTTTCTATTATAATACCACTTAACACTGCAATTTCTAATGCAGAACTTGTAATGAATGCAATTTGATAATTTTCATCTGGTACAAATACACTGGTTTTATTCAGTGGGCTTCTACTATCTAATAATAGTTTTAACTTAGTCTTATCAGCAAACCCGCCTAGCTTTATTGCAAGTTGGTTGTTTAACCCTTTTAAATTAGTAATGTAATTTGTGTATCTTGATGCATTTTTACCTGACATGTAACTAGCAATATAGTTAACCAATCCAGATGTTAGGATAACATTTGTATCTATACCTATTGTTGGAAATTTTAAACTACTAAGAGAAATTCTTTTATCAGTTTCTGTATAAACTAAATTTCCAGCAGCATCTCTTTTAATCCTACTTAGGTCAAACCCTAGGCCTAATAACTTAGCCGGTTGTAATAGTACCCATGAAGTAATTAAGGAGAACGGGTATTCACTACTACGTCTCCATGCAGTTTCAACAGGCGAAGAATCACCAAACTTAAATGCTGCTTGTCCATTTGAAATACTAAAGTTTTTTGCTAATCCACACTCTAATGGGCTTAATAATTTACCATATTCGTCTACAGGAATAAAGGTTAATAATCCAGGTCTTATATATTTTGGATCTCTTATTATAGCTGCATTTGGTACTTTTATAATACCGTCTTGTAGGTCGTTCCATAATATTAAGTTGTCGCTAGTATACGGAGCAGGGCCGTATTGAGCTTCCCACCATGTTGGTTTAATTGTAAACCCTAACATTTCCCAAGGATGGGTATGAGGTCTATCTGTGTCAAAGTATTTTTTAAAAATACTTCTCCAATAACCTGATATTTCATTATCGTTGTAATCTGTCATTGAATAATAGTTATAAGTAAAACTATCTTGACTATCGTAAAACGTATTTGAGGAATAGTCAGGCGATCCTGCTATCTCTATCCATTGTGCAAAATCGGCCAGCATTGCATTGTTAATATCTACTGTGTCAAAATTAGTATTTCTAAATGCGCCACCGACAAAACTGTGTACATCTAGCAATGACGTATTGTACTCTATTTTGATATTGTTATAAATTCTAGTTTCTAGTTCTAATATTAAGTCATCTCTATAGTCATCAAAGGCAAGTATAATACTACCATCGTGTCCTTGAATTACATTTTTAGGAGTACTATAAGAGTTGTCAGTAAACTTCATAGGAAGATATTTTGGATATAATCCTAATTTAGTAGGTGTTGGAGGAATATACGTCCCGTTTGTTGACTGGTATTCGTAAACTGTAACAGTATCGCCATATACTAAATCTAACACATAAACAAATCTATCTGTAAAATTATAATCATCTCCGTGAACTAGTTGCACATCGTTTTTATAAACAAGAACAGATTTTGTTGAAAGGGTTAACAGGTCAAAGTCTAATGAAAGTGCAAAATACGACGGGCCGTCATATTCAACTGTATGTATAGTTTTAGTATTTGCGCCAACTCCCAGCATATCACTGAAGTAGAAAGGCATAGATGATGTTTTGTCTTTTGTAATAGTAGATAAAATTAAATCAACATGCTCTTTTGTACCGCCATGAAATCCAGTGTACTCAAATTCATTAATAAACTGTCTTTTAAATTTTGCATATTCCTTTCTAGCAAATTTTAAAGATTTAATAATGTTAGCATCTTTATCGGTAACATGGTATAGTGCAAGATTTAAAGGACCACTGTGTTGTACAAAACGCTTGCCGTGTTCGGTTACATTTCCAAGATCACGCAGGTTGTTAACACCTAAAATATCTCCAGAAAATCCTGGAACATCTTGTACTATACTGCTAACATGATCATTTACTTCGCCAAGTGTAAAGGTTAACAGATTTTCGTTTAACGGATTTTTTTCAAAGTTAATAGGCATTTCGTAAAACCCATTGCTGTTTTTATTTGCGTTACTATAGCATTTTAAAACAACACTTGAATTAGCAGTTGATATTGTAGGTAAGAAAGTAACAATTTTTATATTGTTTCTAGTTGAAAGTGTATAGTGAACGTTTTCTTCTTTCTTTACACCATCGAGATATACTCTAACAACAAGATCTGTTAACAATCCGCTGGAGACGGTAAAAACGTCAACTTTGTAAGGACCGGGTTCACTTACGTACTGTCTTATAACAGGTTGTTTACTATTAGCAATTGCTTTTTTCCAACCGTTTACATATATAGATTGATCTCCTATATTATTATAAGATTTTAAAAATCCAGTATCGGTGTAGACAGTAATTGATTCCTGTGCAGTGTCTTGGTATATAAATGAACTGTCTAGTATATTAAAATCAAAAAGGATATCGCCAATATTGTTAATATTTCTATAAGATAATGAAAATCCTAATTCGCTATCAGCTGTGCTAGTTCCAACTTGGTAGCTAAAAAGTTTATTTCCTGCAAAAGTACTATAAGGATATATTATAGAATCGTTAAAAGAATTTCCATCTTTATCAAACATATCAAATAACGGTGCTTGGTTTACTGCTGTTTTTTCTTGTGATGGATTCCACAAAGTTCCGTTATAGTAGAACATCTTTCCTTTGTATTCAGTTCCTTGCAGTACTAATACTGTTTCGTTAATAACAGGAGAAGAATCGGTTGTAGCAATTAAACTGATCTGTCTACGACCGTTATGAGTTATAAAGTTTACTTCGTAAATGTTATTAGCTACTAGTATGTCTTTATCAGCAGTAAATAAGATACGCATACCATCAACTAAATTGATTCCGTCAACGTTGTATCCAATACTACCTTCAATGTTGCTAAAAACATCTGTAGTGTAAGTATCAACTAAGTCAACATTTACTTTACATTTTGTACCGTGCTGAAACAGTTTTAACCCTGCTTCAAATTCAATAATAGGACGTTTAGCTCGTTGGGTTTGATCAAGAACAACAGGTTGATTGTTAATATAAGCAACTTGTTCGATAATTGAACGATGGCACCATCTGTTATATCTACTCCACGGGTTTCTGTCTGCACTTGCTCTATTAATTACAATGTAATCTTTAGTGCCAGGAAAACTAGTACCATCTTCAAAGGGATATTGATCAAATGCTTCGTCGCCGCCATCAAACGGAATTTTATATTCGCTTGTAAAAATTGATGGTACTTCTAGATTCTTTTCTGATACTAGTACTATAGAATTACCAACACCTTCAACATACCAATAACCTTCGGCATATGTATCAGGAATAACTGTTCCAATAAACTTTAGTTTCATTCCATTACTTAATTCAGTACCGTTGCTAGTTTTATAAGTTTTCTTTCCTAGTATATCCGAGTTTATATCGAGTTCTGTATTTTCAGTTATATCATTAATTGAAAAAATACCACTAACGTTAATATCATTCTGACTAACGTAGTATAATGTATCAGGCGCATTATCAGGAACTGTAAATTCAATAACTCCGTCTTCTACATAAACAGTTTCTTTTGAAACGCCTGTGTTATAGAAATTAGTTGTATTAAATTCTCTATTACTTGTAATAGCTATTGGATGCCCAACAGTATTGATTTCAAATTTATAACGTTGTCCTCTATACAACTTAATGATAGGGTTTCTTTCAATTCCTGTAGTAGGATAATCTGTTTCTGTGAATATATAAGACGGAGTAGCAATATCATAAACTAGACTTATCGAATATGTACTTACTACACTTCTTGATGTTCCGTATACAGTTATAGAATCCGGGCCCATAGGTAGCCAATAGTATTCTCTAAAGTTTGTAAACTTATCCCAATCGATATGAGGGTTCCATGTATAAAATTCTTGACTGTTTGTTAAACTATGATTACTAGTTGTACCTTTAAAGTTTTTAATTTGAGATATATAATCATTGTAATTCTTTAAAAAGTTTACATTGTTTAATTCATCTTTATAAACTGCAACTGGCTCAAACTGATAGTTTGATCTATCTGCTGATACGTCCTCAAGGTAGCTATCATCAACTGATCTAGTTTTTGAATGTCTTCTTCCTGCAAAAACATTAAGTTTTTCAACAACACCTGGTGCAAGCATTTGATCAATAGTACTACTGATAAACTTTTTATTAATGTCTGTTCTAAAGTATTTTGGTAGAAAGTTTGATGAACTTCTGTCAGTGTTATTGCCTGCAGGAAGATTAAATTCGTCTTGATTACTGTTAGCCATTAGTAAATAAAGCCCCCGGTTGTTGTTGTTGCAGTACTAATGCCACTAGTAACTGTATTTGGTGTGGTAGCAGTTGTTGATGTTACTATGCTACCACTTGCTTTTAATCTCTCAGCAGTTATTGAAGAAATAATTTCTACATCTTTAACTGTTGCAGCACTTATGAAGATTTCATCTGATTCTGCTTTTATTTCAAATAAACTACCAAAACTACTAGTAGCATCTCTCGGAACAAGAACAATACTGCTTATATCTGGTGCTAAATCTTGCATAATATAAGTAGACAATTCACTCCAATAAAAAGTTTCTCCAAAGTCCCAATTGTCTAATGCAAAAAACTTGTTAATAGCACCAATTGTTCTAGATTTTAAATCATTGTCATCAGTTACACGCCCGGCATTTTTTACTATTTTAAATGTAGCTTGCATATTTGTATCGCTCTTACTTCCAAATAATATTTTATATTTTACAGGATGATAAATTACTTCATCGCTTATACTTTTAATTTTATTAATTGCAGTACCGTAACTTCTATAAAGTTGGTCACTACTTTGTGCCAACGGTTTAACAGCTAATACTCCATTAAGATAATATCTAAAGTTTGTATCATATTGCTTTGTTAAAATATATGTGTCTATGATATTAGTACTACTTGGATCAATACGACTATTTTCATCTGCTGCATGAAGATATTGGAATTTTATATTATCTCTTCCAATGTATGCTGTATAATCGTACAATTGAGTTAACGCTCTTGTTGAGCTGTTTAGTTGTTTAAACACATTGTCGTCAACTATGTAATATATAGGATTGCCTTCAGCTAACAAGTTTGGCGATGAGCCAGTTGCTACTGTTACTATGTTCTCTGTAGTTGCGTTAACATATACATTAAAAACATTATTGTTTATAAGAATATTTTTAGTAAAGACAAAGTTAGTTGGACTTACAATAATAGCAAAAGTATCAGGATCATCAACTACTCCATCATCATCGAGATCTGCAAATGTTACTTCAATTTTTTTACTATCGATGTACCCTGCTGTATCACGATATTCGCTAACTATTTTCCATTCTAAATCTCTACTAAAAGGACGTCCAACATATGTGTTTACGTCACTGTTAATACTTAAAACAGATACAGTGTCTTTAATAATGCCGCCGGTCTTACTATCGTATATTTTTTTACTGCTATCATAATAAAATCTACATTCAGTGTCGCTTTCAAAAATATATCTTAATGTTTTGTAAGTCATTTCGTAATCAAAGCCGTTTGTTTCAAACAATATAATCCAACTACTATCAAGTTGTTGACCTGTTGTGTCTCCTGCTAACCCAAGGCTAAAATCGTCTATTAAATTAAGATCTGTAGGAAGAATAACTGTCCAACTTCTAGTTTCTCTATCATATCTTATTCCAAATGTTCTGTATGAAAACATATTATCAATAATTTGTATTTTTGTATCGTCATTTAAGTCTCTTACAAATTTTGGTTTTGCAAAACTTAATAATGCACCGTTTGGTATTATATCGTTAAAAACGATAGGTCCAAGTCCAGTTGTACTACTAACTTCTGTACCTGTTTCAAATACACTTACAACTTTTGTCCAAATATAACTTACCATGCCGGTATCATACAGATTAGTTGGTGTTACTAGTTTATTGTTATTTTTAGTATCAAACATTTGAGAACCCGGTGCAATAAATTTCACCATAGCATTTGGTTCAACAAAACGTAAAGGGCCTTCAGTAGAACTTCCTACTGTATAAGTTATTCCGGCTGCATCAACTAATTTACCAGTTGAAAGATTAACTGTACTAGTAATAGCGTTCCACGTTAATCCTAAGTCAATATAATTTTGATCTGGGTATTGATCTAGATAAAAACTTCTTACATTTTTATCTTCTAATATTTCAGTTATTTGATTATCAATTATACTTTCGATATCGGTTCTTGTTAAGAAAGAAAAGTTAGTTTTTTTATCTAGGAATTCTTTATAAAGTATGCCGTCTGTGCCAAAAATATTTGTTGTACTATATTTTCCAGTTGCATCTAATATATCATAGTATCTACTGATACCACTTGCTGTTCTATTAACTGCTTTAACTTTAATAATATCTTGACTTACTCCTAGCGGACCTATGTTATAGTCTTCGCCAGTAATTAAACGATTTTGTGTATAATAAGTTGCAGGAGCATTACTTTTAATACTGTCAGTAGATTCTGAACTACTAGCATTATCTACTGTAGTTTTTAGATCTAACATAACTGTTAAAGTTTCTTGTCTTCCAATTTTACTTACATAAGGCAATTTTAACGTAATGTTACTCATACCTTGTGGAAGTATAGTGTAATCTGTATTTGCACTAGTTCTATAATATGTTCTAAATGTTCCTTTAGGAAGATTTCCAAATATACCATCAGAGAATATTAAACTAATTCTGTCGCTTACTCTAGTTAACACACTATAAATATTTCTAAGTTTTTTATTCAAACTATTGTAAACAACATTGTTGCCTTCTACTGCGTCAACTTTTGACCACAGTTCAGATTCATTGCCGTTTGCATCTAGTGAATAAAGCCATACATCGTCATGGTTTATGTTTTCTGCATCAATGTCAACTGTTTGACTAGGAACGGGAGAATCGATTGCAAAGTCTCCTCTTTGCAATGTTCCTTGTCTAAAGTGTGCAAAGAATCCAGTTGTGTTACTGCCTGCACCTTGGCCGTTATCTCTGTATAAGAATCCAAATTGTTGTCCAGGAAGAGGTGCTTCTTCAACTACATTACCGTCTGACATACCGGTACTAACAACTTCAAAGTCTAATGATCTACTATTAACAGACTTGTTAAAAGAAAATACAGAAACACTATTAGTTATGTTGTTAATACGATATTGCTCAGTTGGTATTCCGCTTATGTTTTCAAACTTTAACGGTCTTCCAAACGTGTTTTGTACAGGCAATGCTGCATTTAGAATTTTTGTAAAATGATCAAACCAGTCTGGATTAGTAGTATCGTTCCATACTGCTGATCTATTACTTAAATTAAGGCCGTTACTGTCTAATACAGATTCAGATGTTTTAACACTGGTGAATTTTAATAGACCATTTGCTGATTTGTTTCTAGTAGGATTATAACTTAATAGTCTTGCTAAACGCAATACGCTTTCTCTGCGTTCTGCTAATTCAATAAAGTTTTCTCTAGCATTTAGATCAATACGGAAACTTATGTTTTGCCCGAGGAAAGCAATCATGTCAATTAATGCAAGGTACTCTGAACTTTCAATGTAATCATTGAAGTCTTCAGGGTAGTTTGTACGAAGATATTCAATCATTGTTCTTCGTAGATTGTCAAAGTCATAGCTTTTGAAATCGGCATATTTAAAACTTTGATAGACTTTTTTCCAGTCTTCTGCAAGCAATAATCTGTTTTGTCTGTCAGTTGATGACATGGGCACGTTTCCTCATTATATCTTATATTTATGAGATTTATAAAGTGCGTAGATTTAATTCAATCCATTATTTTGATCAAATGTAAAACGTAATTTTTCACTAATGTTGTATTCTAAGTACGTTAATTCACATTCAATTTGTATTCCTGATTCGTAGCTATCTACAACTACTCTGTCTACTTTAACTCTTGGTTCATGCACTGACACTATTTCGGTAACATTTTGAACTATTATATCTTTAAGAGAATCAGTTAATGGTTCATATAATATATCCCATATTATAGTACCAAACCCAGGGTTTTCTAACTTTTCACCTAATCGAATATGAAAATGATTTACAATGTCTTGTTTTATTAATGCAAGGTCATATAATTTAAATTCTTTACTGTTTGAATTAACTGTGCTAATTCCACGATAAGCACCTGCAGTAACTAAAGGAAGTTCTTTCTTTGGCAATTGCAATCTTAAATTTTTATAAAGATTTTTTTCTAATGTACTCATACTATATTTACCTTAAATATGACGGTGGCTTCCATCCACCGGTATTTGCTTCTGTATTGTCACTGTAATTTACTGTTTGATCAGGACCTTTTCCAATAGACGCGGTTTTTGCATTATTTACTGTAGCACTACGATATGTTGTTGCTCTATCTATTGCTGCTTGAGTTTGCTGTATTAATCTGTCGTTAGCGAAGTTTCCTGTTATTCTGTTTATACCACTATCTGTATTATCGTTATTTAAATAAGTTACTGTAATAGGAGATGTTGCTGTATTTGTTGGTCTTGACGAAACTGTAATTGTTTTAGCATTAGTTTTAGGAGAAGATTGTCTGCCTGTAGATAATTTAACTGGTTGAGCGTTTAATAAGTCAGTAGAAACACGCCCACCTAACGCACCCGCTAAAACACTGTTTAAACTTCCGTTACCTCCTATTATGGCGCCGATTGCACCGCCGATAGTTCCGCCAAACAGTTTACCAGCAATAGCACCGCCAATAGCTCCCTTTAAACCGCCGCCGGATAATAATCCTCCAAGTGCTCCGCTGACAGCGCCGCCACCTCCTAACACGCTTCCAAGTGCTCCGCCTAATGCACCATTTGCTAAGTTAGATTCTAATCCACCTAATGCTTTAGAAAGATTAGCACCTAGCACGCCTGTGCCTTTTGCAAGGTCTAAAGTTCCTACTGATATGCCTTTAGCTGAACTAGCAGTTGTAGCAGTTTTTGGTAATGGAGTGTTTGGTGAAACCCAACTTCTTCTTACTGTACTAATTCTTAATCTTGGATCACCGACACTGAATGGTATTTTCATAATTTTCACAGTTCCGGCTTGATTACCACCTAATATTTCTATAGTTTTAGTATCAGGATTAAATGCTCTTACAAAGCCTATATGTGAAGACCCAAACAAACTATCAAGTATTATAATATCGTTTAATCTAATTTCGGCACCGGAATGGAACTTTATAGCATCTCCGTATTTTAAATATGCTCTTGGACTCATTGTTTCAAGAGACGGCAAGCCTGATTTATTTAATATCCAATTTACATAACATGCTGCCCAACTAAACTGACCTGTTCTTCCGTCTTTTGTAAAACCTCTTCCACTTATTTTATATGCTTCAATTATATTAGGATTTCCAGGATCGGCATTTTTAGTTTTCCAGTCCATAGTTAAAGATTTATTAATCATAAAATCTAAACTGTCAAATCCTATTTTTTTGTTTGATTTTGTAATTTCAAGATCTGGCGTGATTTTTGGATTAAATCTTATAGAAGATCCATTGTTATTTAAACCACCTGCAGCTTGATCGCTACCAAAACCAATATCGGTATTACCAGCCAAATCGCTTATAAAAAAATCTTTTGGAAAACTATTAGTAATTATAATCTCATCAAACAATTCTGATATCGGGACAATTGATGCAGAGGTAACGACTCCATTAAGACTATTTGTTACACCCTCAACATATTCTATAATTTCGTCTGCGCTTGGCAATGCTGCTACTGCATCTCCTACTAAATCTCCTATTGGTCCTAGTGCCATGTTATTCTCCTGTTAAGTTACAATATATTCTTAAGAGCAAATGCTTTCTCTGCAGCGTTAGCGCCGCCCGCTGACAGCTTGCCGCCGCCGCCGATACCTGCATTGAATGCTGCTACTTCAGAAAGTGTAGATTGTCCTTTTGTTGCCAATGCATCTGCTGCTGTAAATTTTGATAGCTTAACAGGTGATCCTGTTGCACTTGTAAATTGAGAAGCTGCACTTTTTGTTAAAGGAACTTTTCCAGTTGCTAATGCGTTCACTGTATTAGTAGCAAGTTCTGGACTTTCTGCATCGTTATCAAATAGATTACTAGTATTATTAGGATTCCTTAGCTGTCTAAACGCAGATTTTATAGGAGTACTAAGCCATGTAGGCATTTCTGCATGTGGATTATCATTTCCCCAAAGTCCAAGAAGGCTTCTATTAAATCCGTTACCTGACTTTCCGCCTAGCATATCTATGTGGATTGCATCTGTAGTCATGTAACTTCCGTCACTATTATGTCCAAAGGCTCTGGCACCGTATTTTAATGCAGCAACACAGAATCTTATTATTGCGTTTTTGCCTTCTTGATTTTTAGAATCAGCTCTTACAACAGATCCACTAGTATTTTTAAAAGATATATAAATATCTCCTGCTAATCCGCTGTCGTGTCTTACAGATCCAGTTCTCCAAGGCGTTCCGACGGTACCGGGCCTATTTTGGAAAGTGCCATCGACTAATTTTTGCCAGTTTTTTGTACCAGGAATTAATCGTAAGTCTGTACGATCAGGCTTAGTAGCAAAATTTTCCCAATCTTGCTTTCCAGTTCCAAAGTTTTTTAAAACTTCTTGAGCTGCAGAAAATAACAATATGTTAACAATTCCCGAGTCAGCAGCGGCTGCATTTAACATGTTAATAAACTGATTTTTAGGTGGATCTGCTCTAGTGGCACTCGCGTACTTATGTTCTACAACGTTTGTAAAAGTGCCGCCAGATGCTAGTCCAGGATCAGCACCACTGCCCGGTGTCGGTGGCGAATATGTTGTAATTGCCGGTACAAATCCTGCACCTGGTAGTCCTGGAAGACTAAGAGGAACTCCTCCAAAACTAGGAATAGAACTTGCGCCACCGCTTATTGGAAACTGTGAGTTATCAATGATCGGGAATATTGAACTATCTTCTGCCATTATTGTTGATTTCCTGTTGATTGTGTTGCTTTACTAAAATTTGTAAATAAGGACGTAGCTGCTTGTTGTCTAGCACGTAATCTTTGATTACTTCTTTCAAAGAATCTATCCCAAGCTAACGCTGTGTTACTAGCATCTAGTAAACCGTTGCCGGTGTTAATACGTAAACGTTGAACATTTCTAGCTGCTATAATATCAAGTACGTTTAGTTCTTCTCGTATTGCAGTTAGTTGGTCTTCAAAGGTTGCATTTACAAGTCCTACTCTTACGCCGTTTGCTCTAGTTTCACTTACAGGACCTCGCTGGCTTCTTCCCATCGAAGCATATCCAGCAGCAAAGACGTCCATTTCGTTTTGTACTAAGATTGGTTTTCCTAAGAACTGCTCAACCAGTGTTAATCGTTTGCCGCCGTTTCGCCATTGTACCAATCCACGAGCACCCAATCCGCCGCCGGCTGGGTTCCAGGCGCCTGGCTCTAATGTAAATCCACTTTCAATTTGCATTGCTCCGACAATTCCACATGCTTGTGCTAATGTAAATTTAAAAATAGGGGGGTGGCCAATTTGTTTGCCTTCTTCGTTTAAAATATCAGATCCAAATGTATTTTCTTGGAAGAAAGCAATTGCTATAAGTGCTCTTTCAGATATAGTAGTGCTGCTTGATCCACTAGAAAAAGTTACTGGATCTTCTTCGCCGCCATCTGAGTCATCTTCACCTACTAATCCTCGTTGAGCTGCTCGTTGAGATGAAATTATTCTTGTTTCAGATGCTGTATTAAGACCAATTAGATTGAATGTATCCATTAATGGTGTCGGAGTCGACGTTATCTGTTCTACTCCGGCTGCAGTTTCAGAAGGAGCAAATGCTTCTGGATTAAGATTTTCGTGTCCAAACCACGGTTCATGCATAGGTACTCTTGCTGCTATAGGTGCAGGAGTAGGAGTAATAGTTTCATCTAAGTTAGGAGCATCAGCATCAATACTCCATTCAGCTGCAAGTTCTGCAGATGCTGCTTCTGTAGCTGCAGTTGCATCCCCTGCTAAATTGGCTTGTATTTGTATTTGTCCTGTGGCGTCAATTGCAACAATTCCTGCTGCTTTTAAATTGATGTTTGTGGCTGCTTGATTATATATACTTTGATCTGATTTATTATTAATAGTTGCTACAGCATAATTGTAAATAGCATCTCCAGAATATGTATGAACACTGCCGCCGGTTGTATTAACAAACATATTAGTTTCGGCTTTTATATTAGTGTCTCCTTGTGACCATGAATTTACCGTTCCGGTAGTAAACAAATGACTATCACCGATTACTGTTGTACGAGAACTTCCATCAATATAAGAATCATAAGAAATTGCTTCAATTTTAAGACCAGCTTTGCCTTTTAATCCTATAATGCCATCTGTTGTAACTGATATTGCAGTATTACTATCAATTGTTATTTCGCCTAATGCTTTACTTTTTATAGCATTACTACTTGATAGATTTAAATCTCCAGCGCTGGTTATTATAGAAGTACCTGTGCCGGCTCTAAATGCCGAAAATGTTCCAGATTCTAAAGTTGTGCTTTCAGCAGAGTTAGTAGCAATATGTCCACCTGCAGTAAGGTCGTAATTAGAACCCACTGTATTTTTAAATTCAGAAGTTGCATTTATATTAACGTTGTTTCCAGCAGTAAAATTAATATCTCTGTCTGCTGTAAAGTTAATATCTTGTTGTGTGTGAAAACTAATACTGTCAGCAGCAAATACATCTATTTTACCATTGCTAGATAGTTCTATCCAAGCAGTTCCTCTAGCATTTGCAATGTAAATTAAATCTTCAGTATTGTGTAATAAGATTTGATGACCAGTTCTAGTTCTAATTCTAAAAAGTTCGTTTGCTGGAAACATTTCAGAACCGGGCGGTATATCAGATGCTCGTGAAGTTTCTACAGCAATGTATTCTGCAGGAGTATCTTTGGCTGGACCTTTTCTTAATATTTTATCATCACCATCGTCCATAACAATACTGTGTCCAGTAAGTCGACTCGACGGTACTAAAACTGACTTGTCTTTTGGGCCGCGATCAATTGTTGGAGAACCTGGTCTTTTATCCATAGGCCCTGGAGTGTTGATACCAAATACACTACTAGGAATCTCTCTTCTAGCACTACTACTTGTGAGTCCTCTAAAGTCATCTTCTAGTAATCCTGCGTCGGTTAGTACATTAACAAAATCTTGATTTACTGGTTTTATGTATGTTGTAGGTTGTTGATTTCCTGAAGGATCGTTGATGTTTTTATTAAATTCGCCAACTGGTAATCTTCTTCCATCTTGTGAACTAGTTCCCGGAGTTGTAAAAACAGTAGTTGGTCTACCATCAGGTATCATAAAGTTCATAAAGTCATCAGGTACACATGCAAACCAATAACATAGATCTGCACTTCCTTCAACAAACGTAACTAAAACTTTTGTATCAATGTCTGGTGGAATAAACCACATACCGTAACTTTGTTGTGTATTTTTAAAATCGTCTTGTGATCCTAATCCGGTATAAGAAGTAACTCCATAAAACGGACTTGCATAAAATGCATCGAAGAATGAAGAATCTACATCTCTACGATCATTAGAAGTTGTTGATGCAAGTAGTTGCACTTTAAGACTTCCGGAAAACTTACTATCAAGATGGCTTACAACTCTTGCAAGATAAGTACCATTCTTAGGTTGGTTTCTACTTGTAAAACTTGGGCGTGTATCTTTTGATGTAGACTGGTTCATAATTATTCCTTATTATGGTTTACGAAGGTTTGCTATCGACGCAGGTGTTACTTGCTTAAACTTTGGAAGTGTTAGATTTGGAAGATTTAATGTATTTGCAAAGTTTCTGTATTGCGTTTCTAATGCAGATGCACTGGCAAAGAAAGAATCTAGACTATCTAAGGCGCCTCCGATATTACTAAAATCTCCACTTTGTATTGCGCCTTTAAAGGTATCGCCTGCTTGTGCTAATCCTAATAAACTGTTAGCAACCGGAGCAGCATCTACCATAAACCCGTTGAGCTTAGAACTTACTCCAGTGGCTCCTACGAGTCCGGCTAAAGTTGAAACAGCGCCTAAAGTTGCAAAGAACGAGTCGACTACACTTTTTAATCTCGAAATACTACTAGCACTTATATTTTTAACTTTATTCATGTTTAGTACTTGTTTAAATGTTCCATTCTCAAAAATACTTTCTATTATGTTTACTTGATAGATTCCTGTAAACATATCAGCAGGATCTGGCGCTAATGTGTTTTGTTTATAATCAACTGCTGAATTAAATTTAACTAAAACGTATACTTGCGATCTTGCAAAATCGGCATCAAGATTTTGAGTTATAAAAGGATTTAATGCAGGCGAAACATAATTCCCCATGTCGCTATCACTTAAAAAATATGGATCGCCTAATATTGTAAGATTTAGTGTTGCAAGAGTTACTTTATCTTCTATTGCTTTTTTAAATAATTGTGCTACTCGTGTTCTATTGTTATCAATACCTGCGCCGCCAAATATTCCAAATATGTTTCGTAGTTCTGCAACAACTTGAGATGCGTCATCTGTAAATGATTGGAATGCGTTTGGCTCAAGCGCGGCCTTAGCTATTGCATCGGCAGATAGATTGCCGCTGGATCCTGTAGCAATTCTTCTTGTTAGTACTGTATTAGTTTTTGCTACTACAGTACTACCTACAGAGCTTAATGCTGAAGGATTTCTTTGTCCGTCATCTACTAAGGTAGACAGTCTTAATGCAACATTATTAAGATCAATTTCAAAATCTAATATATCTCTATTTAAACCAGTGTACATATAGTTGTATGCTTTTACTGCATCATCAACTAATACACTTGCATCAATTTTATCATCAGGCAAAGATACAACAGATTGATGTATAAAATAAGGATATACTTCATATATATATCTTAATGCAGGTCTACCAATATTGTCTATTTCATCTAGTGATATTATTTCTACTTTTGCATGTATTCTAAAATAACGAAACATTCCGGCTTTATCAACAGTTGAAGCTTGAAGACCTTGTCCAAACTTACTTATTAATGCAATCTGTTGTATTACATCTTCTATCATTGTGCCGGCGTGGAAGGTGTACGTTTTATCAGTACCGCTAAGTGTCATACTGCCACGAGTAAAAATTTGTTTTTCAGGATCCCATGTTCCAATTTCTGTTTGAAACGGTTCTGTACCAAATTCTGTAAAGTCGTCAATAAGTTTTGCAGCACCAATTTCATTTTGTTCGCCGGCTGATCCAGACGAATCGTTAATATCAATTGCACCTGATATAGAACTTATTACGCTTCCTAATTGCTTGACATTTGAATTATTTGAAAAGTTTGATACAACAGATCCTAAATTTGATACTGAATTAGATAGAGTATTAACTGCTGCTAAAGCAGTATCTACTTTGTTTAATCCGTTTTGTACAGTATTTAAAATATTACCAACTGTGCCTCCGGAGAATCCTCCAGCATTTGGACTACCAACTTCTGTTGCAATATCAAGTGGAAATCTTATTCTATATTGATCAGCAACGATTCTTTTATTTTCGTTTACTAAAGATTCTTCTCTAGAATTTAAAAGTCTTTCTAAGCTCGATTCTCCAAGACTTAATAATTCTGCTACTGTACTTCCTTTTAAACTAATATTTTCTTTTACTGATTGTGCTACACTACCAAATGCTGTATGATTAAACGGATTAGAAGATATCTCGTAAGTACTTCCGCCTGTATCTGCAGTAAAAGATACAGTATTAATTTTTATTACAAAACTTTTTTTAATTACACTTAAAGGAGTGCCGTCGTCTTTAAATCCTTTAAACTTTAATGTTAACAAATAAGGAGCAGTGACGTAGTTTTTAAATCCAGCACGAAGTGCAGCTTGTGATAAAGATTGTATAAACAATCCTAAACTATAAGGTTCTGTAATTGTAAAGTCTATTGTTGTATTAGTAGATAGAGGACTTTGTTTATTTGGAGTAGGATTAGAAGATATACGAACATTATCAATATGAAATTCAACATTTGAACCAACTTTATTTTCAGCAGCAGTTATAATTGTTTTTCTATTACCTACTCCTCCCGAACTTGCAATTATAATTTTTCCATCACTGTTATTGTTTCTATAAGATCTCGGATCGTTGAGTTCTCCGGGATACATTGCACTCAATGACCATACGTAATTGTGTGTTGCATATTTGTGTAGTGGATTTGCTAGTAACGGCATATTATACTCCTAACAAGGAAGTCAGAGTCGATCGTTTTGGCAAATAGATACTGGTTCCTGGTAAAAAATCAAATACAGGATCTTTTAATACTTCCATATTCCTTTGTGTAAATACCCACCAAAGTTTTGGAGTTCCGTATAAGTCAAATGCTAATAGATCTGGTCTATATATATATTGAGAAGTAATTTCGTATAATATATCTTCTGCATTAATAGGAATTGGTCGCTTTTGTAAAAATCCTAGATAGTTTCCTCTAGTAACCAATGTATCATGATATGGACTTGTTGATGCATATACCATTATATTATTCCTTTTCCGCCGCCAATATACCCACCTCGGACATATGTATCTAGACTGAATCTTCTTACTGTATCTCTACTGTATGCAGGAGATACTGTAACGTTTAATCTACTCAAAGTTGGAACATAGCTGTATCCACCCGGAACGTTTACTCTAGTTAATTCCGGAACTGAACTTAAATCTAGTCCAGTTGAAATTGGTACTTGCAAATAATCTACAGAATCTGGTAGATCTAATGTGAACAGTTTTATTACTACTGGTGTTTTATTAAAAACAAAATCACCGTACCCACTTAAATGAACCAGTGGTGGTGGAGCACCTAAGTTACTGCTATTTCCGTAAAACATTTTAGTTGCACTTCTTAAAAAATGAACTGCAGCAATCCAATAACGTCCGTCTGCTTCATTTTCAACTGGAAATTCTGCTGTGATAGTAATATCTTCAACTGAACTATTTTGATAAATAGGATATGAATAATTAGTATGTGTAGGTGATAAATTATTATAGTTTGCAGCATGTGTAACCAGTATCTGCGGAGTAGTAGGAAAAACCATGCTGTTGTTAGAATCATATAAAGGTTGTAATATAGGTGAACTCATAAAACTAGAAAGAGAAGTTGGTAAGTGTAATCTTACTCTCCAATCATTTCCAGTTGATTTAGAGCCTGAACTCCACGAAACTGGAGTATACGATTCGTATGTTTCTTCTGCACCGGCAGGTAATCCGCCTAAACGTGCAAGACTAGATATTCCTAAAGCACTTCCTAACCCGCCAAGAGCAGAAGTTACGCCGCCAACTGCACCTAGTACTCCGCTTACTTTTCTAGAAGTACTTGACACTGTTTTTAGAAAATTAATTAGTCCGGCCATTGTAAGTTTCCTGCTTAATAAAAATATAAAGATTATTCATATTGTATTTAGTTGACAAAATTAAGTATGTATATTATTATAGTAGTATAAGGAGTCATAATGGCCAAAAGAGTAAATTATCTTAACAATAAAGACATGTTATTAGAAATATATAAAAGCAAGAATTCTTTTTCTAGCTTTGTAGAACCATTGTATCAACAATACGACACAATTTTACCAAGTTTAGACAAGATCAACATTAGAACTGTTGCCGACGCTAAGAAGAATCGTGCTAAAAAACTAACTGCTGATACATACGAAACAAAAAAAGCTGCTGGTGAGAAGGTTAAACTATCAGAAGTTGAAGTTGATTATCGAAAAATAGAAAAAACTAATTTAATTTTTCGTATAATGACATATGAACACATTCCTGACGAACCTGGAAGAAAAAAGAATCCAAAAACAGATGCAGACCATAAAGTAAAACTAAACTTTCCTCCTTATCAACATTGGAAATTTGACGAAGATGGAAATCTAATGTGTGTAGGTAAAAGTCACTGGACTGGCGGAATGGAGAACGGTTACTTTAGTAAGGAAGACGGCAAAGTTACCAATAAACTTGCACTTATGTGGATGAAATTGTGTGAACGTTATGCTACTCGTGGTAATGTTCGTGGTTATACTTATAACGACGAAATGAAAGGGCAAGCAATTCTTCAACTTTCACAAATTGGACTACAATTTGACGAATCTAAATCAAACAACCCGTTTGCATATTACACAGCCGCAGTAACCAATAGCTTTGTTCGTGTAATCAACTTAGAAAAACGTAATCAAAACATTCGAGACGATATTTTAGAAATGAATAACTTAAATCCAAGTTATACAAGACAAAGTGCAGGCGAGTTTGAAGCTGGGTTAAAAAGATTTAATGACAGTTATGAAAAGTAATCGTTGACAACTTGCATAATATTTGTTATATTATAAACTAACCCGGAGTAATCTAATTTGTTTAAAAAAGCAGCAGTATTTACTGACATCCATTACGGTATGAAAGGTAATAGTCGTGTTCACAATCAAGATTGTGAAGAATTTGTTGATTGGTTTATTAAAAACGCAAAAGATAACGGTTGTGAAACTGGTATCTTTTGTGGAGACTGGAATCATAACCGTAATGCATTGAATTTGACTACTATGGATTCAGGGTTACGTGCATTAGAAAAACTAGGTGCTGCATTTGAACAGTTTTATATGTTTGCAGGCAATCACGATTTGTATTATAAAGACAAACGTGATGTAAAAAGTACTGAATTTGCAAAACATATTCCTGGTATTACAGTAATCAACGAAACATTTGTTAAAGACGATGTTGCACTAGTACCTTGGTTAGTCGGCGATGAGTGGAAAAGCATTCCTAAGATAAAAGCAAAGTATCTTTTTGGACATTTTGAACTTCCTAGCTTCTATATGAACGCTATGGTTCAAATGCCCGATCACGGAGAACTTAAAAGTGAACATTTTGTTAATCAAGAGTACGTGTTTAGTGGTCACTTCCATAAAAGACAGGTTTTAGGTAAGATTCATTACATAGGAAATGCTTTTCCACATAACTATGCTGATGCATGGGACGATGCACGTGGTATGATGATACTTGATAAAGAAAATAACAAAGATCCAGAGTACATTAACTGGATTGATTGTCCTAAGTATCGTACAACAACACTATCAAAGCTAATTGATGACAAAGATACACTTGTTAAAGACAAAATGTATCTAAGAGTTATAATCGATCTACCTATTAGCTATGAAGAAGCTACTTTTGTTAAAGAATCGTTTATTCAAGAGTATAATTGCAGAGAGATTACACTGATTCCTCAGAAGAACATCGAAGAATATAATTCTGCTGTAGACATTGGACAGTTTGAGAGTGTAGATCAAATTGTTAGTAATGAAATTATGTCTATCGACAGTGAAAATTATAACAAATCACTTTTATTAAACATTTATAGCGGATTACAATGATCAAAATTCAAGACTTAACAGTTAAAAACTTTATGAGTGTGGGCAATGTTACTCAGGCCGTTAACTTTAATCGAGAACAGCTTACTTTGGTGCTTGGAGAAAACTTAGACCAAGGCGGAGACGATAGCGGATCACGCAACGGTACTGGTAAAACTACAATCATCAACGGTTTAAGCTATGCATTGTACGGTCAAGCATTAACTAACATTAAAAGAAACAATTTGATTAACAAAACTAACAGCAAAGGCATGTTGGTTACGTTAAACTTTGAAAAAGACGGCAACAGTTATCGAATTGAACGTGGAAGATCACCAAACGTACTTAAATTTTATGTAAATGACACAGAACAAGTTGACGATTTAGACGATCACAGCCAAGGCGACAGTAGAGAAACACAAAAAGCAATCAATACACTGTTAAACATGAGTCACGATATGTTTAAACATATTGTAGCACTTAATACTTACACAGAACCGTTTCTTAGTATGCGTACCAATGAACAACGAGCAATTATTGAACAGCTTCTTGGAATTACCATACTTAGTGAGAAAGCAGAACTGCTTAAAGAGCAAGTTCGTATTACAAAAGATACTATCACAGAAGAAACTCTAAAGATTAATGCTATTCAAGCAAGTAACGAGAAGATTAAACAAAGTATTGACACACTTATTGGTAGACAACGTGCTTGGGAAAGTAAGCGTAGACAAGATTGTAACAACCTTGCAGCTGGTATTGAAGAATTAGAACGAGTAGACATTGACAAAGAGCTTGATGCACATGAAAAATTATCAAATTGGACTGAACATAATAATGCTATTAATGCTCTTAGAAAAGAATTAAGTACATTAGAGCCAGCACTGCAACGTGCAGACAAAAGTGTTGAAAAACTTGTTAAAGATATTGCAGAACTTAATGATGCAATGTGTTATACATGTGGTCAAGCACTGCACGAAGATAAAAAAGCAGAAATTGCCGACTGTAAGTCTAAAGAACTTGCTGATGCAAAGACATATGCTCAAGAAGTTAATGCAAAATGTTCAGAAGTTATACTAGCACTAGCTGAAATTGGCGATATTAACGGCAAGCCTAATACATTTTACGAAAATGCTAAAGAAGCATACGAACATCGTAACAATGTAGATAATCTTCGTGTAGCATTAGATAATAAACAAAAGGAAGATGACCCTTATCAATTACAAGTTGATGATTTAAACAACACAGCTATACAAAAGGTAAACTGGGAAATAATAAATCAGCTAACGTCACTGAAAGAGCATCAAGATTTCTTGTTGAAACTGTTAACAAACAAAGATTCATTTATTAGAAAAAAGATTATTGATCAAAACTTAGCATATCTAAACAACAGACTTACATATTATCTTGATAAGTTAGGCTTACCTCATCTAGTTGTGTTCCAAAATGACTTAAACGTTGAAATTACTCAGCTTGGTCAAGATTTAGACTTTGATAACTTGTCACGTGGTGAAAGAAATAGACTCATCCTTGGGTTGAGTTTTGCTTTCCGTGATGTTTGGGAAAATTTATATCAAAATATCAACTTGTTGTTTATTGACGAATTGATTGATAGTGGTATGGATGCGTCTGGTGTTGAGAATTCGTTGAGTGTTCTTAAAAAGATGGGTCGCGAACGTAATAAAAATATTTTTCTTATTAGTCACAAAGACGAACTGATTGGTAGAGTTAACAATGTTCTTAAAGTTATTAAAGAAAACGGTTTTACTAGCTACGAAAACGATGTTGACATTGTAGAATAAAGAGCATATAGTTAAATGATAAACAACGATATACATGATCAACTTGTAAAAGAATATTTACAATATTTTAAGGCAAACGAGGCATTTATAGCAAGTCCTTCGGAGTTAAAACGTAGGACTGCTCGAAAACACTTGAGTAACATTAGGCAACTAGCAAAAATTAGGCGTAAAGAAATTATTGATCACCATGTTGATAAGTCAAGATGGAATAAGGCAGGACTAGATCCAAAAGTGGCACGTGAGGCTAAAACTAAAAATAACTAATGTATGAATTGGACATACAAAGGTAAAGAAGTTACAGAAATCTCTGAGGAGTTTGAAGGCTTTGTATATCTAATAACCAATTTAACAAATAACCGCAAGTACGTAGGCAAAAAGTTAGCAAGATTTAAAACTACCAAACCACCACTCAAAGGCAAAAAAAATAAACGTAGAGGCTACAAAGAAAGCGATTGGCGAGACTATTGGGGATCGTCGGATAAACTTAATGAAGATGTAGCAACACTAGGCACTGTTAAATTTACAAGAGAAATAATTTATTTTTGTAGAAGTAGAGCTGAACTAAGTTACCTTGAGGCAAGAGAACAATTCGAACGTAGAGTCCTAGAGACAGATGAGTACTACAATGGTATCATTAACGTTCGTGTAGGCGGTAGTAAAATATTAATTGAAAATTTAAAGGCACAACAGGCTATATAAGGGACACTGAAGAAACTCCAAGAGTCAGCCGAGGTAATGCTCGTAGCCGGTGGTGTGGAGAGTCCCCGTGCAGAAGCATACGTAGGCTTTAAAAGATTTGGGCTCTGAGAAAAAGCAACCCGCAGGCAAGTGATTTCGCTTAATAAGGATTAACTGCCTTCCGTTGATATGTCGAATCGAGAATAGGGGGATACCGGTCAACCGCCTCCACTTAATGTTAAGTCAAGATTACATTAATCAGTTTAATGTAACGTTGAGATAACATTAAAATTTCTTTTATTAAGATGATTGAAGCAACTCGAATGATGTTATTCAGTTATGTTCGCCCTTGCGCGGGCGAATTATGACTTCACAATCTGAATGATATTAAAAGCATATGCCGTTAGCATCTGCCTTAGTAGTATTGTAATCACAAATACTTAATACGAAGTAAATGTATTGAGCGATAGCGATAATACAGTTGAACGTAGTTCGACTTAAAAGAACATAAATAATAAAAACAAGTTTAAGGATAGTTCAGAATGAAAATACATGATCTTAATGAGAATATCGAAATTGATGAATTTCTAGGTTTACCTGCATTGACTAAAAAAGGTAGAATGATTCAACAAGGAAATAAAGCAGTCAAGGGTGTACTAAAAGATGAACTACGTCAGATGGAAGTTGAATTGGCCATCTGGATGAAACAAAGCGGAATAGCGCAACTAACTGCTGATGACTTACAATCATATCTTGATCAAAAAGGATTAGGCGAAATAGGTCAGCCGGTTATAGCTGCATTACCTGCTAAAGCAGATGCTAAAGCAGCTAAAATTAAATCAGCAATTGCAGCAAAACAAGCAGCAATGGCACGAGGTGGAATCAAAACTCCAACTGTTAACAACCCTGCACCTACTATGGCAACTGTAATGTCAAGTATGTATTCTGAGAACATTGAAGAAGCTCAAGGGACTAGTGCGTTATCTAAAAGAGAAGTACGTAATATATTGAGTACTGTTTTACAAACAGCATATAAAAAATCAGCTGGATTTAGTAAAAGTTCATTTGCAAATCAACTTGTTGCAAAAACAAAACCACCTGCTTTTAAATCTTCAAGACCTAAAGCTAAAGCATAATTTAAAAAAACGGTTGATTTGTTTTCTTAGCAGTGTCTAAGTTCTCTTTAATAAGAGTAGCAATAATTTCTCTTTCCTCGGGACTAGTATTATATGCCTCGTCAAGAGACATACCGCCTCGCATAAACCAGCACATCTTAGTTAAGTCGTATTTGAGTTGTTTACTGTTGTCTTCAAGGATCTTAACTTCAGCAAGAATCTGCTCAATTGGCCAAGTTAAGATCCTTAGGCGAAAAAATTTGATTGGTCAAACGTAATTGGAATATCCATTGTAGCTGGTGCACCGCGACTTTGTTCGTCTTCATCAAATGTAATTGTCATTGGTTTAATACTAAACTTTTCTCTTTGTTTGTCAATGTGAGAAATTATTCCTGCATAAACAGTTTTGTCAATGTTGCTGAGAAATTCATCTATGTGCTTTGGATTATCAACTACATCTTCATCTTGAAACTGAATTGCTTTTACACTGTTTATTACTTGTTTGATATTTAAATCAGTAAGTCTACTAAATGCTTCGTTAAACTTTTGTAATTTATCTAATTCAGACATAGTGTCGTCGTTGACAATTTTAAAAAGTCTTTGTTCTTCAAAGGACTTTAGTGCAACTTCGGTAAATTTCTTATAAGATATCGGTGCTACTTCAAATTTAAAATCATCTAAAATAATTAAATTGTCGTATGCAGCACTGGATAATCTATCTAACAAAATTCTTAAATCTAAAGAATAAGTTTTTTCTTCTTCTATTCCTGGAACATTAATACTCATATCCATATTTTCGCCATACGTAGCAATGCGTATTGCTATCAGTATAGCATCAATGTCAATACTCGGAACGTTCCAGGCATTTTTAATATTCGGAATACAACTTTGTATAACACTAACTGTACTCTGTCCGTTTAATAATGCATCTGGTGTTTTAATCATCAACTCGTCTTTTGCAGTCATTGCTAAAACAGGATACTCATTATTTTCAGATATTTCAATACTACCCTTGGGATAAAATTCACCGTTACTGGGTAATCTAATAAACAATTTAGGTTGTCTAAAGTGTTTTAGTAAAGGATTGTTCATCTATTATTTTCTCCGGATAAATATAGTATAAGTATATATCTGAAAAAAATTATATATGCATTTAATTTGGAAGAAGTAATTTGGCTGATCAAATAGAAATTAGTAATGTAGGCGGTGGCGGTGTAGCCAGCGAAGCTACACTATTATCGTTAGTAAACGCTGTTAGAAATTCTCGTGGCGCAGTTGCTGGCGTTGCAGGTGCTTCTAACGATCAAACAGCAATTCGATTACAACAAGCATATCAACGTTCTCAAAAAACACAAACATCTCAAACAAAAGAATACAACACAGTTTTAAAATCTACAATTGACGGAGCAATGCGTGCCGGTAAAGCATATGCAGCTGGCGCAGATCGAATAAGTGATTTTAGTAATGCAGTGTTTGGCGGTCAAAGTATAATTTCAAAATTTGTAGGATATATTGATAATAGTCTTGACAGTTTTAGATCATTAGCCAGCGTTGGCGCATCATTTAGCAATAATATGTTTGATTTTATGCTTGCAGGTGCCGATGCTTCTATGTCTTTAGATAGCTTTGTAGGATTTGTTAGAAGCAACAGTAGTGCATTAGCAAAACTTGGAGGTACAGTTTCTCAAGGTGCATCAAGTTTTGCCAATCTCAGTAGACAGTTTCGTTTAGGCATCGGAAGTACTTTCTTTGAAATGGGAATGACTATAGAAGATGTTAACAGCGGATTGTTAGGATACATGGCCTTAGAAAATAGAAGAGGCAATAGTCTAAGATTAAATGACAAACAACAAATGTCAGCAGCACAAGATTATATTTTCCAACTAGATAAATTAACAAAACTAACTGGACTACAAAGAGAAGCACTAATAGACACTCAGATGGCATTACAAACTGATGCAAAAGTTAGAGGACAAATTACAAGACTTGAGCAATCAGGAAACGGCGCTCGTGCTAGAGAATTAGAAGCAATATATACACTTCAAAAAACAACACTGCCCGGCTTCCATGATGCATTGCTAGATTTATCAGATGGCGTAGCACAAAGTCCGATAGGTCAAGCATTAAGAAATGCAATTCCGGGCATTGACGACTTTGCAGTATCAGTGGCAAATGGAAACGTAAGTCAAGACGAATATGTTCGTCAGATGCAAAAGTATGGACCTCAGCTTGTTAACTATGCTAATAATCTTGACGGTGCAACACTCGATGCGTATAGAGCTGCTGGCGGATTTTATGCAGAAATAGCAAACTTAGCAGATAATGCATATCAATTCAGTGAGATAATGCAATTAAACACAGAAGCTGCTAAAGAACAACAAAAAGATAGAGATAGTTTTACTTCAACTATTGGAAAGTTTCAACAAGCAATACAAGAATCTCGAGCTGCATTATTTCGTTTATTTGTTAGAAGCCCGTTTGCAGAAGCAATAAAAGAGTTAGGTGTACAAATTTTAAAACTAATAAAACCAGTAAAAAACGGAAGTAGTATATTTGAATCTTTTTTTGAAAAACTAATGGGAAAAAACGGAACCCTTACCAAAGGCGTTGAATCTTTAACTAAGTTTCTTGATCCAGAAAACCCAGACGGGATAGAATCAGCGTTAGATTCGTTTAACGAATCTTTAAAAGATATTACAGAATTTATTAAAAAGTTTTTAAGTGATGTTAAAACTGACGGCTTCTTTGCTGCTATTACTAATTCATTTAATAGATTATTTAACGGAGAAGATCCTACTAGCGATCCTAACCCTCCACCAACAGGAAGTCAACCTGGGTTCTTTGAAGGTATTTTTGATCAACTACAACAAACATTAACAGACACGTTTGACGACATATTAACAAGATTTGGCAATGTTTTAGATAAAGTTATGGAAAGAGTAGGAGCTCATATAGTAATTGCCCTTAGCGCATCGCGGTTGTCGTTTGTCTCTCAAGAAAGAATAGATGCTGCTAACGCAACGTTAGCAGAGCCTTTTGAGTTTGCTAACGGTTCAGGAGGCTTTAGAGAGTTCGGCGCAGGAACTCCAGCAATATTACACGGTAACGAAGCTGTTGTTCCTAGAAACTCGTCAGCAGGTCAAATGTTAGCAAGTTCTGGATTGAGCAGTACACCAGGCACAGCTAGTGGTACATACAACAATACTGCCAGCTCTGGTATATTAGATGGCTTAAATAGGTTAAATACTACAATGCGTAGTGTTGAGTCATTATTACAACAAGGTAATACTATACAAAAAAGAACACAACGCAATACTGCAGGATTAGGAAATGATATGTTTGTAGGAGTGCCGACATGAGTTGGAAAAAATACTTTACCCCAGTACCTACTAGTATGAATAATTCTGGAAGTTATAGCCCGTTTAGTTTTAAAGGTGGCACAGGTGTTGGTCCTGCTGCTGCAAATTATAGTTCACATCTTCCTGACGTATATCTAGGATCGCCAAATCGTGTTGAACGTTATGGCCAATACAACACTATGGATAACGACAGTGAAGTTAATGCTGCCCTTGATATTCTAGCAGAATTTTGCAGTCAAAAAAATAAAGAAAACAATACTCCGTTTCGTATACAATTTAATACCAATGCAACAAACAGTGAAATTCAAATACTTGGACAATACTTAAAACAATGGGTTAAAATACAAGAATTTGAAAAAAGAATATTTAAAATTATTAGAAACGTCTTTAAGTATGGCGATCAGTTTTTTATTAGAGATCCAGAAACTAAAAAATGGTTTCATGTTGATCCTGCAAACTTATCAAAAATTATTGTTAACGAGAGTGAAGGCAAACGTCCTGAGCAATATATAGTTAAAGATCTTAATATTGCATTTGAAACATTAAGTGCAACAAAAATTAACACAACACATGCATACGGCCCTGGCGGCGGCTTACCTGGTTATGAAACTATTGACCAAAAATATATGACAGGTCGTACGCCAGATGCTAGTACAGGTAGATTTGGCAACAATACAAACGAAACTGCTATTGATGCCGAACATGTTGTACATTTAAGTTTAAACGAAGGATTAGACAACAATTTTCCGTTTGGAAATAGTCTACTAGAAACTGTATTCAAAGTTTACAAGCAAAAAGAATTACTCGAAGATGCTATTATCATCTATCGAGTACAACGTGCGCCAGAACGCAGAGTGTTTTATGTTGATGTAGGTAACATGCCAAGTCACCTTGCTATGCAATTTGTTGAACGTGTTAAAACTGAAATACACCAAAGACGTATTCCAAGTAAAACCGGTGGCGGCACTAACGTAATTGATAGTACATATAATCCATTGAGTATTAACGAAGATTACTTCTTTCCGCAAACCGCAGAAGGGCGTGGATCAAAAGTTGAAACACTACCAGGCGGCACTAACTTAGGAGAGATTGATGACTTACGATACTTTACTAATAAGTTACTACGCGGCTTACGTATCCCAAGTTCGTACTTACCAACTGGAGCAGATGATTCATCTTCACAATATAATGACGGACGTGTGGGCACAGCATACATTCAAGAATTACGATTCAACAACTATTGCGAACGTTTGCAAAGTTTAATTACTGAAGTATTTAATAGTGAATTTAAATTATATCTAAGCAACAAAGGTGTAAACATCGACGTATCAATGTTTGATCTAAAATTACAACCTCCACAAAACTTTGCAAGCTATCGTCAAGCAGAACTTGATAGTAATAGAATTGCTACATTTACACAAATGCAACAAGTTCCGTTTATGTCAAACAGATTTGCATTGAGTCGTTTCTTAGGACTAAGCAAAGAAGAAATTGCAGAAAACGAAAGACTATGGCGTGAAGAAAATGATGAGAATTTTGCAGTTGATGGTCAAAATGCAGATGCTAGTATGAGAGATGCTGGTATTACAGGAGCAGATATAAGTGCAGATTTAGGAGCAGCCGAAGGTGATTTAGCACCTGAGGATATGGAAGCACCTGCCGAAGGAGACGTAACCGCTCCTGAAGAAACAGCGCCGGGAGTATAAATATTACTATGATAATAAGAGAATTATATTATTTTGACAAAGACACAATGGAACCAGTTGAGGACAACAGGTATGAAGCGTCTGATGACGATAGCATTGTAAGTATCACTGACACAAGAAAAACTAGACTAACATTAAAAGATATTAATAAAGCTAGACGTGCAGACGATATACATAGAAAAGAAAAAAGCAAAGACTTAATACAAGTTCGTTCAATGTACGGATTAGCTGCACAAGAACCAATGGCATAAAGAGGTAAGGTTGTCTAAAACATACATTGCTGGCGAAACAAAAGAACAAAGAAAAATACGAAAACGCCAAGAAAAAGGGTTACCGACTAATATTATTACTAAACCAGTTACTACTCCTGCAGTTGTAACTAAAACTCTTACTGTCTTTGATAATAACAATAAAGAAACAGTAAAAGATATTTCATTTGTTTTAGGGAACGGTGTTAGTAGAGCTTCTATACCGCCAGCACATTTAAAAACACATGGAAAAGTATACGGATGCAATGCATTATACAGATCTTTTAAACCTGATTACTTAATTGCAGTTGATACAAAAATGATAAGAGAGATAACCACAGCGGGATATCATCGAGATAATCAAGTATGGACTAACCCTAATAAATTTTCAAGAGAGATATCCGGATTGAATTTATTTCAACCTAACTTAGGATGGAGTAGTGGACCTAGTGCATTAAATTTAGCAAGTATGCATTCTTATAATACAATTTACATATTAGGATTTGATTATACGGGTATTGGAAGAAAACAGGAATTAGTTAATAATTTATATTCAGGTACGTTAAATTACAAAAAAGAAAATGAAAGATCTACGTATTTTGGAAATTGGAGTAGACAAACAAGCATTTGTATAAAGAAGTTTCCTAAGATAAAGTATATTCGTTTAGTAGAAAACATAAATAGTTTTATACCAGAACACTTAATCGGAATTGAGAATTTAACACACATAACACTTGAAAATTTTAAGAAAAGATTCAACCTTGAGTAATAAAATTACAAAATAGGCTCGTTTGAGCCTATTTCTACGCACTTTTATAAATAAAGTGTAAATATACTAGACAGCCTTACTAACACATATAGGAGATAGACATGACTGATCGTAACAAGTTTGAAGAAATGCTTGAGCGTCTTGTAAATGAAGACCGTGCAGGTGCAGAAGAATTATTCCACGAGATTGTAGTAGAAAAATCACGTGAGATTTATCAAAACATTATTGAGTCTGAAGACCAAGAAGAAGATGACGAAGAAGTAGAAGAGTCAGCAGACGAAGAGTCAGCAGACGAAGATCTTGATGAATCATCAGAAGAAGATGATTTAGATGAATCAGAAGAAGATGAACTAGACGAAATGTTTGGTTTAGATGAATTTGAAGTAGAAGCAGATCCAATGATGGGTGGCGATGAAACTGACGACATGATAGGCGATGTTGAAATGCCTGCTATGGACGGCGAAGATGGCGGCGAAGGCGATGTTGAAGATCGTGTAGCTGATCTAGAAGATGCATTAGACTCGTTAAAAGCAGAATTTGAAGCACTAATGGCCGACGAAGCTGGCGAAGAAGATCACAGCGACATGGACATGGACGACGAAGACAGCGAAGAAGCTGATGACGAAGAAGCTGATGACGAAGAAGCTGAAGAATCATTTGTTCCACAGTTTGAAAACAAAAGTAAACAATCTTCAACTGAGCAAATGCGTGAATATGTTGAAAAAGTAACAGCAAAAATGGGCGACAACGGTGCAAGCACAACGTCAACTGTAGCTAAACCAAACAACATGGGCGGAACATCTGCTAACATCGCAAAAGGCG